ATGTACAACCGGTACTCTGTGAACCCCCATCAGGGGCGTACTTATGTCTATGACAACAAGTACTTCAAGAATCTTGGTGCCGTAATCAAGAACGCCAAGCGCAAGAAGCAGATGACAGAAAATGAAATCGAGACGCGCTCATACGACCCTCTTGACAAGTATCTGATCGCCGAGGATCCTTTCATGGGACCAGGCAAGAACCAGAAACTCACTCTCTTCAAAGAACTGCGTACTATCAAACCCGATACCATGAAACTGATCGTCAACTGGTCCGGTAAAGAGTTCCTCAGGGAGACTTGGACTCGTTTCGCAGAGGACAGCTTCCCCATTGCCAACGACCAAGAAATTATGGATGTGTATCTGACAGTCAACATGCGCCCTACCAAACCCAACCGTTGTTACAAGTTTTTGGCTCAACACGCTCTGCGTTCAGATCCCGACTATGTGCCGCATGAGGTGATCCGTATCGTCGAGCCCAGCTGGGTTGGTAGCGACAACGAATACAGAATTAGTCTGGCCAAGAAGGGCGGCGGTTGCCCGCTATTGAACCTTCATCAAGAGTACACCAACTCTTTCGAAGAGTTCATCGAGAAGGTGATCTGGGACAACTTTTACAAGCCCCTCGTGTACGTCGGTACCGACTCTGCCGAAGAGGAGGAGATTCTTCTTGAAGTCAGTCTGGTGTTCAAAATCAAAGAATTCGCGCCCGACTGTCCTCTGTTCACCGGTCCTGCCTATTAAGCGTTAGACTCTTCCAACCAAGCGTCATCATGTTCAGAAGCCGACGAGTTGGCTATAGCGGTTCTCTTGCCAAGTATTTTAGACAAACTTAATTTATTACTTTTTTTCAATTGCAAAGTGTTATTTAATTCTTCAATTTTTTTTGGATCCGAAGCATGTTTCAATTGAAGTGTTAATGCTTGTACCTCATCATCATCTTCGCTGTCAGGAAACACATTATTAATTTTATTCATTAGGACTCTTGTTAGAGGGCTCTCCTTTTTCTCTTCCTTTTTTATTGTTCTCCTTTCCTCGTTGATTTCAAAATTATTGGTTTTCTTCAATTTAATACCTTTTTTTAGAGACTCCATTAGAGCTGATTCTACCGATGGTGGTTTTGGCGGTAACGGTTCGGCTTTTTTCAATTGAGGTCTATTACGTATAGCACTGAACATGTCATCAGTATTAGGTGTCGGCAGCTCGATTATAGGAGGCGGCATCGGATCAGATTGCATTATAGGTGGCGACGGGTCAGATTGCATTATAGGTGGTGGCGGAGGCAGCATAGGTGGTGGCGGAGGCATCATCGGCGGAGGAGGTATAGAAGTTGGAGGAGCTGAAGGAGGCCGCATTAATATGCTATCAATATCAAATGGTGTAGGAGTTGCAGGTGCTGGTTTAATGGCAGGCGGTGCTGCTATCGGTGTCGGTATAACCTCAAGCATCTTGTCTATTGTCGAAATTAATGATGTTGGCTCGGGTAATTTTTCAGTCGAAATTAATGATGTTGACTCGGGTAATTTTTCAACCTCAGACATATCAAACATGTCGTCAATCATCAATTTTTCTTTTAGAGAACTCGTCAGTTCCTTCAATCTATACTGCATACTTGAATTTGCAGGATCGATGATGGAGTCTGCGTAGTCCAATAATTTTTGTGCATCTTGTAATTTATAGCTTCCCTTGATGTATTCAGCGGCCAACATGATGCTGTTGTCAAATTCTCTATTTAAAATTATATTTACCGTGTCCAGTTGCATTGCCATTTCGTTATAATCAAACGAGTTGAAATATTTTTTTGCGTTGTTCAACGCCGTCACAGCTCCAGTATCTCTACTCTTGTCGGCTCGCGACACTAACACTTCTATTCTCTTCTTATAAGCGGGGCGGTCATGAGCAGGTTGTTCACTAATTTGTGTAGTGTCATGCATCAAATATGCTTTTTGATCGTAAATAAGTGTCGCTAGATCTATTAGATCTGTCGCAGTATCATAATTTAATTTAATCCTATCGCTTGTGCTGTTTAATATTAAATTTTTTAATCGTGTCGACGCCACCATACTTTTAATAAAAGCTCTTGGTTCGACATTGAAATTGTGACGCCGCAAGTTGTCAATCACGGTCTCTATCTGAGCGGTCATAATGTCGTTGGGCGCCGACGTCAGTCAAGAAGTGGCAATATTTTTCAACAATCTACAACCTGTACGAGACCGCGTGATAGAAGATGGCAAATTTGGCAACGTCGCTGTGGTACAGCACAAGACGACAAAGAAGAGATATTTTATTAAAAAAATACGATTCGATAAATACGACCCCGTCGAACCGTATGTGCACGACTTAATGAGAGATCACAAAAATTTTATTAATAAACGCTACCTAACGTGCACCGATAAATATCATGTAATTGTTCAAGATTACTTTGATCATAAAGATTTATGGGAGATGCGCCACACTATTAAAGATGTATACGTTGTTAAATCAATTATTATTCAACTTATTAATGGCCTAAATGCTTTACATCAACACTGCATCATACATAATGATATTAAACTGGAAAATTTGCTGTATTCGCCCGATACAAACACCCTCAAGATTGTGGATTATGGCATGTGTCGCAACATTGGTCGCAAGACATTTCAAGATGGAACCATCCACTATTTTAGCCCCGAAAAGCTAAGCAATCGCAACTACCAGCATAGTGATGATTGGTGGGCCGTCGGAGTCGTTACCTACGAATTGCTGAGTGGCAAGCATCCATTTTGTGATGACGACTATGTGTCAAATAAAGACATGTATAGTCTTTTAATGAATACACGCATAGAAAATATACCTAGAGTGTCTAAATTAGCTAATAAGTTCGTCTCAGCAATGCTACTATTCAGCTATCCTAACAGGCTAAAGGAGTACAGGGAAATAATTAGGCATGATTTTTTAAAATAAAAGCGCAAATAATTAAAAAGTTTTTTATTAACCACAACCTAACACACACGATATGTATACTTAAAACTAAATAACACACAGGATATGTATACTTAAAACTACCTATTGCTTGTAACAATCATCAAGACTTTTAAAATTAATATTATGAGAGCCGAGATGAGGTATTATCATCTTGATTTCTTTTTTCTTTTCATCCTCATCGGTCGGATTAAGCATATTATTGTAATGAAGTACGAGTTCGGCCACTAAATTTTTTGGGTCGCGTGTACCACCGCCTGGGGCCAAAGGAGTAGTTAATACTTCGAGATCATCGTCGCTATCGACAAGATCAACTGTTTCACAATGAAATGAAGGAGATTTAGCTCTGAAACGCGCTAAAACTGTTTTATTTATAGGAATTGAAACAGAAGCTTCTGTTTCACAATGAATTGAAGGAGCTTCAATTGGAGCCTCTGTTGTAGGAGCTTCTGCTTCAATTGTAGAGGACGCAATTAGTTCGTTAGAAAGAACTACAATAGCAGGTTTAGGTGCTACAATAGGTACTATTACAGGTGCTGGGGTTACAATAGGTTCAGTTACAATAGGTGTTGGAGTTACAATAGGTGCCGGAGGTGCTACCACAGGTGGAAGCTCTTCTTCATCATCAGAATCTAGAGATACATAACTATTAATGGGCCTATTTTTCATAGCATCGCGAACTACATGACGAGTCGCGTCAGGATACTTTTCCATAGACGCAATTATATTAATCATGTTTTTTGAAAACTTTGTTTTGCTAAATGCCTCACATAGACGCTCAAAATTAGGAAAGACGGACAAGTCGTCACTTTCGGTCTTTATAACAGCAGCCTCTGGAGCTAAAGGCTCGAGTTGAGCTGAAGGCTCAGATTGAGAAGGCTCGATTTGAGCTGAAGGCTCGAGTTGAGCCGAAGGCTCGATTTGAGAAGGCTCGAGTTGAGCAGGCTCCTCAGATTGAGAAGGCTCGAGTTGAGCCGAAGGCTCGATTTGATCTGAAGGCTCGAGTTGAGCAGGCTCCTCAGATTGAGCAGGCTCCTCAGATTGAGTAGCCTCTAGAGCTGAAGACTCAGATTGAGCAGGCTCAACTGACGGAACTAAAGAAGGCTCAGAATCGATAGGCGAAAATGAACAAGACTCAGGAGTCGGAGTTGAAGACTCTTGAGCAGTTTTAGTTGCTGCAGTTAATTTCAATTTTAATTTTTTAGGGACTCTATCGACAGGTATTTTACCATATTGAGTTTTATAAAAATATTGATCTGTTGACTCGTCGTCAAGCGCCAAACGTTTGCTGTCAATTATACGATCAAATAACAGACGTCGCTTACGGTTTTGAGGTGGTTCTTCATGATGCTGAGGTGGCTCGGTGATCTGCTCCGGTTCGGCGATCTGCTCTTGTTCGAGTTGATTTGGCTCCTCGTCGATCGGTTGATCCACAATAGGAGGCTCGGGCTCGTCCTGTTGTTTTTCGGGCTCGTCCTGTTGTTCTTCGGGCTCGTCTTGCGGCTGAGGTTCTGCCATGAGCTCGTCCTGTTGCTCAGGTTCTGCCATGAGCTCGTCCTGTTGCTCCGGCTCTGCCATGAGCTCGTCAAAAGATATGTTATGATCATCTATCTCGAGAACGGGCATGGTTTTCATGTCATTGACAAATTCTTGAGACAATTGTTGAGGGGTTAACATTTCTTCATAGTCTCTAGTTATGGTAGAGCATATTTCGCATTCATTGCAAGCTCTACATATCCTATGTATGCAACACGTCCAGTGCACGGAATGGTCTATGTGTTTGTCGCATTTAAAACATTTATAATCGTCCAGAGACATATCATATTCTGAAGCGATTTTTTCTAAACAGTTATCATCGATAGGATAGAGCTGCTTCAAAAGAGGCACCGCATACTTTTTGAGCTCTAAATTGAGCATAAAGAGAACTGATTTGCCCCACTGCTTATTGATTATATCAACCATAGATATATGAGGCACCTCATTGTTTTTTGTTAATGTTGACATGATGTTGAGCAAAAATACAATTTTAGTTTTAATGTCTAAAAATTGCTTGAATATTTTCATTTCAAGACGCGTATGCTCATCTACTGATTTTTTATGTTCGTTAATTATTGAAATAATTTCGAATATATCTGGGTCTGTAAATTCGACATCGTTATATTGTAGCCGCGGCATCTTTACACTAACTTTACCGCTAATATCCTCGATACATATCATCTTCTTGCTGTTTTGATTCACGACTCCCACGAACATGTAATCCATTTCGGCCCACGGGTAAAGGTACACATGCATCTAAAACAAATAAACCCGACATTAGTAACAAAATAAACCCAAACATTTAAAGACCCAGAGTAAATTAATAGTACTTACATCTGTATTCTGTAGCGGGTCCATGAGGCTGGCGACAGCTGACAAGTCCTTGTGGCCGTGGCTTGCCTCGTGGTTCTTCTTGTCCTGTTCATAGGCGGCTTTGTTGATGCGCGTCATGTTGAGTTGTTGTCCTGGCGAGAGCTGTAGAACGACTGTGCCGGTGCTGGTGTTGTTCTGTTATTTATACTGGCTCGGTAGTGGTGGGGATAGATAACAGATGCAAGCTAATTCGAACTTTTTTGCAGTGCAAATAAAGTCGTTTTTTCCTATATGCCTATATACGACCAGATAATTCATATCGTAGACTATTTACCCACTATAGTCTACAGTGTAGATATGAGCTCTATATACTACATTTTAAAGAACAAATTTGCTCAGCAAAAAAGTTCGATATCAGTTAACCTTGTTATTGTCGGTTGATATCTTATCTGACAGGATGTGGTTATCAGCGACCTCATTGGAAATTTCCAGTAATTAGCAAGATATCATTGATATCAAGGATAACAAGATAACTACTAGTATAAATAACGACTTTTTTCGCCATAAGCTATATTCCATCGGAACGCGTCTTGCAGCAAGCATTGGTGAGTACTCTTTTGTCTAAGATTTAATTTTTTTTTGCCTCTTGTAGTCTTAAATTGTATTCTTGTTTGTAGATAAAATGTCGTTCGACTCAGATGACGACTGCAGGATGATCACTCCTGAGCCTCCTGTCTGCATTACTATCGATGACGACAACGAAGACAGCAACCGCGTCTCTAGCACTACCAGCGACTCGGACTCGGGCACTTCTGATCTAGACGACTCGGGAGATGAATTAGAGTTGAACAATAACACTGGTCATGTTATGGTCATTTCTAATGGAGTCGTTACTAGATCAAATTTTTTACCAGCAATTTTAGAAGAACCCGAATCCAGAAAACGACCTGGTTCCGATGCCATCACCGACGACGATGATGATGAGGATACACCTGCTAAGATAGCTAAACGGTCTGACGACCTATACGACGAGTGTGTGTATAATGAGTGGATTCATAATTTTAATATACATTTGCTTGATATTTATTGCGACCTTTAATTTATTCCTATACCCTAATCAAATACCAGTAGGCAAGTTAGGTAGGTAGTTGTTCACATGGTGTTAGGTAGGTAGTTGTTCACATGGTGACATCATGTCTTATCAACATTCAACAGGCGTCCTGTTGTTGACCTTGAGCTAACGACCGCCGATTGTATACTAATCAGCATCCTCACACACATCCTGTCATTGTGGTTTGACGAGATAATATCTTAGTATAAAAGAAAAAAATAACTCGGTCACGGGTCATTTGATAGCTCGCTACTGCGAAGATGACATATTGTCACGCGTTTATTCAGTAATTAAATTGTGTAGTGTCAAGTCGTGAACGGTAAGTGTCTTTGCGTTATAATAAGTTATATTGTGTATAACAACGTACGTTAACATGTAACACATTTTCAGTCTGCAATGCGACAAGTATTAAACGAAGTCTTGGACATGGACCCTGCAACGGTAGACTTTGTAAGTATAGACTTTAATAAAATATTAGATTTGCATGATGACATGTTGTCAAACAGTGATTTCTTTAAAATTAAACAAAAGGGCTACATTTATATCAATAGTCAGTATTATCGCACGTTCGCTAAACATATCGACAAGGTGTTGGTTTATCAAGACACCATAGATGTAGTGTTTCCTAAAGACAAATGTATGCACTATATCATTAATCAAATAAGCGAAGTTTTGTCTATTATTCAACTGGCATCAGTAACAATATTTAAAAATGTCGCTTTTGTCTTTGTGCCCTATGTGAAGCAGATAAAAATTACTGCCCAACTATTTCAAAACGATGCATGCTGTCAGACTCTTGTGATAAAATTAATTAATGAATGCAATCAATTGATAGAGGACTGCTACAAACAGTACAATGATACTGTGTGCAGGCTACAAAATCGTATTGATTTAACCAATATTCTATTGGATAAAGCCAAGTATTGTAACTTGTGTAACGAGCACTCCAACTTGCCTAAATTCCTTAAAACCGGCAAAACTTGTTGCTCTTATAGCATTTGTAACATGTGCTATTCTACTTTATTAGAAAGGTCAATTAAAGACAAAAAACCGGCTTCGTGTCCCGCCTGTAGGAAAACGTACAAGATTGGCGACACTGACGATTGCGAAATCGAAAATGTGCCTCTCGGCGGGCTATTATTTACAGACAACTTGTATCGAACATGATTAATGCAAATTATATATTTTATTTAAGTCTATACTTTATAAGAAGAGCCAAGATGACGACTGCCGCTCTTGGTCTTGATCGAAATCAAATGAAATATTTGTTTATGGCATCGTACTTTAGGTTAACGAGTTTTGCTAGATTCCCTGAATCAATCAAGCCGTTTCTAACCAACTATGTAAATAATAATTTTGCCATGATACAAGATGAGACGTTATTTAAATTTTTAGACTATTTACAAGAGATCAATCTGAAGCATGTGTTGCTCGATAAAAATATTGACAATTTCAGACATGTCAAGCCTCAGTTTCGTTTTGAGTGCACCAATAAACATCTTGATGTGCTAATGCTGGATTCGTTATACGTAAAAGAGCGAGTGCCGGTGTATGCGACAAACTTTTTTGTGTCCTCGCCCAAAGACGTTTATTTAATCATGTATCGCGAACTAAAAAAAGTACATAATGAGCAAATCAAAGCTGGTATCGATATGAATTATGCCGTGGTCAATGCCGAGTCGGGTTTTGTATTTGACAAGAGTTATGTAGATTGGTGCGGTCTTAAAATGTGCGCTTCGCCCGTAACAAGCAATCAAATGTATCGTCTTTATTTGATAGGCGAAAAGATGGCGAATCATTTTGTCATGCAGAACGTCGACTTGTCGATGATTGACAACGACGTGTATTCTATAAAAAATTATCACAAGGGAACGCTGTTGGACGAGTCGAATCTTAAAATTATCAATAGTAAAAATTTTAACACGCTCAAGCCAAACGACGTGTTTGACGCTATTGGCGATGAACTAAATAACAACTCGACATACGTAAAATTTATTCAACGCGACTACATCTACGATGCCGACTACCCTGATGACTTGCTCGAATTGATGAGCGAATACATGTCGCCTCACTCAATTTACAAGATTGTTAATAAATTTATCAATGGTGACGAGTTGGGTAACGACAACAGCGAAATTGTAATAGATAGGTATGGTGTTAAAAATTATCGCAAGATGGCCGTTCATATTGATTACATGACAATATTTCCTCCGTTAAAATCTGACTCCGCAAGGCACATTTTTATTAGATCAGACTTGGTTCAATTCAGGGGTACACATAACGCCTTTTATTATCCTACAAGTAAAGCGGTGGGTATTTTGTCAATGGACTCGTTCTTTGGCGCCAAACATTTAGCTACGTTTGATTTGGACAAATATGTGTTCTATCAGGCGAATCCTGTATACGCCAACGAAAAAATCTATAGCATCAGCAAGGATATATTTTTGAAAGAGTCGCGTTTCACCAATTCAATACCTATACACCTAATAGTAAGAGGCAATTTTAAAACTTCGCTAAATCTAGACGATTTGAATAATTCGTGGGTTAAAAACACGCTTCTTAAGCTATTGCTGAAGAACGTAGACACCGACGAAGAGACGTTGCATCACGAAAATAAAAGCGATACTTTAATAGAACAGAATGGACGATTTAAGAACTGGAGGCAATGGTGGAATCGGTAGGCAGCTAGGTATGTTTAATCCCAATCTATTGATGACTATTCTTATTTCGTTGGTTATTATAATTCTGCTGGTTCTCTTGTTCCAATCCAGCAGTAACGGCAACGGTAGCAGCAGTCCTAATAACGATGCGGCAACTAGATTTGTAAATCCTACTAATAACATCATGAGAAACAATCCATTGCTAGGTAACACACAGCGCACAATGCTTTAATAAGGAAAATGCATTGCAACGATCAAATACGTACCGTAACAGAGATACGAGACGGACCAGACAAAATAGTTAAAAATGTCGATCTCGCCGAAATCAATCAAAAGAGTAAATTAGCAGGGGATAAATATGGTCAATTGAAAAAAAAGGTTAAAATTGCCAAGTATCTATCCATGATAACAACTCTAAACATACAAGACTATTTACCAGCAATTTTTAATAACGCTAATGGTTATGAGAACATTGTGACAATTATAAATGCTACATTGGGCTATGTACATAACACAGTTAATAGACCCGTCTCGTCATGCTTTAACACCAAAATAGAATATATAGTGACTCATACTCGCGAAACTAGTATTCCAGGCGAGCCAATATTCTTTTATCGAAACGCCGAAAGTGCAATATTATATTGTTTTATAGATCGACTAACGATATCAAAACTCATGACGCGCGAAATTGATGTCGTTACCGAAATAGGTGATGAAACTGTTTCGAGCAAAAATAAATTAGCCGAAATATTCTATAAAAAAGGCCCACCGACTAGGAAACGGCCGCGCGATTACGACGACATATTGCAAGACATCAATAGTTTGCCCGAGTTGGATGTCACTCAATATGTTATACTATTGTTTCTAGTGGAACACGCATACAAGCATTTTTATATACTTAAAAATTGTGAGTACTACCACTACATCAAGTCGCTGTGGGATCATTCCGTCTTTTCGGGAAAGATAAGTTCATGTGGTGCTGGCTCACGATTGAACAATTTACTTTTAAGCAACATCAATTTTAAAGTTGAAGCACCCGACACGACATCACGTAAGCATCGATTGATACCATGTGGTTCCTTGTAGTATTTTTTATATTACTCAAAATAATTATATTTAAAAAATTGCAAGCTATGCATGTTGACGCTCACCACAATAAAATTTGTCCTGATGGCTATCATGGATTGAATGCCGATCCCTTTGATTGCAATTCGTACTACTCGTGTCCGGGCAGCGCCAAATTTTTTTGCGAATCTGATCAACAGTTTGATTTAGACACCAAGACGTGTATCGATACACATTTTGATGTCGGCTGCGTCGGCAAACTGAATCGAAATTTATTATTGTAGGGCTAAAATTATTTCATTAGCTCCTATTGGCGTTGCGGGTGCTGTCATGGCCAGTATAGGCACATCTTGTCGTACCATTTTTTTTTCGGTCAACGCTTTGATGAAGCCCGCGTAAATGTTACCATTCAATATCATGAGCTCTTTTTCGATCACGACACCGTCCATGATGATGCCTGTCACTTTTTTAAATGACGTCGATTCTTTGTGTTTTTTAACGGAGAAAATGTGCCAAACTTCGAGGGCCGATTCAGTGTAAACTTTAACGGGCGTAGGCGGCACTGTAAACTTGTCGGACACCATTAGTGTCTCGGAAACGAACGGCAGCCTAATCATACTAATAACGTAACAATTTTTTTCAAAGACTACATCATGTAGTTCAGACGATTTAATTATTTTTGCACGCATAGCAACTTGCCTCGTCTTATCATAGCCGCTCACTAATCTTGTAGTGTAATCTTGCTGGTTATCAGGCATTAGCGCAAATTGATAGTGTATCGTATCGTAGGGTCCATGCGGCATGATAAAATTAATTAGGCTGTTATCTATCGGTGTCGGCGCTGTCATATAAAATGTTATAGCCATTGATATTTTCTTTCAGTTGGCTGCCGAATTTACAACAACAATGATGGATTCTTCTCCTCAACAACCCGAGCGACACGCTACTCCAGACCGGACCGAGTTTACTGACACGGAAAACTCTATGTTGGCTAACTTGCCTGAACCAATTGAGAACGCGAGGGATCAAGATATTGGACAAGGAATTGCATACAAACGTCTCGAGACTGCACTTGACCATACAGACTTCACAGGAATTTTAAACAATTTTGATCCTGAGGATTTGTTTGACTATGAAGACAACAATGTGCCGTCGAAGTATCAAGACCAAACGAGCTTCCTTAACGGAACCCAAAATTTGGTGAGGTTTTGCGAAACTAAAAACTTTTACGTGTATATCATTTCATCAAAACGTCCGACGGCTCACTACTTGGGGCATTGCCAATCTCCTGTGCAACTATACAGCCAAATGGCCGAGAGCAAGACGGATATGGGCGTGTATGATATAATATTGAATAGATCAAGATATCTTATATCTTATAACCATGTCAAGTCGGTGATGACTATACCGCCACAAGAAGAAATGAACAACCTACAGTGTGTCACATTACGCACTCCTAAAACTGAGCAATTTAAAATTGAGCTCATAGAAAAATTTGGAATTAAATTTGTTCATGTGCGCAACCATATCATTATGCTGATGGTTAATTTAACCAAGCACGACAACTTGGCGATGTATCAAAACATTATAAGCATGGTGAATGACAATTCGTTGTATTCGCTGCCATTTTGTAAGAATTATGTGACAGATTCCGGCACCAGCATAAGTAGCCGAGCCTTGATGCCCTGCAAGGAAGAGATGGGTAACAACGATATTGGTCACCCTTATGTGGAGAGCATACTGAAGGCTTCTATCAAGTTGGCGTTTCAAAAGAACGCACGAGGAGACATAACAGCCTTATCCAAGAAATTAAAGACTGAATACGAGACGAGACCCGCTAAAGGTACGGATAACAAGGATATCATTAAATTTAGCTACAAATATGGCAGTATTGCCAAGATGTACTTTGGTGCGCCATTATGCAATGGTTTGACTCGCATCAAAGTGGAACGTATAGGAGATGCTGGTATGATAGTTGATTATGTCAACCAGTCGGGTAAACGTTACACGGATCAAGACAGCTTTATAATGATTCATCTGTGTAACGGAGGACGAGTAATCATCACCAAAACAAAGAATGTGTTTGTGTGGATTGTCAGCCAACTTAATGCTGACGAACTGAATATTGAATACTTGTTGCCTAGTCTCAATTTTGGCAATCATCACATCTTTGTGCAGAACAGACTTGGCAAAGTGGAAATGTATCGTCGTCACAACATTTTGTTGTGGTTCGCCAGTTTATATTTCAACAATACCATAAGTTTGGAGGACATGAGCGCACAGATTAACTTGTATTGTAAAAAAATTAAAACAGACGACGCTAAAGTTAGCCAATTTGCAGCTGCGGCCTATGAAAACATTTGCGCGCAATACAGTCCTGAAGAAGCTAATGCTGAAGAAGCTAATGCTGAGGAAGATACTACTCCAGTGTGTAGTTTGCCAAATGTAAAACAAGATTTAATCCCTAAAAAAAAGGTAACATCCAGGTCGACATGTTCGTCGGCTTCATCAAGTGATGAGGATGAAGAACCACAACAACCCAAGAAGCGCAAAACGTATGAAGAGGAGCCGCTCAAGATTAAGAAGCCTAAAGTGCCGGTGACACAAAAACAACCAAAAAAGCAATATTTGACCAAGTCAAAGGTTTAGATTATAAGTTTTATATTGTATGAATAAGCAACTTGTGATTTACTGCAATAAATAAATATATTTTTGAAAATGAATATTTTTTCTGGTCTCAGGCGTACCAATAGGTTGTATCCAAACAATAATTCTTTTATTACAGACAATGCCACCCTAGTCATACCCAATACCCCATCAGGGTTTGGTAACGTGTTTACCAACCCGAACACTATAAATATAGGCAATAATAGACATGTCCCGGGGTATGGTAGCGCTAATAATTTTTTGCCGTCGAATGCGGTCAATAGTGCCATGAGAAACAATGATGTGTCTAGTTTGCGTAACATCTTCAATGTTGACGACACGCAAATATCGGGATTGACGCAAATACGTCGTTCTAATAATATACCTGATGCAGGCTTACACGCCAATTTTTTGCGTAGGAATGCAGTCAAATCAAACTATCCTAATTTGAGAACACGCACTACTCAGGGTGTCGATAATGCTCTTGTAGCGCAACCCAGGTTGAGCGCGTATTTAAAAAATATAGGTATCGCATCACTGGCAGGGGTAGGTGTGGTGTTGGTGTTGAGAGGTGTCAATTTGGTGCAAGACATCATCGATGCTCTAAATCGAACGGGCGGTAGTTTTTTTCATGAGGGATTGAATGGCGGCGACGAAGCCACACATTGCATTTTGCGCCACCGATCGTGCGGTATCAATCCAAACGATATACCTAGCGACATGTTGTGTGCATTCGATCCCATTTTTCCGAATAGCGAAGATTTACCGGAACTTTTGTCGATATGTCAAGGATTCAATATTGAACGTGAAGGTTCCGTGTGTCGCGCTAGCGATCCCAACGCAGATCCCGACACGTATCAGTATGTTGACATTTCGTCTCTCACTACAGACAGAACATTGTCCTGCATCGAGCCGTACGACTTGGCAGATCTCATCGGCGATCTCGGCCTCGATTGGCTGCTGGACGACGACGGCCTCATTAATCAATCGTCGAACAGTAGTCAAAGCGTAAGTAATTCTCTATTACCACTAATCATTATAGTAGGCGTAGTTTTGTTATTGGCCATTATAGGTTATGTGTTATTTAAACGAATGGCATCAACGCCATTGCCACAACAACAAAATGTGCGTCGATAATGCGTGCTGTGACCAGATAAGATCGAGATGAAAATTACTACATTATTGATCGTCTCTATTACTATATTTGCAAACTACTGCAACACAACTAAATGCGACAGCATGAGCATCGTCGACAACTGTAGTGATGCAATTAATTGCATACAAAATATAAGCTCCATGATGTCGTCCAATTTGACAATTGTCGATCAAGACGACGCCCCGTCTCCATACACATATACGAAGATGGGGTTTGTCGTCTTTTTTTTAGTCATAGTCATCTATGTTAGATTAGGCTCTATGAGGTGTTCGTGTTGCAGGCGTAAATTTAAATCGCTCGCTCAAGATCCACACGAACACATTCAGATCAATATACAAGACGAGCGTAAAATGATACAGACCACTCAAGACGAACACAATATCGGTTCGCATAGATTAGTTTCTATTGAGCCTATAACACGACTAGATTACAATTCTTTACATGCTTAACGAACCATCGCACCAATTTAAAATTAAATTGCTACGCCGGTTCGTCGAATGGAACTTAAATGACGTCACAACGGCTTTATCGTGTATGGAAACGATCCGTCGTACAAATTTAAAATTAAATTTGTGCGATAGATCGTTTGTATGACGTCACATCGACGATCCGTCGCAGCAATTTAAAATTAAATTTGTACGACGGATCGTTTCACCAGTGTACGGCGATAAAGAATGAAACGATCCGTCGCAGCAATTTAAAATTAAATTTGTGCGATAGATCGTTTGGTGTTATCATTCACACTCCATGATGGCGTGTATAGGCTTATCATTTGATTCGTCATGCGTGTGTAGCAATTTGTTGATGCTCAATTGACCCGTCAGATCGTACAATATTTTAGGTGCTTTATGTTTCCAGCACAATTCCATCATGAGACACACGAAATACAACTCGATAAACGATATGATGCCCATGTCGGTGTTTAAGAAATCAATGTACTCATTTGTGAGCGTTTCCTTGTCGTTTGTAGTTTGAGGGCCTAGAAACAGATACTTTTTATGGAACCAACATCTATCTGTATCATCGATATTGTAACACGATCGACAATGAAACATTTTTTCAATTTGCAAGACGTTTAAATAATTTCTCGTCTCGTCGCACAGATCGTGCATTTCGAAAATTTTAAATTCGTTTTCTTTACGTTTAACCAGCAACTGTTTATCGCGACCCATTTGTTGTATCACGTCGCCTAGTGTCGGCGTCACGTCATTGGAATTTAAGTCTTTTGATATTTCGAGCGTTAGTTGCGCTAAATCTTTTTTAAATTGATCCATCTTGCCTCTTATTCTGTTTTAAAAATATCGGTCGTCGTCAACTTGATGGTCGAATCATTATTGAATACAACTTGTATTATACCCATTAAATGACGCTGTTCAGCGTGCACAACATGTATTTGATTAATATTATTATCGAGTATGTACAACTTGTAATCTAAAATATTATCTATATAATTTGTTTGAGGGTCGACGATAAATCCAAATGTTTGCAACTCGGCAATCGATGCTACGTTATACGGAATGATACCCTTGCTAAAATTTAGTACATTTAGATACTGTTGAAAGCTAACATCCAGCTTGCCGGAATAACTAATATTGTGCAATAGATTACTGCTATCGTAGTCCATGATAATAATTTAGATAAGCGGCTCTTATATATAATAAGTTGCGGTTTTAACAGGCATTAGTTTCGTTTTGAACGCGCACAATGACTGATACCGTCAAGGATACTTTGAAGCGTAAAGCAGAAGAACCCAGCAATGCTATCGTTGCTGTGGCGAACTCGATTCGAGTGTTTGAAGACGACGAAGATGAACGTAACGAAACCGACATGATGAAGAGGGCTACGTGGCAGAACAAGATGTTGATGGCGCTTCGAGAGGGAAATGCGACATTTCTTAAATCGCTGGCGCATTCAGAGGATCTGAAGAATGGTCTATCTTTTACAAACAACTATCGTAACATGTTGCAACATTCTAAAGAGTTGTATCCCAATCCTCACGCGAAGCTGATCGTGAACCCGCCTAAAGCGAACAAGTACACCTATCAGATTGGATTCCTGCAGAGAGGAGGATTCGAAAGCTATTATTGCTGGGATTATGTTAAACTGAAACCTTTTAACGGGGTATTTGGTCCATTTTATTCTGCAACTTGGGCGACCATGCCCATTATGAATAAAATATTTGGTAACATCATGACGATAAACCAAAAGGCTAATGGCGACAAAGCCGAAAACGACGATAATGCAGATTTGATGCTGCAGCCTAACGTGATCATCAAACAGTTTGATATCACCAACGATATAGTTTTTTCTATAGATCCCGCTCAAAATGAGTCTATTGTGAGCACCGATAATTATAGTGAAAAGCTGAAAGTTGACAAGATGTCACCTCAGCTATTCAATAAATTATTTGGGTTTCCGGGCGCAAAGGACGCGAAACCAGGCGAGCCGCTACAATTTGAAGAATCCCGAGTCTTGATGGGCTTTGTGATTGAAGGCGTCAAGGAATCCAAGTCGGAAACCTATTTGGAGACGGTGAATGCTAAAAGGTGTAAAATTAAGCAGTACACCATAGCCATCAAACCCAAGATCATTTTCATGGAGATTGAGAGTGAAGAAATTGGCACGACGCCGCAATTGAAATAGGCCGTGCCGTGTTGGATTAATTTAGTTATTTGTACATTGTGCTAGCGTTAACATGTCTCTTTCGATTTTAATAAATAATGGACACAGATATCCCAAACAAATGATTCGAGATTTAATTATATTTAATTGTGGAAAGGATATGACACATAAAGTGTACTGGGCACGCAGCAAAAGAAAAATATTGTTCACCGACAACGATGCTGCCGCCTATCGCATTGAGCGCTTGAGCAATCGCATGTTCATGCCCGACGGCACCAGATTTAGATGTCGGATCATCAATAATACAAGACGACGTCGCCGCATTCCTCGACGAAAAGAAGAACCATTGAAGCGGGAGGCTACAACACCGAGTCTTCTAGCCGACGAGCCCTATCATCATCCTAATACAACACCGGCAAGATCGATGCCTCTCATCAATGATGAACTTGACGTCACTTTGGACGCTCTTGATGACTCTTATTGGTTAAATGATAAAATTAATTTGTTAAATCTTGAATAAAAACCATTTTATTATACACATATATTTTTATTTATAATTAAGGCACCCATTAGGTAGGATTACATTGTTAGGTAGGATTACATTAGGTAGGCTTCAAAGTTTGACATGACAAAGGATAAATTATTCACAACTTCTTTGAAACTATACACACTCTCCAGTTTGTGGCTGTCTATGTACATTGCGTGGTGACACTGAATCAATACATTGTTTAGTTGTTCCAAATTTAGCGCGGATAAACAAGGTAAAGGCTTAATGAGGCTTTGCACATGACAAGGGTTTACTAATGATTTAATGAGGTAGTGGGTAGAACAATATTTCTTGGGGTTGCTCGACCATGGCGATAAATTTGTATCATTTAGCATTTTGATGACACTTTTAATTATTTGACGTAAACTGGAACCGTCGCACACTTTGGCTTGTATCAAGTTCAAGCAAAACTTTTTGAATTCTTGTCCCGTGATGTCGCATTCACTCAATGCAATACCATACATGTTGATGATATTTTTTAGGTGCAAGTAGCGGCTTTTAATGTCGTTCTTTGTGATATGAGGCGTGTCGTCCAACAAAATTATTTTTACATGTTGTGCCCCGTATTCGTGGGCAAGCTCTCGTAAACACTGCATGACGATATCGCGAGCGACAAACACAAACAGTCTGTTCTGTGACATTTTTGTTAGTGATGATAGATAATTGAGGCGTTACTGCGCGCGCATAAAGGTCAGATATCGTAATACATAAAGAGGTGTTTACGTTTGGGATGCTCTTTAATCTTGACCTTTTTCTCTTGATACACTACATCACGTAAGTATTCATCGAGAATTTTATAATCTGTCAACTTGCATATAGAGCAGTATAATATGGGATAGCTACCAAACTTTTTTTTAGCAGTACACCACTTGCAATATGGTATCGACATGAAGAGCGTGTGATCGCGTTCCGAGTAGTGCAACAGTTTGGTTTTAGATTTGATCGGTTTTGCCAAATAATATTTGTACGTTAGACACATGTTGGGCTGAAACGTTTGCATCTCGACATACGATCGATATTTTATTATGTAGTAGTAGGTGACATTTTCAAATTTAAAATTGTAATATGTTGCCAGCATTTGGCTGGGCGATATGTTCATCATGTTACGGCCGCGATCAATGTATAAATCATCTAGTTCTTCACAAAACACCACGCTCGCTATCGTTTTGAGTGTTATGGACACTATTTCTTCATGAGACTGCTTTTGGTTCAAGATGGCGGTCATGCCTTCGTTTATGCTCTGATACTTGTTTTCTGCTCTCACGCGACGCGTTTTCACATTATCGTAGTCAAATTTAAACACATACTGTCTCAGCACACCGATGCGACACAACATGAGCACATCCGATAGTTTTATATGCGGATAGAGTTCGATGAGTGTGTAGACGCGAGAATCGTCCTTGGTACGAGCACATTTAAAACAAATCAAATGACAGACTTCGTGTTGTTTCGTTTCCACACACAAGTAAAGCCAGGGATCGTTCATCGTCTTGTATGGGTCGCCGCACATGTCGCACATTTCACAATTTTTTCCTTGAACGTAGGTACACGCATAGTTTGATACAAAATCCAATAAAATTCTGTTCTGCTTGCTCAAATATTCAAGACGGTAGTCGCGGTATGTAGCCATGATGATATTGATGCGAAATCCCTTTTGACTTATAGTATTTATAGTCTGGCATGAATGCCTTTCAACAGCTCTTCACGTGTACGCCTGATTTCGTATTCTAACCTCTGCAATTCCTTTGTGTCTTTTGTGTAATACTTGGACCGTTCCAAGTACGCAATAACCGCACGGCCTTTATGTTTAAGTCTTTCAAGTTCACATAGCTGATCTCTGAGATTGGGTACGGATTTATTCGAGGAAAACATGATTGGTTGACAGATTCAATCACAAGATGAGCATGTATTGAGAAACATCCGTTTTATACTCGTCGATAGGTTGAAAGGTCTCGTAATCAGGTAAAACATGTTTTTGTGACCTTTAACTTTGTCTGACATTGATATCTAAATCTCATTAATAATAAGCTCAAAAGGTAGTCGGGGACCCAATTAGTGTTTGCGACATGTCTAACTCGATTCATTACGACGTAGACGACATTTTGCAGGTACAATACTCATCATCACTATATCTCATAAATCTGATCGTATCATTACGACGGCACCAATGTCGTTATGAGCGAGATTTATTTATTCAATCAAATCGAAAGTTTACAATAGGCAAATAGTGTCAATAATTACTCGACACTCAGACGACGGTAAATATCTCGTTCTTCACTACTATCAAATAAAAAGTAATAAACTTTTACCTCTGAATTACGCAGATAAAAGTTTTGCTTAGAGGACTTAAATGCGTTCCTCACCAATACAGCCAAGCCTCGAGGTACATCACGTGTGATAATTTTATACGATAACCTACGTAATGTAATTAAAGGTTTCCTCTAGTCGAACATAGGTAAGTTTTTAATATTTTTTATATTAAAATTTACAAATATCGACATAATGAGTACGAATATCTTTCTCGTGATCCGTCAGGACATCGCTAACGTGAGTGCTAAAATTGACGCTCTCCGTGCCGATCTGCCTGATGTTGGTGAATTAAACACCAAACTTGACGCTCAAAGCGCTCAACTCACAACTATTGAGGGACAGGTTACAGAGATCATCGACACCCTGAACCCGGTGATTCCGCCTGTAGATCCTCCGACGGTGCCTGCAGCAGGCGCAACTCCAGCGGTTTAAATACCCGTATACAGATTACGCCACCATTGAGTCGCATCTTGACCTACGTGTGCTTGCATTTGAATAAAATATGACATTGAATTTTTAACCAACATATAAAGCGCTAGCAATAACAATATGACAAATAAACTTGTCAAATTGTCGTTTTGCATACACAGAATAATGAAACCACCCAAAAACAATAGAAATGACATGACGTAGTTCGAAGTGACATTTGCGCTACTTTGTTCTAGCATTGCGTTATGTCGCGCCGTATGTTGCAAAAAATCGAGTCTCGTGTATAACGAACTCGACGCTAATGCAGCACCAACCAAAGACAGCTCATCAAAATCCACAATTTTTTCGCCGTCGTCTAATTGTAACATTTGACCGTTTGAATTGATTTCTAGCGACGCCACATAGTCCAATATGTCACCCAACGTATCGGCCATTATTTCTTCGTCCGACTCGACCATGTCTGAAAAAAATTCAGGTAAAAATTCTACCATGTCGCGTGACGACTCGCCCATCGATTCAAAGTATGATGTCAAGAAGGCGTCCGACATGTCTATGGGAAACTCGCGAGGAAACATATTGTTGTAGCCGAACGGGTCCCATAATGCCAACACCAGATCGCTCAACGTCAATAATATTAACACGATACCAATTACGCTAGATGCCAAGATGAGCATGCGTGTCAACGCTTTCGCCATTACGGATATAGTTTTGAGCGCCAGCCTATTAAAAGTGTGCACCAATGCCGCTTTGTACGTTTCGCCCAACATGCGAGCGGTGACGCGACGTGATGTGTTCAAGAGAAGACGTCTCAGCGCCGGTATTAAACTAGAATTGATTTGTTTCAGCAGTGTTTTGAATTGTGTCAGTAACATATCGAATCCTATATCAGTCAAGATGCCGAATACGAGCGAATGATCCTCTAAAAATTGAGATATAATTTGATCGAGTGTCTCATCGTCTACCGTAACGTTACGTGTTGCCGATTCAGAAGTACGAAATTTATACGTTACGCTTTTGAGTAGACGTGATGTGGTGTAGCCGACGTCGGCGCGATATATTATTTTTGTATCGCCATCAATACCCAACTCGCGTAACGTTTCGTATTCATAGAATAGTTGTTCGAATGTGACATCAGGGGTGCTGTCGCGCACATTACGCCATTCATCTAAAATTTTATCTGATTCGATTTCGGGTTTAGGCGGTAGGAGAGGAGACGGACGCCTATAATCGAATTCGCGCAATTGACTGAATACATTGTTGGCCAACAATTTAAACGTTACGTAAATTGTATCGCCCAACACGAACCCTATCAAACTCTCCCACCATTGCATAGAACAGCCGCCATTCATTAGCGTACGTCCGAAACGATGGCAATAGGCTTCGTTAAATTCGCCTATAAATCTTTCAGGAAACAAGCCGTTGTTATCTGGTCGCACATTGAAGGCCGGCACGTCGTCGACGCCCTGTATTAAATGTTCGTCGGTTCGCAAGTAGGGGCTGTTCATGTACATTTTCGATAGGCTATCCACCAAGATGCATTTATTGGCCGCGTAACGCAACTCAACGCTTTGCACTTCGTTTTCGTTGTCCTTTTGCATCGCCAGTGCTCTATCCAAATTATAGCATGCCGGTTGAGCGTACGCCTGAGCGGTTTCCGATGTTTGCGTATAGCCGAATGGCGTAATGTTCTCTATGGGACCCGTCTCGTGAAACGGATAACAACTCATACTCGCGCATCCGCGTTCGTTAAAAGTGAGTTTTGTCACTATGGCTCGCGGCGCGATGATAGGCGAGACGTAATAATCGTCGTCGTTGGCGACACGCAACTCGTAATCTATCAAAATGTTTGGGAATCGAGCGCGCCATTTAGGTATAAATTTAAGACGGTGCTGGTTAGCAGCATACTTAGATGCGTTGAGCAGGTCGACAGACGTGAGTGTAGCCATTTTATTGTACTTGATAGAGTTGTTTAACCGACTAATACATTAGACTTATTGTTTGTTTCAGAATATGAATGACCATATAGTTGTCAAAATCATGCAATGTAGCGATATGCGTCTGAAATCGTTTAAACACTGGACGGGTCCCATGTTGGTGTCCGAACTCGTCGAGTGCGGCTTTTATCATTACGATATGCGAGACGTGCGTTGCGCTTTTTGCAAAATATGTTTTAGTGTATGCGATAATATGGTATCAGAAGACATACTCAATTATCATGAATCCTACTCGTCGCACTGTCCATTGTACACGGGCGAAGCTTCTAATACCAGCAAAGAAGAGGCGTCACGTCTGGAGCACCTATTAAATTTAGAGATTGAATTATTTAGCGAATTAAAATTTCCTCGACATCGCGAGTACGCAACACAGGCGATACGTCTTGCGACATTTAAAGAATGGCCAATATCTATACCGGTTCAGCCCGACGACTTGGCAACAGCTGGATTCTTCTATCTTAACCACTCGGATCAAACGCATTGTTTCTTTTGCGGCCTGTCCATATCTCACTGGGAAACTTATGACGTGCCGTGGGAGGAGCATGCCTATCACGCGAGCAAATGCGAGTTTGTTCGTTTAATAAAAGGCGATGATTTCATACAAAGAGTCATGAGTAAAAAATGTGTGATTCGCCCCACAGCAACTGCCGCTGAATCATTAACGCCCACCGAATCACCGAAATACGAATGCGCAATATGTCTGAGCGCACAGCAAGAGGTCGTCTTCGTGCCGTGCGGCCACGCCTTTTGTGGCGATTGCTGTATTGCTTTGCAAAATTGTGCCGTATGTCGCATGCCTGTCGTGTATCGGCAGCGTCTCTTTTTAACTAAGTAGCTTCATTATGTCTTATACTGTCTGAGAGCAAACACATCATGTTGCTTCAATATTATTTTAATAATAAACTAGTGACCGTCTTGTATGACGACCTAACAGAAGATTTTTATTTTTATCATAGTCAACTAGAGAGTATCATGTCGTCGTGTGCCAGCGATGTAGCCTTTTTTCTGTGTAAATCGCAATTATTTGCTAAAACTATTGGTGTTGTGTACGATGGTGCAATCATGTATAACATGACTGGTGTGGTGTTATATGCGGATCTATTTGAAGACGATCAACAGTTTGGTGACTATCTACGACAGGTGTTATTGCCTCAATTAAAGGACTTTAGAACTTATCGTAGGTTGGTACTAGGAACTTTGTAAATAAAATATACTGTTATTTATTATGCTTGTTTTATTTAAACCAAAAAAATATGTATGCTAAGAGCGCGCCTTGACCTTTTGTATGTATTCGCGTCCTTTCATGCGCCGCACGTACGCGCAGCGGCCGAACCAGCGCGCATGCTCCTCCCACGGTTCGTCGTCCTCCTCCCAGTCCTCGAGGCCGCCGTCGCAGTAGAAGCACTTGGTCTTGTCGCCCTGGCCCGTGTAGAAGAAGCCGGCTTCTGCCAATTTGTCGGGTTTCTTGGAGCGAGGCCATTCGGCGAAGCTCTTGAGGCGCGAGGCCTCGGAGGCATAGTGAGCATGCACCGGCACGTAGTAGCAATACGACATATGTACCACGGTAGGATCGTTGCCTTCTTTCCAACGTATTCCGCAGTAGATGCATCGCACTTCGTCTCCGGTGTAGTAGAAGCCGTTCTTAGCGAGCTGACCAGGGAAGGGCGAATTATCAAACGTCTTGATCCGCTCCTCCCTGAGCATGTAGCCGGGCAACCAGCCGCGGTGGTCGGTCATCCTCCTCGTAGACGTAATACCAAATGTATAGTAGACTCTTTTTGAATATTGTAATCACTAATTGTCATAGAGTCTTCTAGTTGCTTGCCAGAAAATATCAGTCTCTGCTGTTCTGGTGGCACACCCTCTTTGTCTGTAATTTTACTTTTGACACTTTCAATAGTATCAGAGGGTTCGACATCTAGAGTGATACTTTTGCCCGTTAGTGTTTTAACAAAAATTTGCATTGTGAAGGCTTCTACAATTCTCACTTATATATAAATCAGCCTACCCCCCCCTCTCTCTACCTACCAAGGAAATTAACAAGAAAACCAAGGAATAATTAAATATAATATTTATTCAGACATAACACTATTATCACTGTCGTGATCGCTAATCATAGCTTTGGAGATTATACGCTTCTTGGCAGGTTGTTGTTTCCTTTCGTCGATAGTTTTCCTCCTCTTGATAACTTTGGGCTTGTTAGATTCGATGGCAGCCACAGCAGCGGCGACCGATGATTTAGTCTTCTTGGGTGGCGGCTCGATAGATGGTTCAGACTTTTTGTGTACCTGTTCGTCTGATACAAACGTTTTAAATTCTCGCACCGCAGACTCGATCAAATCCTTGGTGAGCGTCTCGTTATAAATCTCGCTGTCGGGAGCTCTATCATTGTTGTAGGTATCAATGATAATTCTCACACACTTTTCGTAAATTTGACTGCGTTTGCTGTTGATGCTCATAGTTTCTTCATTGATGTTGTAGAGACCGGGACCGTCGATATATGTTAAATTTGGATCCGCCTTGATGTTGGTAATAATGGCGTCCGTTTGTTCAAATACTTTTAAAAGAGTCAAATTACGCTTCTTCACCTCGTTCCATAATGTGTTAGAATTGATCCAATGGGGCTGCTTGATCTTAGAAACCACCTGATTAAAATGTATCCAATTGTTGACAATGAGCAGTGGCACACGTGTTGTCTTCTTCATGTCGACGGGCATCAACGTCACGTCAATCTTGTAAAAACTCTTCTTTTTTCTGCATAGCGCAATCAACGAATTGAGCGTTGGCATGTCCGTCTTGTTGTAAATGCAGTTTTCGAGATCCGTCGTCATGTCCGTCGCCGCCACGATATTTTTTAATTGAGCCATTATATTCTTGAATTAAACAATTATTTAATTTAAATATATTTAGTATCCTTGACTTGTGTCGCAAGAGATGTTTTCGCTGATGGCGTTTAAAATTTATGACTGCTCCGGTCAAGTGCGCCTCTATATATTGCCGCATCTGGTCGAAGCGAGGATCCGAAATATGACTGGTTATGCCGGACGTCTGGTGTTCATACTTTTGTTTGTTTATCACTTCGCGCATGAACGCGTACATGTCGCTTCTTGTGACGCAGTCATAACGCTCTTTGTTGTCTTCCATTCTTTGAGCGTCAATGATATTTTAAAAAATTTATCGCTATTGAAAGCGAATTGCGTCTGTACGTGTTTTACGAAATCAAAAAATGCCAAATAATTGCTGTCCTCGTACGTACACAGTTGCCGTTCGCGCATATAGTTGTAATAGTTTTCGAGCGGTAGTATATATAAATTTCGAGACATTTCTTTCGTTTGACGTTTTGCAACACAGCGAACGTTATAACTAAAATTGGTGTTTCTCATCAATTTGACACAAAACGAGTTGGGCTCGTATTCGATGCAACGCAACTTGACGCCGGCGTTCATGATTGCGATATAGATGTGATACTTGTACACGACATTATTATCCTTCCATTCCAACAAAAAAGGCACTCGATACACGTAAGCGCTATCGAACACCCGTGCTGTCTCTTCAATGAATTCTCGAACTGCCGTCTCGTAATCGAAAATGTCGCACGAGTCCCATTTGCCACGAGGAATACTAATCTTCTCTAAAAAATCAATTTGATTGCGTTGATGCTGTTTAGAGGTGGCATAAGAGCGTCGCGCATTCAACAGCATCACCTCGTTCATTGGCGTAATAACAAAAAGTCCGGAGCACCTCATAATGTAACGATTCTGTGGCCGTAATGAGTGCCCGTTTTCATGCGTTTTCCTTTAATGAAATCAATGTTGATCTCGGCGTCGTTCAGCACTTTGCGATCTTGCAATGCGGCACGTTTTAGCGAGTTGAGACGTCTAGTCGACAGCTCCAAGGGATTGTATATTTCAGATTTTTCCAGTGTAAACGAATTTAAGTGTCCTTCGTTGCACCACTCCATGGAAATGATCAGGTTTAATAAAAATATTATTTCATAGTCGTCCAACTCAAAGACAAACTTATTCTTCAAACAGTAATAGTAAAACTTTAAACTGTTGTACAAATAAAAGAGGTAGTGATTGATCTTGTAGTAGTAATCAATGTCCGTGACGAACAGCACATTGACGTAACGTTTCACAATTAGATCGCTCAACTTGATCAAGTATTGAGACGAATTCTTGTCTTCGTCAATTTTGATTGCGCACAAATTATTAATATTTGCATTCTCCAACACGACAAACTCGGCGGCGATACACTCTATCGTCTTGTCACGATTCGCAGCGTCCAACTCCAACACGATGTATTTGTTGCTATTCTTGTGACGCTTTATCACGTCGCTGATCGAGGCGAACGACGAAATATATTTTTCCAAGTACACATCATTCCATCCGCGAGAGAACAAGACGTTGTTGCTCTCGTCTTGATGATGCTTAAAATCGAGTCCGCTCTGAATGAGTTTGGTCGTGATTCGAATACTCAACTGTTGACCGAGCGTATAGTTGTCCTCGTAGCCACGTTCCCACTTGATGTTGCATGCGAGCGTCACGAGCGACGCGACATTTGTCTTGAGCAACACCCGTTTCAATCGCGCAAAATCTCCTTTGTACCACAGCGAGAGTGCAATCAAATTGTATAGCTGTCTATCATGACGCGTCAATTGATGACGTCTCGTCAAAGCTATATAATTTTCGATGTCTTGCGGAGACGCACTACTCAATTGATCCATGTCGAACAGTGCAAACTTTTGTTCGAACTGAATAAAAGATTCGTGATCAATGTACTGCATCTCGTCAAAAGAGTACGCATCACGGCAATCAATGCCAATTTTTTGATACAATAAATATTTATTTATATCACTAGAAATGTATTTGCAACATTGTGGCAATTTTTGAGTTATCACAGTGTGATACGCTGCAAAGGACATGTTGTAATCTTAGAGGACACTAAATAAATGAAAGATGAAACTTTTAGTGAATACATTTATTAAAACAAACCTATTACAATTTAAGATTTAAAATTTGCTCGCAGAGCAACACTCTTAAGACTATCCGCGGTGCCGTGATGTAGTATCCTAATGGCGTACTTGTCCACTCGTTCGTCGGTGACGGGCTTCTTGTCTTCCTCGTACGATGTGTCGATGCAAAAGTACACATCTTTGTTGGTGAAGAATGCCTTCTTGCTGATCGTCATGTCGAAATTTTTGACACATTCAAATAAAAACGCGTCGACAGGCTTCAAGACGTCCTTGTTTTCGATGAAAATTACTTGTAGTTTAGTCAACTTGTGGTTGTACACAACATATGTTTTTTCGACATAACTATGCTTGTCTGTTAGTATTTCGTAATCGTCGGACAGCAAATGCCTTAAATGGTGATCGGCACTAAACAAGTCCACGTCTCTATACTCTTTGGTGTATCCCGTGATGTAGGCGGCGAATCCTCCGGTAATGACGCCAGTGACACCAATATTTGACAACATATCAATTTGTTTAAAAACTTCTGGTTCGACGAGTCGGGCACGTTTCAGGTATTCAGGATTGTTGCCAAAGTACGTAAAGTGAAGGTTTTGAGTAGACGCGGCCATGGTGTTATTAATAATAATAAACTATTAAAATTCGGTCCGCTATTTAAAAGAATTCTGAATCACTGCCCACTTCATCTTGGTAATTAATAATAACTCCTTCAAGAATCCATATGGATTCTTTGATGTCGAACACGTCTGCCAGGGTTCTTCCTTGTCCGACGGGCCAGTCTCCGTAGTCACTAATCATCCGCTCAATGGCCAATTTTTTCCTAGGAACAGATGGTTCCAGGCTAGTTCTGTACTCGCAGCCGACGCGTTCAACGTGATGCTGTATTGGTCTGATGGCATTCAGCATGAGGGGTCCCAATGTTTGCTTCTGCTCGTCCGTGAAGTGTGCTTTCGTAGTAGCAATAAAGTTGAGAAATGCCTCAATTTTACAGTGACTGGTAATAGATTTTTGCGGCGAGGAAAAGTCCAGTGTTTCCAGAGAACGAAGAAGTTTTGCTAGTTGTGCCGCCATCGTTATACTGATAACGAATAAATTATGCTTGCCTTTTTATAAATAACAGCCGCGATAAGCGTGATAACGACAGCATTAACAATGTATGAAACGATCCGTCGCAGCAATTTAAAATTAAATTTGTGCGATAGATCGTTTTTGAGATAAACGATCCGTCGCAGCAATTTAAAATTAAATTTGTACGATAGATCGTTTCCATACAAAAGAATGAAACGATCCGTCGCAGCAATTAATTTGTACGATAGATCGTTAGCGGTGCAAACAAAACCCGAATGCTGCGGAGCAAGCACCGCTACAGCATTCATTATTGTATTTGCAGTCGCCACCTGTCACTGTACATGTTAGCGCTTGTTGTAATCCAAACACTACGACACATACGGCCACAATAAATATCGTTTTTAGTTGCATAATTTATTATCTTATTATAACTACGTGACGCTAGACGTGTCGATGGAAAAAACAGGCAGGATTATTAATATTGCAGCGTTCAAAGAGCGCAAAGATCAATTTAAACATGAAATAGCACAGATGATCACGCATATTGATGCCATGAAAGCGGCCGGCGAGCTCGACATATCTGATCGTTGGTATCTGTCCGATTATTGCGGTGCCTACATATGCGGTCGTGTTGATAGCTGTCATACGGTTACAATGCGCGTCTTGAGCAAATCATTCAAGCAAAGTGATGTGCTGATTAAAGAGTTTGGATATCAAAAAATGCTTTGGCCGAGCAACACGGGATTACATTTATATGAAAACTACAAAATGCCAATGCTCAAGATGTACATAGTGCAATCGGACAATATTCAAGACTTGTACGATTCGAATAGATGCATCCAGCTGTCGTATTACATCGACGAAGCGGACAACATCACGACACGAGACTGTAATTGTATCAAAAAAAATCTCAACGAACAATACAGTCGCCTAGAGTTACTCGGTAACCACAACATCTATTTATTGATGCAAGAGGAGCTACTATCCTATCGTTATGATGATGATATAATTGAAATATTTTGTGATATATGTAATTAAAAACCAAAATTAAAACACAAGTATTTTATTTCTTCCTATACACATTTACAGATACACATTGCTTAGTTGGTAATCTAGTAATAGTTTTTTGAGTTACATTACGAAGACCGTTCATGATGGCCGATTCGATGGCCGTCTTGTAGTCATCCAAAAATTTGATGTATTCCTCTTCGGTGGTAAATGGTGTCTCCGAAGCGTGTGTCACGTACACCGTGTTCACGAGTCGTAGTTCGTCAAAATGTTCCGTGATGTCCACTATGACATCGAGACGTATAAAATATGAGTAGCGTTCGTCATATTTAACGAGCCGGTCTGTATAGAATTTGTAGGGAGGTTGACACGGAGACGGACCGGCCGTTACGTCATCAAAAACAAGTCTTCTTCTACACGACTTCATCGTCCAGCGTTTAGGTTATCATTGACGGCGCTATCAGACGCCTAGTTTATATAGTCTTGTTTCCAGCGTTTGGTTGTAAACTTTACGCGATTATGCCGATGATATTCGCCTCTAATGCAAGCGTATACTTCCCCTATTTCTTTGCATTCGTCCGGAAATGTTATCGTATGCAAGTCGTCGTATGTATATCGTTTTTCTCTATACACTTTGCCCGTAATGACATCACGTATATATACATTTAAAATATTGTAACCGTATCCTTCTTCACAGTGATATTTTACTTTACACTGCTTATCTTTTCTACAGTCAAATAACGCAATATTTGCATCACGACATTTGTATGAGTCTACTCTGTCTCCATCAATTTCAATATAAGCGTCCATGCCCATTGTAGTGATATGATTCCAACTAGCAATATTTACAATGTGTGCTTCGTATGCAATGAAATTGTTTATATACACAAAAAGTATACAAGCCCGTATGTTGAACAATTTTTTAACAAATACCGGGCCATACGTAAACACGACATGATACTGTGTATCAGCTGCTATCGTGACATATATGTCTATAAACGAATAAGACTTAAGCTATAATGGTGTTGTTGCAGTGTATCAAACTTTTTACAACTTGATATTCGCCACTGTTGTCTGGTAAATTGTTACCGCCTCTGATGCATTGCAGGCTCTCGGTCCACCGGTTGCCGGCGAACGATTGATTGACGCTCCATCGATCAAGACGGGTGCCTTCAATCTTTTCATGGCCCGTGTTGTTGGTTTTGATGAATTCTTTGAAAATGTTGTCGGGCGTATTGCTAAAAAACATGTACGGTATATTGTACATCACGTAACGTTTGGCGCTCGTGTCGTTAAAATCGCCACCTTTGACAACATATTTTTTCTCAATTTTCTCAAAATTTGTTTGTCGCGACAAATATGAAATGGGCGAAAGACAAATTTGTGCACTAGTGCCGTCTTCGGCCATCCATTGCGTGAGGTCCTCGCTGCCGTTCAAGACGCCCTTTTGTCCGTGTATACCGCAAATTTTGATGCCTTCCATGTCGCTCGTGGACGTGACGAGTATCGATTTTAGATAGACAGTGTCATTGTGTATCGTCATGTTACTATCGATTCGTTCGACGATTTGATTCTTGACTTTTCTAAAATACACGTAAATTTTACTGACATGATACGTCTTGTTTTTACACGGTTCTATCTTGTAACGTTTGCCGTCGTACACCCAACCGATTTTGACGGACGAAACGACGCTGCCCACCATCATGAGTCGATTGCCCGCGTCCACGTCGATGCAATTGTTGCGAGTCGCTTGTTCAAATTTAATTTTAATTGTTTCATTCTTGGCGCTCAATATTTTACCCTTTAGTTTGTTCACTTTGTTGTTGAACAGTCTCATGGGCAACTTGATGTCGGGTATGTAGGGATCCTCGGCCGTCTTGAGTCTAAAGTCACGTATCAACGTCCACAGTTTAAACATTTTGTTGTTGACTCGAATCTTGGGGTCGACCACAATCACATTACCGATAGGCAAGTTGTCTATCATCGTGTCGTGTTGGTGTTCGTCGTATGATATGACGGGCATGGCATTTTTTAAGTTTGTCAACGACACAATTAATTTTGGTGTCGGTGTCGTAGCGAATATATGTAAATATGACTTGTAATAATATTGTACCATCTTGGACATGAGACACGACACATCATCGTTTTCGATAATTTCAACATTTTTGATCTGTCTCAACACGCTATTGTCATGATGATACTCGAACGGCGTCAATAGCGTAATAATTTTTACATCTTGATCCACTTGTACTGTTTTCTTCAAACAAATCATTCCTTCGTGATGGTTGACGTACAGCGTCGTATCGGTTAGTTTTAATTCTATCGGGCACTGATCGTGTTTCAACTCGTAAAAAATTCGCGTCAAATCTTTATAACGACACGAGTACACAGTGGGCCTGTTGTTGAATGACAATTGCAAGATGTGCTCGTCGGTGCGTTCAAAATTTTTCATAATCAAACCCTTTGTCTCGAGATGAACAAATTTATTCGCGACCAATTGATAGTTCATAGTGGGCAGTCGTACGTCGCGACACAAGAAAAATTTCTTGCCTGCAACAGTCATTTCGCCATGAAAGAAGCTGTCCACATATTTCATGAAATCTTTCTTTTGCATCAACATGTCTTGACGCATGTTGTCGTTTGTGATGCGAACTACTTCGTTGCCGATGCGATACTTCATGGCGGGCGGATTGACTTCGATGTTGTTGTTGCTAGAGTTGTCTTGATAGTTCATAAAATTCTTCTTTTGTTTGCTAAACGTTTTAGATACACTGTGTATCAGTTTGCCATTAACTATAGTGTCTACAATTTTTTTACACTCTTTAGGAAACAGCACAGTTTGAGTTTTTCGTCTGCGCACCGGCACCGCTTCATTGTCCGACGCAGTGTCTGCCAACACGCTCTCGTACATTTTCAAAACGGGCCTGTAGACCAGCAATACCAAATACGAATGTTTATACATTATCTTGTTGGCCAAACTGTCGATCGAGTAATCAATGTCGGCACGCATGATGCATTTGATCTGATCAAACAACTCGGTGACTTGATCTTTTCTAAAATCGAACATGAAATTTAAAGGTTCCCATTTACCGCTGCTCTTCAAGTACGTCTCGAGGGTTTCATTTAAGTTTTCATTGACGATATAGTCTTTGGCGTACACGTCTCGCGCAAACAGCACATCGGCATTCTTGTCGTACACCAATTGTATGGCTCTATTGATTTTTTTCTCTTCGTCCATGTTGCCGTACAGGAACATTCGTTTGCAACTTTTAGAGTATTGCTTGTCGTAGAAATTATGAACCAATATATTGTTGTTCATCATGACATTGGGAAATGTGAGATGACGTCCGTCGATGATGAACGTTCCCTTGATGTCGTCCGACATTGATGTGTCGTCGGCTCTAAACATGACATCTAGTCGCGTGCCTATAATGACTATTAAACTTTTGTGCAGCACGCATCTTCCCGTATTGTCGACGGCGCAACAAAAATACGATTTACGCTCGCGTAAATATTTGAGAGTGCACGTGTTGTTGTTTTTATCTGCACAGTTCAAGTAAAACGCCAGATCGTATTGATGCTGGATGTCGTCGTACAACTCGTTGAAATCTTTTACCACGTCCGTCATTGTGAGTGATTTGATTGAAACTAGCGTTAAAATATAATTCTCTTTATTAATGGCGGTGATGAACCAAATTTCTTTGGTTTTCTCATTATTACAGAGCGTCGTTTTGACATTTTTTCATACGTAATGCCTAGGTTTGATTGCGTGACGGTGATAAAGACTATATTTATCATATTGGGCCTTAAAAATCAAATAACCATAATAAATTTAAACATTTATTAATACACCTTAAATTAAGACTAGTACACAAGTAGGCAGCAGTGACTAAACTAATTAACGAAAAAAAAATTAAAATAGAGGAAACAAACAATTATTACAAAACAGCTCGTCGCTATAGGTTGAGTACGATTGCTCGTAGTTATTACATCTCGTATCGCATTGAGGACACTTTTGTAGCACGATCGTGTATCGATCCTTGTGTTCGGCACTCATCCACCAAGCCATTTTGAGTCTTTGTCTCCACACGGCTTCTGTATTGTTGTCAACTTCTTTATGTTCAAGGTAACAAACGCTGAGCGGAACAAATACGCAAATGTTTTCCTGACAAGGAAACAAACACTCTGAACAATAAACTTGTTTATTGCAGTCAATTACGTCGGCTTTGAAACAAAAAGGACACTTCTCTGTAGTAGGACTGGGCGGACCCTCAATTTGTTTGGGTAACGAAGCCATCCATTCTTTTCGTATGTTTAATTTCTTCTCTTTGTTCAATTCGCTTCTATATTTTTTAGAGTAGGCGAAAAATGGCTGGATCTGATGAACTTTATCCATTGCCACAGGATACTTTAAGTAAGCGCGTGCAACAAAACTGATTGACGGGAGGTGCCGAGCTGCCGTTTTATACTCAGCGCATGACCTATTAAACCCGCAGCCATGTTAGTGGCGTGCAGGATACACAATAACATAGATAAATTGCTGCAAGAGTTTTGCGCTACGTACACGTTCAGTTGTATTATATGCTACGATGATGTGCCGATCAATGGCGTGTTGGGTATCACAACCAACGGTGTTGCCGATACGGAAAAATTATATTGTGCCGCATGCTATAGACGCATGACAAACGGTGATTATTTTAAACGATCCGTCAAGTATTGGTTCGAAAAGTTTCCTCCTACAACACGAAACGACATAGACGACCTGTTCAATTTAATCAAGTCGTACAAGGTGTGCGACGAAATGTCATTTCAAGGCAAATTTAAAAAAGAATACGAACGCATCACGAACGGTTCGCATGATGACTATGTCGATATGAACATAAATTTTTAAATATTTAATTCGCATACCACTTGTTCCACGTTGAATCGCTCTTTGTACAAGGCGAATCCAGGCATAATATTGTGTGGCTTGCTCACGACCGAAGCATTATTTTGTGTGTATTTGTAGTAGGTTTTACTTCTAGCTTTTGCAAATGTCAAGTTGTACATAGTGGTCAAGTCATATTGATGGCTTGAAATTTGACCATTAATACTATCAGGTATAGTCATAGGTGTTTCAACACGCACCATGCAGGTAGTCATAACGCTGACAATGTGTCTCGCGCAATTGTTTATAAAATTTGATACCAATTCTACGATATCGGTACGGTCTTTTGTATAATTGATATTGACTATTAAATGTATCAAATCGGGCACGACATATTGATAGCCATTAAACAGTTTACGCAACATGTGAATGGCGACCAATAAATTATTTTTACTCATCTGGTACTTTTTCAATTCTTCTACTTGATCGATAAACGCAATACGTACATTGTCGTAATTGTTAGTATTGATCATCTCTTTAAAATCTTGTTCTGTTTTCAATACGTTCCGCAAGTAAAATTTTACTTCTTCATTTACTTTTAAAATATCGTTATTATTGTTGGGCGCGTCATTAATGCTTGATAGTAGCATAAGCGGTACAGCATTTAAAACGTTGGAATACTGCGGTGATGTAAAATAAATCGAATTCAAGATGTTGTTAACTGGCGGCACTTGAGCAGGCGGCGATACCGGTGACGGATTCACACGAGGCGAATAAGTCGCAGGAGGCTCATCCGTGGGGGGCATGTCTACATTCATCTCTCTGCTTAGTGTTAATGCTTCGGAAATGCTTGGAGCTATACCTCCGGATGATCGAGGAGTCGAGATTTGAGATGATCGACGAGACGCGGCTTGAGATGGTGCAGGAGACGTACCATTCTTATTTTTTTTAGGCTCCTCTTTTTTATTCTCGTTCTTTGGAGCCATTAGTACACAATTATACAAAGCTGATTCAATTGAGTTCTTAATTTAGTATACGGCTTAATTATGCCTCGCTCTGTCAATTCTTTCTTAGTGTACGTTTTTTGTGTATATAAATCTATATATGTATCGTCACTAGGGCGCGGTTCGTATCTTATAAAATTATTGTATTGATCTTTCTCCAACACCAATAGTCTGTCACCAGGAAACGACAAATCGTTTTCGTTTCTATTCACATTGTACACTTCTACAGGATTAATTTTATTTGGCGGCGGCGCATCATCGCGTCTTCTTTTATTCGCCGACGGTTCGTCATCGTCACTTCTTCTTCTCGACAACTGTTCGTCCATTATTTTAAATGTCGCTAACCGTAGAAGACGTGTTCACATTTATACTTAATGATAACATTAAATTAAAATTTGACAAATACATCAATCTCAATGTCTTTGACTCGAATAACCAAGTCCGCTCAGTGTGTATCGGCGAAATCAAGTGTCTACAAACCGATACTGCTGCCGAAGACGCAATGTCCGATTCATCGTTCCCGAGTGAATTGTCGAGTGATATCAACGCATGAGCACCAGTTGACGGAGCAAAGAACAAAAATTTATTTACACGCTACAGAACTCGAAAATTGCTACTCTAACTACAGACATCAGCCGTATTTTTTCGAATTGTTGGACGACGAAGATATAAAGTATTCTGCTAGTTATAACAATTGCGATCGCAGCATATGCGTTGTGTTATTGCCAAATGAGGCTAAGAAGCCAATATATTTTGGATTGGACAAATCGGGAGAAAAAGATTTGCGAATAATAGAAATGGTCATGTATCACATCATGATGTACATGCGCAACACCACAAATATAGTGTTGATGGCCGACGAGCAGTATATTGATATTGTGTACAGCAGCAGCAATGTAGTATTGTTGCCGCAAGCAATGACCATTATCTACGTCGAAGATGTGCCCGAGCCAGAAACGGAAGAGATGCATGAATACAAATTGGGTACGTCGCCCAGTACGCATGTGTTCAATTTTAATCACATCATGTATACCGAAGACGCGATGACATCTCAAAAAATATACAGAAGTTTTCTCGTATACAACACTATAATGAGCATGCTACTGAAACAAAACAACCCTTTCATTACACCAAATAAAACTATTAGCCAAATATTGAGAACTTTGGGCGTGTGTCCCGCCAACAAGAACATGGTCAAGTGTTGCGATCTCGACTATGGTGGAGCGGCGCCAGGACACGTCATGTGTGCGCCGAAAAAAATGATTATTCGTCTCTTCAAGTACGCCAAATGGGGAAAGAATCCTCTAAACTACAAACGATACTACGAGTTGCTCACTAAATCAGAGAACCGTACACAGATGCGATTGAACGATGACACAAGACGGCGACTTGCGGCCGGTCATCCAAAGGGCGTTATACTAGAATGGCACAATTTTATTATAGCATTCTATCGCTTCTTCTTGCGGCAACGATTCAGAATATTTTTCCCCGAAGGAAGCTAAAAATAATCTAATTTACATTAACATTTGGCTGAGTATCAAGATTTCTCAGTATAAATGGCAGACCGATACGCTGCGCCCTCAGATCAAACTAATCAGGCGTCATGTCTCAAGTAGTGTACAGCTTCAAATTGGAAAAGGTCATCGGCAAAACTATAGATGCTCAAGTGAAAAAAGAGCAAGCAAAGAAACAAAATCAAATATTGCCCACATACAAGACGACATATAACGTGACTGGGTCACGCAACTATCAAAAATATTATTCGAATAGTTTTGTTCTATAAATACTGACTCGCTCGCGATTTAATGTAACACAATTAAAATGGCCACCGTACCGTTCGCAACTTTTGTGCAAACTTGTGCCCTGATTGAACAACAATCCAGTTACATTGAGAAGATTAAAGTGCTGAGGAAGGTGTTTTACGACGAGACGGGCAACCTAACGCCCGACATTGAACTATGGATAGACATGTTGGTGCCGTCGTCCATTTCAAAACGCGTCTACAATCTCAAACAAGCACAACTCGTCAAGATATTTAAATATATTTGTGATCAAATTGGCGACGGCGGACTGGTATCGTCCAGCGGTATTGGCACGGCACGTTGGCTAGCTCTGTCGCACGAGAAGGCAGCAGGAGATAATTATAAAAATGTGGATCGCGACGTGACAATGAAAGATGTTGACGATTTTTTAGTTGCCATCGAGGCCCGCACACGAACTCCGTCTACTGATTTTTTATTAATCATGGCGAGATGCGACGTAGACTCCAAGACGAGCATCATTCGTCTTGTGCAAAAAGATTTATGCATCAGACTCGGCATCAAGCACGTGTTAAATGCCATTGACAAAAAGGCGTATAATATATACAAAGAGTGCAACGATATACGTCTTGTATTACAAAAACTCAAGAAAACAAACACTGAATCGTATTCGATGCTGGGAATACCGATCGAGCCGATGCTCGCAAAGATTACAAAATGCGTGGGTCAATGCTTCGAGCCGAAACCCACAGTTTATTTGTTGGAAATCAAGTATGACGGAGAGCGCGTCCAAGTACACAAGCAGGGCGACAACTATAGTTTCTTTAGTCGTAACCTCAAGCCTACTTGTAGAGATAAATACAGTTGTATAATCGAGTCGTTGAGGGTGGCGTTGCCAAAAGAGTGCGACATGATATTGGACGGCGAATTGGTGGCTATCGACAAGACCACCGGAGAACCAACCAAATTTGGCACTTTGGGCAGACGAAAAAGACTGGAAAACTCTAATATACAAGTGTGTCTTGTGCTATTCGATTGCCTCTACTTGAACGAACCAAAAATGCATTTGCCTTTGGGCGAAAGAAGAGTGTTGCTCGAACAAAACGTGACGCCCGTAGAGAATGCAATAATGTTATCGCAGGGCAAGTATGTTGACAATTACGACGAAGTCATGACAGTGATCAACGAACTGATGCAGAGCAATTTGGAAGGGATTGTGTTGAAAAATTTAAACGCTTCCTACAGACCGGGCAAACGACACTGGTTAAAAATCAAAAGAGACACATTTCAAGGAGGCGTCATGGCAGACAGTGTCGATTTGGTTGTAGCCGCCGCATGGAATGGCACAGGAAAAAATATCAATCGCATGTCAACATTCCTGATGGTGTGTCGTGACCAACTGACGAATCAATGGAAGACTGTTACCAAAGTTCATACAGGTCTGACAGATTTACAATTGCGCAACGTTAATGAGACGCTGGCGCCAAAGATGAAGAGTTTTGACAAATTGCCTGAATGGCTTCAATCAACTCTTTTGCCTGACTACATTGCCATAGACATTAACGATCAGCCCGTCTGGGAGATTGTTGGCTTTGAGTTTACAGAGAGTACAGTGCATACAGCCAACAATATAAGCATTCGCTTCCCTAGAATTAAATCTATTCGTCATGACAAGGATTGTAACAGCGCTACCAGTCTACAAGAACTCGTCGATCTACGAGATGTGAATGCAAAAAAATCTGGAGACATTGACCGCATCTTGAATACTTGCGATAGTAGGGTAACACTTAAGCGTAAATTGTCGCCATATATTAAATTGAAAAATAAAAAAGCCAAAATTTACTATTGTATTTTATTTATCCTCTTGTACCTTTTCACAGCATTTTGTAAATATATTTTATAAGCGGGAGACGGATCGGGCGCATCGTTTGCCGACTGTGTTCTATTATCGTTGTAATAATCTAACATGTACTCATTTTCAAAATGAGTGCTGCTCTGTAATTTGTACAAATCACACAATAAAAACCAGCAATCTAGACACAATACATTGTGATAAGTAATTGGTTCAGTTTTACATACAGCGCAATTGTTTTCCATTGCAAAATGCCTTATAATAGAACGGCAGAGTTGCCGAGTGCGTTAAAAAAATTACCACCTCGTGCAAAACGTATCTTTAGACGAGCATTTAACAATGCATACGATCATTATGATAGCGAAGATGTCGCATTTCGTGTTGCATGGAGCGCCGTCAAACGGCTGTACAAGAAACGTGGCGATGCATGGGTGGCAAAAAAGGGAAACGGTCGCCGCATTTCGTCAAGTTCGTCTGAAGATTCCGACTATTATTAAGAATTAATATCATGTACAATTATTACGACACTTCAAATTTGCCACTGTTGGCATGCAAGATGTATCTAAGAGCCTACAATCGAACGTATGATGTCACTCATGACAAGAACAGAGCTGCCATAGCGGGATGGACCGCAGTAAAACATAGATATGTGCACCTTGACAATAAGTGGCTCCCTAAAGATTTGGCAGTAGCGGTAATGAGTAGAGAATTGGAGGACGATTATAGCACCACCGAAGACGAAATAGACAATATGTCATCGGGCGAGGATTATTAAGCATCATCATGTACAAAACATATTTTTTTATACTTTTTATAGTGATAATTTTAATATTCATTTACATGAGGAGACGCGATAAACTATTCATGCCCGACATCACAAATTGTACACGGTACTACGATCAATCCTATAATTTGTATTCTTGTTTCCCCTGGTTCTATGACGATAAACTACAGACATGTGTCGCATCTAGCGATCATTGCGGCTCCAAATCATTAAATGGATGCGAAAATTTGAGTGGGTTTATCGGTAATGAAATAAATTGCTCGGGTTACTTTATGTGTGCAGGTAATAATATTATTCCATTATTTTGTAAACTAAACGAGTGTTTTGATAGAACAACTAATACGTGCCAATCTAACACACAAAACTGTCGATGTCCCTTTCAATAATCACTGAATAAAATTTGTTCATAATGCCGATCGAGCACGTGTCGCCGCGCCGAATCAACAGGTCGTCGCTTAGGTCCCAACACGTGTCTTGCTTCAAAATCCATGTATCCCGTGATGCGTTGGTGATAGCACTCGTCGTCTGCAATTTTCAACGCCACAACAATCCGTAAATTTCGATGTATATTTATCACCATAGACTTCATGTCATCTTTAATGTTGTAGCTGGCATGCTGTAAAAATGTTTCTGTGTTTGCGCCTTTAATTTTCATGTTGCAAAAAATGTGGTACGTCATCCGATCTAGCGCCAGATCAGTGGACACAATAAAGTTGGTAAAAAATGATCGAGCCACATTCAAAAAAATTATGTATCCTATAGGACCGCTAGGGAATTTAACGCTAATCAGATCTATTTCATATTTGTCGTATTCGAGACGTCTATTCGTAATTGACATGATGTCCCGCACGGTTTACGATTGACTAAACACAAATAGCTTGTCTCTTTATTTATATGACCATTCCCTGGGGTCGAGTGGGCACTTTACTGCGTAGTTATCCACTCATGTCCAAATTACCTTGTAATGAGATTCTATTTGTACTGTATAGAGGTACAATATCACAACCAATTATTGACGAGATCCAATTTAGTTTACAAGATATCGCACTTTTCACGAATACAATGATTCGTTTTAATGATGTCGTCTTGTTCTCGATGTAACAATTCGGCGATATCTATTTCGTTCTTGATTATGTGTATTTTCGACTTGGCCTCTTTGCGAGCCATCACGCCTTTTTTACACATTGATACAAACTTGAAGTACGGCAAGAGGGCATCACGAGATTTTTTGAGCAAAAGTTTTTGCTCTGCCGTGGCGGCAACAAAAATTTTAATTGGACCATCGTAGTCCAATCCAATGTCTAAATTTTTGATGCGTCGCTCACGACTCTTGCTCTGCCACTCTTTAGCCGTGGCCCCGTTTGCCAGTTTCACTAGAATATGATTGTTTTCATATTCAGTGTCGACTACATGCTTGTAGTCTAGGTCAAGTTTAGTACAAATTTTCTTGATGTAATTTTGTCTAATCTTTTTATTGTGTAGCCTATTGTCGTAGATGCCGTACACCTCAGCGCAATCATTCAATTGGTCGTTTTCCAATTTTTTTAGTTTTGTTTTGATATCGCTGATGTCCGTGACGTCGTTCCTATTGATTTCATTTTTAATTATATTTTTTAGATAGGGAAAATTAATTAAAGAAGACGTTTCCGTTTCCATGGTTCCAAAGATTATTTAAATTTTGACCTTATCTATTTGCATGAGTACATCTCGCGCTAGACTATATAATGGATAGCGCGCTCATCAGATACATCAGTTAAATTTTAACCGCAAGCTCAAACACTCATCTAAAATGGAAGTGACCAAGGTTCAATTTGCGGATCAAGAGCTTGAAGTGAAGAGTTTAGTTGACGAGACGGGTATTAAATGGTTCTTGGCCAATCCTTTTGCTAGAATTTTGGGATACTCAAGAAGCAACGATGCTATTCGAATTAACGTGTCGTCGAACAATCAAAAACAATTCAACGACTTGAAGGCATCCATTAACGAGATGGGAGCACGAAATATAAACGTGCTCGACGTGCTCGACGTAACGTCATCGATTCATCCTCAATCAAAATTTATCAACGAAGCCGGACTTTTTGAATTGATTCAATCGTCTTCGATGCCTAAAGCGAAAGAGTTTAAACAATGGGTCAACTCCGACTTGTTACCTAAATTAGCCAAGACGGGCGAATACAATATGGTTCAAGACGCACCGAAAGAAGCAATCGAAGCCATGGACGTGGTACATCATGTAATTAATGATGGAAAAGATTTGATTCAAGATTTGGTTTCGAAAAATACAATATTAACTGAAGGTCTTATTCAAGCTAATAAAGCATTAATACAAATAGCTGGTCAATTAAACGATGCTCGACTCGATGCTATCGAAGCTCGAAAAGAAATCGCGCAACTCGCTAATAGAATGGCCGACATATCGCAAGACGTCATCGCCAAACCATCGGATCCACAACTGCTTCATTCTCTAGCAGTATGCGCCGTTGGCAACGATCAATACGCCTTTTTGCGTCCTCAAAAGAGAAGCATGCAGCGCAGTTTAAAACGACTGTCGATTGACGACAAAGACATCATCTATAAGTCGGACTATGTACCCAACGCCATGAACGTGTTGAACAAGGTGAAGGAGGCGCTGCCGAAGAATAAATTTAAATCTCGTCACAACAAGATCACTCTGCTCAACAACATGACCAAGGAACAATTTATAGATGTAATTGATTCGACTATGACCGAGCGTCAAATTGTATTAAAATTAAATAAAATTATGTAACAACATAGCGTGCATGGCATAAGTCACGTACGCCTTAGGTAGCTATCTTATCAAACCTATCTTATCTTTAGCTAGTATAAATAACAATACACCTCCTCAGTAGGCACACATTACGCGCGCCCTCAATCTCTGTCACCGGTAAATAATTTTAATCTATTTTTAATTTTGTTTAATTTCAATCAATTAATGTTTTGTATTTAATTGTTACAGATCATGTATTTTCAGTTGCAATTGCTGTTGATCATGACGTTATGTGCCATGAAGCAAATGAAAAGACGGGCATACATGCAAAAGCGTAATGATTACTATTATAAAATTTTAAATAAACTTTTCGATCACTTTAAAATGATTGATGCTAAGGCAGATAAATCTGCTGAAGTAGATTTTATGATCGAAAATTTAAAAACTAAAATTTTTAAAGAATGGTACAATAAATTGTACTCTATTATCCCGTATCGTATGTTAAAAAGAATTAGAAACTGTTGCATTGATAGGTTTATAGAGAGCAACAAAGCAATTGAGAACCTACATTTGGGCAAGCCTCAAAATGCGAGTGATGTTATTCAATTTTTAAAAAATAAAAAAATATACAAACATCTTCATAGCACTAGCTATAGAGATGATACTTATGATATTTTTAATATGTTAGATTTACAGCCTAGAAAAATTGATATGGTTAGCACCATGTTTATTATTACTCATAATGATAGATATTTTGCTCAAGATGACACTATGTCGCCTAATAGGAATACAAATTTGTATAAAATGATCTTGTTAAAAGATATAACCATGACCTCTGCTCAATTTCCGAGTCGTAACTTTTCAAATTTGCATGACCACTGTGTTCATTTAGATGCAATGTTTAAAATTTGCGTTGATATTGTAAAACCTTTAGATTTAGGGCCAAAATACACACTTGTAAATAAAATTATAGAAGTAAATAATATGTTGTATACCAATTTGAAATCGTTCTTAATGGATTTTAGGAAAACTAAAAGGCTGAAACAGATGTATCGTCAACGTAAGGAGAAGCCACTTGATTGGAACAATAATTATGGCAGCATATACCGTGAATCTGACGATTCGCGCCAATATACTGATTTAAGTGATGAAGAATATGTATATTTTAATATACGCAATAGACCCATTTAGTATTAAGACCTTTAGTATTAAGACCTTTAGTATTAAGACCTTTTGTATTAAGTGAGGGTAAATAATAAACAATTTAACTGTATTTCAATGGTTTTATTCAATCATTTCATCATCAAGACACATATCAATGAGATGAGTAGGAAATAAAAATTCGTTAGGCAGGGCACAGACACTAGACAAAATTCTATCGTCTCTCTTGTAGCATATATGATCATCTTTCAAGTAGACATTTTGTAGCACTGTAGTGTTGTGATAAATATCACCTCCTCCAATCTTGACTCTATTGTGTGACGTGATGTGATTATTGAGACCTTTGATGGCTTTGGCCGAAATAGTTTCAATGTCTGTAACGCTAACATTTTTATGACCAAGCGTACTCTGTATGAGGTCTTTGCTTCCTTTGGCGCCGCTCTCGATCATATCAAGGAATACGCCAGCATGATCGTGTATCTCTTCGTCGCCACACACCATCTCTTCGTTGTCGATCATTTCGGTTAGATGCTTGAACAGTAGGTAGCTCATGTTACTGCTCAAGAGTAGCGCACAATCGCGCAGTAAACGTTCTAGTTTATTGGCAAAATTACACTTGTATTTTTGCCATAGACGATGCAAGATGGGTAGGCTACGTAGCAACTGGTCAATCTTTTCACGATTCTTGTACAAGTAGTAGATTTGTTGCGACACAAACGACAGACGGTTCTTGTCGAAACAGATAAAGTTGTATCTTGGATCGCCATACATGAGACACTCCATATCAATTAGCGAGTTGGGCTTGGGTAGGTACGTGATGACTTCTTTGTCGCCGTCACAATCTCTATTGGCTCCGACAAACGTACCCAAGCCGATCTTGGCGTTCCAGTCGGTGTAGTCTTCGGGCTCACGTACATTAGATATCTGAGTGCTGAGCTGCGAGATGTTGGGATGACGAGTGGTCCACGCTCTGATGTCGTCCACCTTGCGGCCATAGTAACGACGAATGCTCGATTTTGGTGGCACAATTTCGTTGACGCCGTTGATACACTGCACGTTTGCATAAAACGAGCTAGTGTTCAAGAACGTCGAATAGAGAAATTGACCGGCGTAACCGTTCTTGCTCTGTATCTGATCCTTGATCACGCCGTGAGTAAACTTAATCTTTTGTATGGCACCGCTAATGTCAACTAGTCCATTCTCATGTTTAGAATTGAATGCCTTGTTGAGAAATATAATAAAATTGTGATCCCACAATATAAAGTTGGGCAGTATCAAATAATCTATGGTGTCTGTGAATTTGTTCGTCTTGAGCTTTTTCAGAAACACCGTCGACGGCAAATTTGTAATCACGATACTAGTGCTCGTTATGAGCTTTGATAGTATTTCAGTATGGCTGTTACGTACGTCGTTCTCGCTATACACTGAAATTAATTGTTCCGTAAGCGAATTAAAAAAGTTTACTTTAATTTTCTTCAAATCCAATATCAAATCCTTCAGAAACACTTTAAACCTAGCAATGTCCATGTACAGGGCATTTTCGATTTGACTCGGTTTAGTGAGCAAACTAAACGTCGAGGGTTCCTTCTCTACAAACTGCATGATGGGAAATGAAACAACAAAATACATGTAAAAGGTTTTATTCGAAAACATTTAAAATTATTTCAAATAACTCATCCTGTTGAGCGTTTAAATTTTTCTTAAAGTCTATAGTGAACGTCACGTAATTATTGAAACGCGCCCAAGCCCTAAACACATGATTTTGACGACGTACATATTCTTCGGTCATTATGTCGATGCCGTTGTTGCGCCTTCGCATCATGTCGACGACCAAAGACTCTTGTCCCGGCTCGATCAGCATGATGATAGATTTATAATTCCGAGAAAGTTTTAAAGCTTCAATAGTATCAAAGTTTTTCTGTAGCTCTTCATCATCGCAATTATTGAAAATGCACTGATACAACAGGGCAGAAGCCGGTTGCCGATCAAACACGTTGTGATGCCCGTCGACAGCAGACGTCTCGTCGCTACGCATTCTGTGCATGCCGTACATCATGCCCGATAACGAAGTGGTGAGTTTATATCTTTCTGATATTTCCTTGTAGTCACAATAGTGAACACTAAAATTTGGTAATTCTTCAAATTTTTTCAACATGCTAGTTTTAGTGGTACACGCGACTCCGTCCAAGGCAAAAAAAGGCGACATATTGCTTGCAGAGATTCTAATGAAACACATTTGTTGCAGTTGCCCCTTTTATAGGTCTAAAAGTATGCGACAATTGTATTCTGTGAAAAATTGAATACACACATCGTCGCTGTATTCGGGAAACGCAAGACGCCACATTATTCTATCAAAATCTAACATGTGGTAGTAGGGCACGTTCGACTCGACCGTCATCTCCCATTGTCTCGAAAATATTGCGGGATTCGGATCGCACACGGCACAATATGTCTGTAAAAATTGTTTATAATCCGTCTTGGCAATGGTTCTGACACATCTTGCGCAAAAAATATGAGAGCACTCGAAACGATGGTAGTACACTGAATCCGCCGGTTCCGAACACTTGAAGCACTTGTGGCCGTCTTGAAGTTTTCTAAATTTGTTGAAATGTTGTTTCGCTCCATCCTGTTTTTTCTGCGACTGCATTGGGACGCGCATGATAATTTGGACGTGTGCGCTCGCTCGAACGGCAAACAGACTAATAGTCATAATCGGTGCTCGATCGTATCCGCGAGTATATCGTCATACTCATCTTGCTCTTCTAGCATCTCTTTTGCGTCGATGTATTCTTGATCTATGGCCTTGATATGGTTCTCGATATGATCTCTGTGCCACGTCAGCATATCACAAAATGGACACTGCACGGGCTGTAACTGCGCGCTACAATTTAATTTATTGGCATCTATTGCCTGTTTGGTCAAATCGGCTAGAGTAAAAGGATTCATTTTAATAAATGCTAGATAAGACAAACAAAACAGTCATTTATATCTTTAGATTAGGAAAAGTAGAAGGCCGTGATATCGATTACATCTTTACGACACATGTAGCACGTTTTGATGCCGCGTGCGCAACGTTTGCAGCTAATTACATGACCGCACGGATAAAACATTACATCGCGTTGCGAATCGTAACAAATTATGCATGTTTTAGTTTTGTGAGGCAATTGATTCGCCAACACGAGATATCTTGCTTCTATCAACGCATTTTGTATATATTTGATGGACTTGTTTGCATTGAGATACAAACATCTAGGACCGTGTATCGCGTGTTCGTGCCATACATTGCTGTCTTGCGTCCAATTTTGTACATGACAGTCGCAATGAAAACAACGCACCGATTTGCGTGTATCATCATAAAAGAAGCCGGCTTCGGCGAGCTCCGATACGGACGCGTTAATAGTTTCGCCTTCAAATGAAGCGATGCGGTCTCGCACATTGGTCATGTCATCATGAAAAGGCACAACATTTATATCGTTTATGGCACGTGCCTTGATTTGATGAAATTGACAGTCAGTACTCTGTCTCTTGTGCTCGTACGCAATATTATATCCTGTACCGCTCAATTCTAGGCCGCAATACGCACACTTAATCGTATCTTTATTTTGCGTATAGTAGAAGCCGTTGTACGTCATGACATCGGTGCTTTCGTTTGTACGCGGCCAGTTCACAAAAGTTTTTTCCCGATTCTTTTGAAGCGTCAAATCAATTTTTTGAGCGCTACGCAAGTAACGCATCGGCGGCGGCAAGTCGTGCTGCATTATCGCGTCATCCATGGCCTCGACGAATTGTTATCTTGATACGGTACGAGCGCGGCGATAAGGCTTAATATGACGGAGCATATAAATACAAGCGCAATCTGTAATGAGCTTATTCCAATCGGTGCCACTGTACGAGACGGTCTGTTGAGCGCCTTGTTCATAAATTCACTACTGATCAAGTAGTTTTCGTCAGTCACTTCGTATATTATCGGAGTATTATAATCAAAATATTCAACATTGGCTCTATTTACACCGGTGCGGTACGTGTCGTCGCGAGAACTATTAGCGAGCAAGTCTATCATCAAATTATTCCACGCGCGTCTTCTACTGCTAGGAACGACTTCAATTCTATCGGCATTCAAAAATTTCCAAGCAATAGACATGACGGATCAAGAAATGACTTCAGAAAGCAGCTCACGCAAGAGAGTGTCGTCTGCCGGCGAAATTGATTTTTCGAAGAAAACAAAATATTCGGTGACTGGTGAGCTGGTGGAGAAGAGCAGAATTGACATAAATGGCCAGCCTTACTATATTCTCAAATTGCTGGTGGAAAACAAGAAGAAGGAATATTTCACCACTGCTCGTATAAATGCCGAGATGAAAATTAATCAAAATTACGAGATGACCTATGTCAATGAGAAGCGGTCGCTCAAAGTCATCGACTTTAATCCGATAGAGGCGAAGAATTCGTGTGCCGTACCTCAAGATGCACTATCGGACTCTGATTTTGAAGAGGGAAACATTGTATCTATCAATGTTGTAAATTTTGACATAATCACACTTGTCAAAAATCAAAAAAAATGTTTGATGCTCACTAATGTGGCAATGAGGAAGATAACTGGATATCAGCAAATTGAAGCACCGTACACTATAAGCTCGATAGTGCGCGCTTTCAGGAAGATTGTTCAATTCGGCGACGACGAGACGGACCAGGAAAAGGAAGAGAAACTTATGCAATACTTTAACAACAATCCATATAACTCATTCGAGTTGCATCGCATGAAATGCAAGAAGAATAATTATAATGACGACATATACAGGACGCTAGAATTCACTGAAGGCTCTTATGCCGAGAAGATTAATTTGCCGTCGGTGGAGCGTTACTCGTCTAACTTGTCGCGTGGTTCGGGTAATATTATAGAGCACGTAGAATTGTCTTCAAAATTTACCGTGTCAGAAGAGAAAAGTTATTTCATTATCAAGACTAAAACCAATTCATACACTTGGTTTTTCAACAATGTACCTAAAGAAGAGTTGGATTTGATTAAAATTAAATTTAATCAATTGGATGATTTTAAAGAAACCCATAAAATAACAATTTATTTTCTTGCCAACCAACAAAAAAGCAATCTATTGACCATTTTAGCCATCAAGCAGTATGATAAATCAGAAGAAGAGCTCTATTTTCTTACTCCAACAATGTAATTGTTATTTACTATTATGGTGACGGTGTTAATTTTAATTAGCTATGATGTATTAGGATTATAAAAAATTATTACTCTCCAAACTGAATTGTTCTTCTTCTCCTTTAAGTAACTCTTTTCGACGTGGTGATCGGTCACGAAGTGGTGATCTATCTCTAATAATACTACTACTAGGCAATTCGACATCTGATTCCAGATCAGACAAGTTACCTAATTTAGGTTGTTCGTTTTCTGATGCTAGATCAGATAAATTTTTTACTTTAGTAGGAGTAGCTTTTGATTTCTGATCAGCGTTGGCTCGTTTAACTGGGCGGCGAGCACTTAGATCAGCTTTGACTTGTTTAATTGCTTCATTGGTTTCCGTTACAACATTATTAGCTCTGGTATTGTAACGTTTAGGTAATGCGCGCGCCTCATCGTCGTTATCGCTAGCAGACGGCATCTCATTAAATGTTGAAGGCACACTGATAAATGATTCGCTGGTAGATGTGACCGCTGGAGTAACAGTAGGAACTTTTGGCGCTGCTCTAAATGGCGCTACTTTCGATACTCTAGCAATTGAAGAATCGACCCTTATTTGCGACTGTAGTTCTTTTATACGATTTGAACGTTCAAGTAAGCGTTTGTTCAAATCTTTATTAGTTTGAGTGAGGTTATCCTTAGCTGCTCGTAAAGTGTCAATTGTTTTGTCACGTTCAGCTAATGTTGAGGTAAATTCTGCACAGGTCGTTTCTTTATCAATATCTATTTCTTGCATGCTAGCGTTTTCTTCTCGATATCTAGCGTTTTCTTCTCGCAACACTTTGTTCTGGTCCGTTAGGTCTTTATTAGTGGTTTGGGTTTGTGATAGCTGATTATTTACTATTTCTAATTGGTGTCGCAAATCTATATTATAGCCGTTACGGGCTTCGCTGCCATCAAGCGCTAAACGATTGGTTAGAGTTGCGTTTTCGTCTTGCAATCGTTGAATTCTATCACGTGTCTGTGCAATGCCGTTTTCAAGGCTTCTAATAATTGATGCTCTAGAGTCTAATATGTTTTGGATATCGGTTAACTGGGTTGTTAATTGTGTATTTGCACTCTCTAATTCATTAATCCGTTGCGATTGAGTAACAATAGTTCTTCTTGACGACATCAAGTCGTTTTGTAGCGCTGGCAATCTGGCATCAGTCGTTTGATTAGAGTTATTCATCTCGCCTTTAATAGACACAATAAACTCTCTAATGCTATTTTGATACGATTCTATATCATTTCGAAACGACGGTCTATTTGGTAGAGTGTCGAATTCTCTAAATAATAATGCTGCCAGCTCATGATATAACGTTTTATATCTCACCACTTTTACAAGCTCTGTCGTAATGTTATCCACGTTACCGCTCGTTATTGTATTAATTTGAAATAAAACAGTATTAACGCTATTAAGAACGCCCATATATTTTTTTGCTAATTGACATAATGCACTTAGATCGCCGTTTGTCGCTATTACAGATCGTATGCATTGTTCAAAGTCTCTGTAGCCGATTAAAGCGCTTTCGTATGTATCTATTTTACTGACTACCGTATCTAAAGCACTAATAGCTTCGTTAAACGAGGAACCTTCAACATGTACCAATACTATTTGTTGTAAAACGGACACATAACTAGTCAAATTATTAGAATCTACAGTATTATTTAACTGACTAGTGACAAGTCTCAAGCGCCTGTCTTCTTCGTCAGTCAATTTTACTTTTGATGTATCCTGTGAATACATCTCAACGTCACCACTATCAAAAACGTTATAATTAGTAGTGGGTCGTCGTGATGGCGGCGGCGAACGCGGTCTCGAAGTCGTGGGAATAGGTTCAGTAGCTTGAGTCGGAACATTCGAATTGTAGTCGTAACGATAGTTGTAATTAATTGTTTTTTCATGATGCACAGGCGGCGCTATCGCTTGGCGTTGCATGATATTTACGGCGCCTACGTTCAAGGCGCTTATCACTAGATCGGTGACTGGTGTATTATGACGCACTAGATTAGGATAGTAGGTGGCTATAATAGAGCGGATCCGCGCCAGTTGGTCCGCATTGTTATCCTGGTCTCGGTAGCGCGCTTTCATATCATTTATTGTCGCTAATAGACTTCGTATCATCGACTCTGTGACTTGTACACCGTTGTACATTGGAACACTCATTATGCCGACTGTTATATCGCTATTGAGTTATCAAGATGTGGAACGCGCACTTCTTAAACCATCAGACAGACGCGTTCTTATTAAATCGGACGATATACTACGCATCACCAGAATGTTTTCTAAAAACGGAGATTTGTACATTTTTTTAACTGGTTACGTGCAAAGCCAAGATGGCATATTTCAATGCTATTTGAAGAGCAAATGCAACGTCAAAGTGTACAAACGTTGTTTCAACAACCATTACGGCTCGTCATGTAAGCTACAATGCAAGAGTTATAAAACTTTTATTATGCCTGGACTGAGAGGCGTCAATTCGGACAAGGTGAACATTGCGGCGTACAATAAACCAGAGGTGGAGGAGAAAAAAAGTGATTGCGTTGATTACTTTTTGAAGGATATCAATCGTATACATATGCAGACTCACATCTGCGAAGGCGATTACGTGTCTTTTGAAGCCGACACTGTATGTATAGAAGACACTATACAAGACGTATCATATGCGTCGTTACGCGTCGTGGACGTCGACAAACTCAAGAGAGAAATTGAAAATGTTGTCTTGTGCTACGACATTGAGACGCACAGTGACGGCACTCGTTTCTCTAATCCCAACATTGACCACATCATGACGATGTCAATTGTTGTCAAACGCGACAATATATTTACAAAATATTGTTTGATCAATAAACGAGACACAATCGATATAACGCAAGACGCGAGCGATACTAACGAGTTGCAACTCGATGAAATAATCGCTATAAAATTTGATCGCGAAGAAGACATGCTCAAATCTTTTTTCAAAATTATACATTTGCTCAATCCCGATGTCATCACGGATTATAATGGCGACGTTTTCGATATGCCGTACATAATGAGAAGATGTCATAACCACGATCTAAAGGTTCGTTTGGAACGTTATGATTTGGTGCCTATTGACATTAAGACGGAGCAATTACGAGACAAATACATGAACACTTACTTGACTCATTATTTTTCCTATTATACGCATATCGACATGTATCAAATTATATGTAACGGCGAGTCGCGTGATCTCGAAAACAATCAATTGAGCACGGCAGCAAATGTCTATTTGAATAGCGACAAGTCGGGATTGAGCGTGCCCGAGATGCTGGTACTCTATGATCAAAACAAATTCCGTAAAATTATTATTTACAATGTGCAAGACAGCATACTACCGATACAACTATTGCACAAACTACAAGTTGAGGAGTACATCTACACACAATGCAAACATTTGTATTTGTGCATGGACGACTACATCAAGAATATTTCACATCAGCTCACTGTCGCACTATTCTATAGAGCTCTAGTGAATACGCGCATCGATGAACACGATCGTGAGGTGGCCGACAACTATTTCTTTGTAAAATCTGATTTACATCTCATCACCAGTTCGGGCGGAGCGTTGGATCTAGGCAAACTCAAGCGGACTGCCATACCAATAGAGAAGGTTCCTCATGACGCTGTGAAACTTTGCAAGGCAAACGAGGTAATAGTGTACACGGGCGGCAAAGTGCTCGCGCCTGTTCCTGGTGTATACGAAAATGCTGCCATTACAGATTTTAACAACTTGTATGGCACAATCATCAACACCGAAGGCGTGTGCTTCTCCAATGTATTCTTGGCTAGCGACGATTGTGTATACTTGGACAAGTGCTACACTGCCATTATACCAAAATTTGTGCGAGATCTGATCTCGTTGCGATCTCAATACAAGAAGAAACGAGACGCATGCGAGATGGGCTCCTTCAAGTACAATTTGTACGACAGCTATCAAAATGCAGTCAAGCGCATCTCAAACAGTATCTATGGCTACTTTGGAATTTTTTTTAAACCTTTAGCCAATTACATCACGGGCATGGGCAGAAGTAAATTGAACGACGCCATTGACAAGATTGAAAAGATGAGCAACGACACGGAGATATTGAAAAAGTTTAATCTGTCGCGTCTCGACCTAAAAGTGATCTATGGCGACACTGATTCGTCGTTCATCCATTTAAATTATAATAGTGCCGAAATGGAGGGTCGCGACAGCGGAGATGTAATCAAGGGCATCATGACGGAATATGTTTTGCCTCGTCTTAACGGCAGCTGGAATGGATATCAGATGGCATTGGAAAACATATTGCCCGTGCTCATTTTGCTGGCCAAAAAACGGTACTGCTTCATCAATTCTGCATCACGCACCAAATTCAAGGGATGGCTCGTCAAGAAGGATATACCGGTGTTTATGAGAAAAGTGTTTAGAGATACGGTGGAAATGTATCTGAAGAAACACAGTCTCGAATGCGGTCTTGTGAAACTTCGCGACGACATGATCATGTACTATAAAAATTTTAGTGAAGCCACCATTGATCAATATTCATTCAGCATGTCGTACAACGAAAAGCCGACGGGCAGCAAGAAGAATAAGAATGCCGAGCCCGATCCCAACAAGAAGGAGACAATTACGATTGCAAAACACTGCCGCCAAATACTCGTCAATTCGGGAGTGGACTTTTTGCCTGGAAACGGAGATCGCATACCTTATGTGCTCATTGATATTGCAGGAAACGTGACACAAAAGTCGTTTCCCATTAAAATATTCAACACGGACGAGCACGTTATGAATTGGAGCAAGCACGTCGGCATACTCAAGACGTTTATTAATGATCTCATTTTGTTGTTTGGTGATTCTGAACAATTCGCCAAAACTTTTAATGAGATTTGTGAGGTTTACAATTCACAACAAAGGCATGATGTTCAATATCCGGTACTCAAGATGTTGACGGCCGCCGGTAAAAGGAAATACGATGAATTGGATGTCAAATACAAGCATTCCAGCGAGTTTTCGTTTAGTGTCAGGAAACCGAAAACTCAAGGGCCCGCCAAACTGGATCGTTTGATGATTAGCTGTGACGTGTGCGGTAACAAACGTAAAGCAATCGACGACGGGGATTGCGGTGCTAAAAAAATTAGGTGTATTTAAATAAATAAATGCTCATTTTTCTGTAACCCTTGTGTTTTATTTTTACACTAACTTTGTTCGAGCCACATGTTGTAGTCGCGTTCATTTAAAACTTTTGCTTCAGAATACTCGGCAAATAGGTGCTTGACAACAATTTCTATTTGTTCATAGCTCAATCGATGAACATCAATGTAGTCGCGTAAAATGTTGACAAGCACTTGATTGCTCAGCATTCTTGATTGCAAATATTCTATTTGATGAGGCTCTAGAGGTAGGTCACACTCTCTAAAAATATTATTAATAATAGTGTGTCTATTTTCGTCGTCGTCAGACAAAATTATTTTGATAATTAATGTTAGCTTGTCTTGATATGACTCGTCTAGAGTCGCTAGTTTTTTGTACATTTCGTTGGCGACATAGGACTGTTTGCAATTTTCGATTCCCTTTTCCATCAACCCTCTAAAAAAGTTGGCAAAATTCGACATGATATTAATCCGTTGAGCTTGTATTTTTATTTAAAATAGCATCTAACGTGTCTTCTAGTGTTCGTTTCTTTTTTATTCTCTTAGAAATATCCGTATCAATAATGGCTGGTGACGACTCTGGTTTTATGTAATACACTTGCATCAGCAGTAGAAATATAACGAAAAATATTAATATATAAAATATTAGGTTAGAGAGTCCTTTATTCTTTTCAAATACTAGGCCTAGTAGTATGAAAAAGATTAACGTAAAGTATAACGTCATTGTTATAATGATAACTTATAGAAATAAAAGACGGTGATTTGGCCTTATCTAGTCATCGCTACTTGTATTGTTGTCTTCGACACTCGACTCGTCGTCTGTCGTGCGATCGTCATCGTCGCGAGGGCCGTGTAAAAATGCAGCCGTAGACGTGGACATTGCGGGACCACGATGAAATTTATTTAGGTAGTGTTTAGTGCTAGACACGGAATTATGGTTCATCATTTCAGACACTTTACGTAACGACAAACCTTCGTTGTACATGTTGCTAGTTAAATAGTGTCTAATCATGTTGGATCGCGGCTTTTCGACTTCGACTCCCGCCTCCTCTAATAGTCGTTTAAAATCTTTGAACGGAGTCGACGTCGTCTTGCTAATTTTAAGTATATTAGGGTTCTTTGCGTAAATCTCTCGAGCCAGCTCTAATGGCTTTTTATTTAGGAGTTTAATGAAACTAAAATTGCTATTTTTTCGCTTGAGCCTAATAGAACTTTTTACTTCGCCATATTTTATGAGCTTGGTAACGTCTTCGAGAGTGAGCTGACGCGCCTCGTTGATTCGCATGCCGGTACCCAACATTATTAGAAACACTATGCCGCCACGAATCAATCCTTTATCGTGCACATAATCGCTATTCATGTACTTGACGGTGCTGTTGATGTAATCGAGCACACTATCAATAAACTCTTTGAGAATTATATTTTTTTCTTTGTTTTTGATGTTTTTCAGCTCTTTATCCCTAGGTAACATGACAACTTTAGGTATTTTGTATTCGTCCAATCCCATGGCGTTGGTGTAAAAATTAATGGTGAGCTGTAACGTTTCTTTGGTGACCGAACGCAATTCGATCATGCGACGGCACAACTCTTCTCTGTTAATCAACTGTTGCTGCCTAAACAATGAATCGAATTCGCGTGTCATGTCGTAATTGTCGATCTCGTCTAGAGTGTCGTCCTCGATCAAACAATAAATAATTTTGACGAGACGTGATTTATAACTTTTTAATGTGGTAGGCGCAAACGGCTTCGAATACAAATATTTTGACCAAACTTCGCTGTTTTTCACTTCATCAGGCGTACATCTCTGCCTCTCTATACATAATGTAAATAATTTATCGAAACGAACATCGTTATGAATTTTAACCTTCCAACTTCCGAACGATGCTTCGTTTCTCAAACTCATCATGAATCTGTTAATTGAATAAATTTGTGCGTGTTCGTGAACGGTCTCGGCCTCGTCTATCCCTTATCAAAAAATAATATATAATAAATACAAAGACAGCCACTATAAAGATACATATTATACCGATCAAGATGTACTGAAAGATGGGGTTGTAGGGCACATGATAGGGGTACTCGCTCGAATTGTCGACGCTATTGTCGACATCTGTAACATTATTTTTATAAAACGATTTCGGTTCGGCGTCCAAGTACGCCAATTTGAGCGGTATATGATCTATATTCGTGTTAGTGCTCAGTCGTTCGTACGGCAGCTCCATTATGTCAATCGATATATTTACGTTTCTTAATGCCCAACTCTGATATACTGCCCGATGCGGCCACGTCTAATTGTTGTGATGTAGGCGGTTGATCGCTATTGAATGACGACTTGTTTTTGTATGATAATTTTTGAAACATAAATCTCCTCAACGCTTCGTTCTGAAAGGCTAATTCTGTCAAACTTTGTTGGCATGTAGTCTTATTTTGATCCTTAATGCTAATAAAATTGAACGCTGTCGCGTTTTCTATCAGCGGGGGTTTAATTCCACGACTTGCAACCATCTTGGCGACAAAACGAAACACATCTTTCGTCTCGCTAAACGGTCCCAAATCGTTCATGTTCTCTCTAAAACTAATAACGCGACCTCTATTCTTTTCATTCAACACGACACGATAGTAGTTGTTTGATTCTAGCGTAAATATATCATCGATTACATTATTAACGAGATCGTTGACCATGTTCAACGAGTTAAATTTACGTGATGCTATTGCCGTTTGCAAATTAGGCGGTATGTCGGCCTGCTGCAGCAAAAGCGTCATGTAATTTTGCGCTCTTTCATCCGTGGCCAGAGGTAATGGTTGATTACGTGCCACCGCAGACGCCATCATGTACTCGAACGCTAAACTCAAATAGTAGGCGGTTTGAGACAAATTGCCCGCACAAAATTTATTTGCATAAGCCTTCATTTGAGTGAGAACAAAAGACGGCTGAAAAATAGTGTCTGGCACATCGACACCGCCCAACTCCCTATTGAGTCTAGTGTAGTAATTGATCAGATTCTCTTCGTTGTCAAACTTTTTTGTTACGTTGACACTGATCGGATTTGCGTCTATACACATGTCGCGAATGGTGTTGACCAACTCGATCGTTTGAGGTGTCATTTTACTCGTGTCGTTGGTCTTGAAATAGTCAATCATCGTCTCGACCAAATCCACGCATCTCGCATTAGTATCGGGGTTCATCTTGAGTTACTTTGTGTTTGCAAACTAATACGTATGGACTACTTATCATATAATTATTATTTATATACAACAAGATGACTAAAAATATAATAAAAAAAATGTAAAACATTGAAAAATACGCCATATTCATCGCGACAACAGTCAAAATTAACACCACAAACACTGTTTGCATGCTGAGTCGTTTGCATAGTATACTCTCGCAATTATTGAACGCAATGTTAAAATTGTTTTCTCCCAACACGTATCGAGTCAATTCTTGCTTGCAGCACTCGTCGCATAACAATACGACGAATAACGAGATGCCTTCGGTTTGTGGGTTTTGAAATGTTTTCGGTTGGCTGCCAGGATGGAACTCGAACACGGTCGAATCGCCGATACTGACGGTCGCATAGTAGTGCGACAATAGTGTTCCTCCAGTTTTTTTTACTTTAACTTTGTAAATTTTTATAGTGTTGTTGTCGGTGTCGTCATGCGGCTTGCCGTCAAACAAATAATGCAACAACAACTGAGGATCGTATTTAATTCTGTTCAATGTCGTCAAGTTTTTGTCTCTTAGGTTCAGGCTCGAGTTGTCCTCGGTCATCATCTTCGATGCTCGTCACGTCTGTTTCCAAATCTGACGACAAATAATCAAAGATACCGCTTTCGTCTTCGATGTTTGTGTCGCTATTTGCCAAAGGCATCATCTTATTATTGTTCTCAGCGTTTTCGCTAATAATATTAAACAAACATTGGTCCTTCTTTAGCGTCATAGGTGATCTGTTGAATAGCAACACATTTATGCCTCCTAGAGAGTTGAAATTTAAAGATATATTATAATTATTCTCGCTCGTTTCAATGATATATTTAAACTTGTTGATTTGTTTGAGAAGGTTCGTTTCGAGTATTGTCAATGGGTATGCGCCGACGCCTAGTTTTTTTAAGTGATATTCATCCTGAACACTAAAAGACAAGATAGTCGTATTCTCCTTGATTGTTTGTGTCACATAAACCGAAATGTCCATAGTTCCAGTGTTATTGATAGCCATTGTGGTTATGGTGCTTTTTACAATATTATACTTATCAATACATGATGAGTTTAATGAAAACGAATTTGATGCACGATTAAATGTATTGAACGAATATTTGAAGCGTACCGAAGCCGAACACGCCAAACCTCCTGTGCTCGGATACGTGTCGCGTGTCGACGGACATCAATATGATGTTTCGCATTTTGACACTGACACGTTACAACTAAAAACTACCACGTTACATGACGATAGAACAGAAGTATTTGATTTCATCAATCAAAATTTGAACAAAAAAATTGATACTGACGAGTTTCGCATAGCAAAACACATCAGCGACAACACTAAATACATGATGAAAGGCGACGACGGATGGATCGAAATGTCGTGCGGCACAAACGAATACTTTGATGATGAGTTGTTGAGATGCGTACCGATGCCTCCGTGTTACAACTTGGCGCCCGGTTTGTATGGCATGAACGAACGGCTAATCGACTCGCTAGTTTTGAATCATAACGTCGATAGAGCCACTACATCGTCCGCGGGTCCCTATCATCCGACCATGTATTTGCGGTGTCTGCAAGGCGGTTCGCATATCGTTGAAGAGTGCCCCGAGAACCATTATTATGATCACATCACGAGCAGTTGTCAATTACGAAACGATTGTATCAATCGTCCAGACGGCTACGTGCTAAATCAATTCCCCGACACGTTGGCCATTAACGAATACATGAAATGCGAAAACAATACGCCTGTAGTGACATCATGCGACGCCGATCACATATTCGATAGACGTCTGATGACATGTATTAGAGCGGAACCGTGCGCGTTACACGGAATCGGTTACACTTATATCACAGATGAAATAGGCAGTAATCAATTCTGGAAATGTGCATCACGAGATTCGAGCGATCTCATAACGTGTGTCAATCGTGTGTTTGCAAACGACGAGTATCAATGTGCCGGCGACCGCGAATGCCTAACGTTTCAAGACGGCAGCGGAACTCAATTAAAGCCGCAAGATAACGATATTATTGGTTACAACACGGGCGTTTTGATATGTGATAATTATAATAAACAAGAAGATATCGCGTGTCCCTCCTATGATATTGTAGACACCAAAACTTTTAATGAAATATTCAGATTGGGCGTTAGCGTGCCATCACGAGTGTTCGACACTACCTCTCGCGAGTGCGTGCCGTTCGACATGTCACACGTCACCATAATTAACCCAATCTTTCCTATCATAAACAACAACGATTACAATGTACAGTTTGATACGGCGTTTGTTGGTAAAACTGAAGAGTTACAAGAAATAATTAATACAAATCGGTTAGATGGTCATGTTGAGTATGCACGCGATAGAAACGTGATGGGTATCAACATTAGCGATAACAGCGAACTCGAATGCATGGGTGACGGCATGTATGACATATTCGACGGCACCAAATTAAATGTGTGTCATGACGACACTTTGATCGAAACGATAGTTTTTAAGGATGGCAATAAATATTTTAGACCGCAATTATTTGAAGTGGCTCATGATGACGATTATAATCAACAATGTGCGTCGCAAATGTCTGAAACGTCAAACTACATCGAAAATCGTAGCTTTACAAAACGTATATTGACCAATATACTACGAAACGACGTTTGCGACACAACTCTACACAAAATACATGCTCTATATACTACGAATGTGTCAAAATATACTACACTGGCACACAAATATAACTACGAAAGTGTAGAGTTGAACAATTTGTATGGAGCGGATATTGAACGATACCCTGCAAATATACCTTTTTCCAAAACTACGATGCCGTATATTTCATACAACGAGTCGTCGCCCCAAACTGACATTTCGAGCACGAAAAATAAAATTGATTTTGACAGGAGCGTCGTGTTGCCCGTATTTAATAATTTTGTTGAATATGAAACGATAACACCGGTGTTTAATCCGTTTAGCGAAGGGGGTGTTGATGTGCCGCGACCAGAAACGCGACCTCCATCACCGCCACCACCCACGCCATCTCTACCCGACCTAACTTTAACCGACAAATTATTAACGTTTTCGTGTTATTATTCATTGCCTACGTTCAAGTTGACGGAATGCGATATAAACGATCAGCACATAAAGGACACCATAGCCAAATTAAAGCAAAACGTCAAGATTGACCAGTTATGCGAGCGTGCCGCGGGCCTAGCCAATATCATAAACTCGTACGCCTTCATAAACGGCCATATTGCGTGTCAGTGTATACTAGACGAAACTGAAGGAATTGTAATTAAACAACACACGAACAATATACTCATCTTTACCGACCAAACAAACCAGTCGTCGGATGGACAAAAATATAATCAGTTTATTCATCGTTGGGAAGATAATTATTTCTCGTGTCCAGACCCCTCGTGGGTGGACATGACGACGGGCACATGTAACATTCCCGACAACGACAAACTGTATTACATTGATGACATGCAAAATGAATTAGGTTCTTGGGACGTATGAAACGATCCAATCTAGCAATTTAAAATTAAATTGCTGCGATAGTTCGTTTGACGAACCGGCGCACCAATTTACGCCATACAAAAAAACGATCTATCGCAGCAATTTAAAATTAAATTGCTGCGATAGATCGTTTGTATCGAACAGATAAAGCCTGCCGGTTCGTTGTCCGGACACTCATGACGGCATTTGCGATAACATCTTGCGCGTCTACATTGTCTCTGATCCCAAAAAGAATTGTATGTGTATGGGATATTTGTCGTATTTTGCCAATGGTCGGCGCGATCTAATCAATTCGTCGGAAAAGACGATATCACGCGTTACCACGACACGTTGAACGCTACGAGTATTATCATAAGTAGGGTCAATTTCATTATACATCTTCAAAACCCTGAGTCCTGTGGGTTCGATGGCAACAGTAGGACTAGTTCTAAGTATAAATAATGTGCTGCTCGTCCCTCCCAAATTCAAATCTTGAGGAGCCACTAGTTTCCTGATCAAGTTACCTATAAACGGAGGAGTTATATCCGGGTTGTCGAGTACAACTTGGGCATCAGGAGTAAAAGATCGAGTTGATCTTGTACTGACGCTTATACAAATTGCATTAGGATCACTTTTAGCTATCACGCCGCTAGTTTCTGTGTAAATAGCATTAATATGGTCCCATTTCATTTGCATGTTTCCTTTGAATTGATCGCATATTCTTCTGACTTCAGCGTCTTCTTTGTAGATTAAATAGAAAACGAGACGCTCCTCTAGCGGCATGTTGTCAATGCTCAATATTTCTTTGTAGTTTTGCTTTAGCGGTATTACTATACGTTGATCGTCATCTTGCTGTATAAGACTTCGTCCTGCCAAAATAGGCAATTCTTGACCTTTTGCATCTGGTATTGTAATGGTGCTTTTTTCGGTTCTAAAATAGTAGGATAAATGAAAATTGCACACGTAGGTTTCGTCCATATTGTACGCATCAGGCGAGCATTCGGGTCGATTCAATCGAGCGCCGAATCGATCAAACGTGTGTACAGTTTTAAATACACAGTTATTTGTAGTAGTTTGTCCGGTAAAGTTGCCATTTTGGCTGGTTTGAAACTGCAACATGATGATGTTAGAAAAAGAAATCTCTTATACAATCAATCTGAGCCAAGATTTGATCTATTCAATATTCAACACTTATATCAAAGAGAGATACAAGTTTAAAAGTGAACACAAAGATTTTTACGATGAAAACGAGAACAGGACACGACATTATGAACACGATAAATTTACAACAATCAAGAAAAAGCTGTTGTCGCTAGAAAAGTTTGTGCACGTCCAAGGCTCGAAACTTGTGCCCTTTGTGAATAGAATCAACGAAGAATGGCCCACGACACCTGACGCCCCGTTAAAACGCATCGTTGTAGTGCGCACATATCAACACGTCAGCGATATCGAGATAAAATTTGAATCCACCTACTTTTCAAGAAATCTGATAGATACTTTTGACTCGTCAATGGCCACTAAACAGATACATCTTTATAACATATTGAACGGTACGCGCGAGAGCAGTATTCGTAACTCGCATCTTGGCTCCGATGAAATATTGGCGAGCTTGCGCGTCGAGTACGAGTACACGGGCAATGCGCCATCGAAACAATCACTAGCCATAATGACTAGCATCATTGACGACATGGAACAAATAGCAAAACCACACGATATTTGTCCCTATTTACCTCATACCACTCTGCAGAACAGCATAATATACAGGAAATTTACAGAGGAACGTTATGTGCACGAATTTGAGAATAACGACATACTAAAGTGGGCGATAAAGCTGGATGGTATCAGATGCAAAGGCTATTTTGTTAGAAACGAAATAAAAATATTCATGGACGACCAGCAAATGTTTAGCGGTGTAATGCAGACGACGCCGTTTGATCACAATCATGTAGTGTGCTTTCAATGCGAAATGATGGACGACAAAACGTTCTATATGACGGACATTTTGCATGTATTCAAGTACAGCTACAATAATTGTTCTCAGTACGAGCTATTGTTGGATCCGTATAACGTTGCGCCGCTAGACGCAATCGAATGTCTCAATGCCGTATTCAACGATACACGTCTCGAGTTCGACACCAATCGCGTGTTGCATTTTCAAAAGTTTTACGATCCACCGCTACCGACGTCGTCTTACAGCACGCTACCGACCGATGGATACGTTTGCCTGAACAAAGCCATGGAGTACATTAAATATAAATACAAAAAAACCATTGAAGTCGAATACAATGGAACACATTTTGTCACATCCCAAGGCATAATCAGTCAAGATAAGCTCGTTCAAAATGATTACAATTTATCATTGACGATTAACGGTATATATGAAGCGGAACTCGACGATAGCGCCATTCGTATATTGAAATTGAGACGCGACAGACTCGTGCCTAACTAAAAACATGGACATGGGACCTAGACTCATTTGGGGGGCTCAAACGATGAAGTTTAAAAATGCAGTGTTTCACGAGTACAAATACTTGGAAGACACCTATAGATTAGACGGTAAATACAATATGTTCGATGCGAGAACGTTGTATCGAGATCTTGGAGAAAAATATAACGTGTCGATAAGCGCCTTGGCACGTTACGACGACAATGACACTAACATGAGCGGCCTGATGTTAATAATGCTAGTGAATTATTTTTCACAAAAATATGATAGCGAGCACACATTTGCTAGCATGTATGAAAAACCAGGAGGACAAGAAAAACTGATTGAATCTTACGCCTTTAAAAGTTATACCAAATATAGCGTTGACTGCTATCCCGAAATCAATCATTTACGGTTGAATAGGGTGCCAGAAGAAGAGATGCTGAATTATTTGTTTTCTCCGCAAACTTCGAGGATTCGACGCACCAACACTGACATTTTGCAAAACTTTTGCCCAATGGAGACCGGCGGAGTCAACGAAAATTATATGCCCCAAGAGGCAGTCATCACGGATCAACATATTATTTTGCCGAGTCCGTCACGTCTTGTGCCTTCTAATGATGTGTCTAGTATGATAATTAGGGACGACGAAACGGGCACTTTAATTGTGTACGCACTAATCTATTCACGTAAGCTGTAAATCTTTCTTGTAATTGTTCCATTGCATAGGTGTGTATTCATTGATGTTTCCCAGATTTCTTTGTATATATCTATAGGTGTTTATATGATTGTGAAACTCCATACTAGTATAGACTATGTAGTGTGTCAATAAATAATTTTTTAACCCTTTATTTCTGTTTATTTCTTCCACCATCACTATAGGTGTGCCTTCGTGCTCTTTACGCAAAGCTAGCTCTAATTTTTCAATGGCGACCACCATTACGCCTCGTGTCAATAGATAATGATAGGCGCAGACAGGACATAAGAGCTTGATAAATATATTTATATAGAATGACTTGAAATTGTTTAGGTGATGCGTAATAAAATTGTATTCATACTTGTCGCGATTGGCGATCATGTCATCTACTATCATGGCCATTAAATGAAACGTGTCCCAAATAGTTGTAAATGTATACGTATAGTTTTTTGGTAGGAACGCACGCAAGTTGAGCTCGTTCATTTTTTCAATAAACATTTGCTTCATTTCCTCTAGTTTAATGTTTTTAGGTAACGCTAGGGCCCAACTTTGCAACTCTGCAATTTCTTTCTCTTGCACATCTTTGTAGGCGATTAAACAGGCGACATGATACAAATAGGTTAATTCTTTGGATAGATTAAGTGTCATTTTGTCTGATGTCGATACTCGCATTAAATCCATTAATCTAAAAATAAATAGAAAAAAGCTGTCTCTATAGCGCGAATAGAGCGGCGTTAAAGGAATCATTATGAATACAATACAGCTCTTCCTATTTACGCCTCACGACGTGGAAAATGACAAGCCCGACTATGGCAACGACACAATTTATTTCGAGGCAATCAATGAAAGCGTATTCGATGCGTCTTGCGACAAATACAGTCTTTTTGCTGAATTAAAAAAGGAAGAAGCCTTATTTATGAAAAAGACGTACGACGACCTGGTGCATTATTTCAATGGTAATTTTTATAAAAATCACGTCTTGTTGGACGCGTTGGTGATGTATAAGACTAATATAGAAGAGCACGTCGACAACACGGCATTTGGCAAAAACATACTCGACTACTGCGAAAATTTTATTGTTAGCCTATTTCAATTGTTTAGGCTTCAAAGCAAGATAATTGTTTTGCTTCCTCGAAATCACAATTTAGACGAGGATAATTTAAGTGCGCTTTTAAAACGTTTATCTGACCAATCAATCATTCAAATCAAAACGATATGATAGGAACGATCGTCTTGGTGCTAGTCGTACTGGCCGTCCTATACTTTTTATGGGTCAACAATAAATTAAACCTGGATTCAGTGAATGAATCGTCGCCGCAATTGACGCAGAGCAGTGATTCCGTGCAAGTGCAAGAGGACGGTCGAATGAATGTTCGATTCAATCAACCTAGAATGAAAAATTTGAGGGTGTCTTACGGCGAAAACAATATCGCCAAAGTAGTGATAGCAGAAAAACCCATGTCCTACAATGAAATAATTGAAATGGGCAATAAAAGTGTGACCGGTAACAGCGTGTTTATAGGCGTGCTAAACGATTCCAATTCGGCAGCACTGACCAACAACAATAATGTCCCTACGACATCTACTGCCTCAACTAAAAATACTGCCAATTTCACTATCAAGCAGTTTAAGAATCTATTCATCATATTCAAGGGAGTGGACGCTACAGAACTTAAAGTGTCGGCGAATATGGCTAGATACGAGTCGGAAGGAATGGTTTATTGTCTCTTGGACGCCAATTCAACTACAGTGCCCGACGTCAGAGACGTAAGCTATCCCATCATGATCGTTACAAACAATCAAAATATTCAGCTAAAGCTCAAGGAATGGGGATACACTCAAATCAATGATGCGGGCACAGTGTTTGTGAAAAATGAAAAGTCGTTTAGATTACAATAGAAAAATTTTATTACCAGACACCATAATATTAATTACACCTAGGGTTCATAAATACTACGCCTTAAGACTAGGTTTCACAAGATTAAAATCGTCGATAGACGCCATTTTGATGCCTATATATTTGTTCCCTCTCAACATATTCTCGTGTTCCTGCTTAAATCTATTGATTAGATACTCGACATCCAATTTTTTTTTGTCTTGCGCATGCTTCATTTTTTCGACAGACGCAAAGGCGTCTTTGATGGACGCAACGGCCGCCGTTTCCGTCACATACGAACCCGTTTCGTACTGTAAACGCACTATATATTTGAGACGAGCATAGGCACAGTTGGCAATTTCAAGACACATCATGTTGTGCTTGTAATTGGGATCGTTTAACATTAAATTTTTATAAAATATATAACCCGTATTGGGATCCCTGTTATACGTGAATATATGCAATAAAAATTTCCGAACCGGTTCTACTACAATTTTTTTGAATTCGTTCTTTTTAGGAAACACATTTTGCTTGTAATGATCATAGAACGAACCGCTAAACTTGAGCTTCATGTAGCTGCCGTCGCTGTTACGATTCGAATGGTCGATATCAGAGAATATGTGATCAAAATACACTACAATAAATCGATTTTTGGTAGCTTGATCAAAATCACTGATATGCACCAAATCATTATTGAGCATAAGAACTTTAAAGTTGCCATTGTATGTTTGCTGAGGCTCATATTTTTTCATGGCAGTTTGCTCTTTACTAGAATCGACATGAGTTTTAATGAAATCAGCATTCAAGTGGTACACCTCGTTCAAGACGTACATTTGACTGATCAATTTACGCGCCTCCATATCGTCGGGCCCGCTACCCTTTGAATTGTTATATGTCTGTTGATCGCGCCTATATGTAACAATGAGATCGCTCATCACGTCGGCGTAACTCGACTTGCCGCTGTCCGATTTACCCACAATATTCACTAGAGTTTTTTCATAATCGCACGGAATACCCATACTGGCGGACATGTGAATCAACGTCAACGTTTTGGCGTCATTAAAATTAGTTAAAATTCTAAAATACAAATACCCTGTAATGATTTGATTCAGCAGATTGCTTGATATACCTTTGATGTTGATACGCGACATAACAATACGTTTATAGAACCTAACTAACCATGATAACATATCGTCTTCGGGCCTAGCTATAATCAATTTGTCCCACCAAATGTTCCAGGTCTGTACAGAGTCGCTCAATTTCCTATACTTGACAAAATACTCATCTATAGGAACTATCGACTTAAATTTAACATTTTCCATTTCGTAATGCGCCACGACCCTTGTAATGACACTATTGATATTGATAGTCATACAATTTTCGAGTAAATCGACAAGCCACTCTTCGCGAGACTCAAAACTATCATACAAACAATTTATAATATTACCCTGATTCTTTGCAATATAATCAATCAACTCTACATCATCAGTCAGAATAGTTTTCAAGGCTGTAAAATAATCCTGTTTGTTACTCAACAAAGACCAAACAATTTCTATGACATCATTGTCAGTGCAAATAAGATTAAACATGATGGCTATTTTCAGGCCCTTTACGTTATCCAGTTGAAAATTATCGAGACACTCACAATGATTACTACACGAGTCGCAATTATTGTTGGTTCGAAACTCTTTCATTTTATTAATATTGACATATATACCCATCAAAATTAATTCGTCGGGTGTCAAGTTCCACAATTTGCTGAATGCAATCTGCAAATTATTAAATGATGTAGTACGACAAGTCATACAATTGTCTGTGTTCACAGTCGTAGTGTAGTTATACAATTGCACTTTAAAATGCCTCGCCTGACAGGCTACATTGTATATGAGCAATAATTGCAATTCGTTTTTCATGTGATTCAACATGAACTCGATCAATTGCTTAGGAGCGACGGGCTCAAGATCCTCTCGATCCATAAAAAATTTAAACGTGCAATTGGTCATGATCCACGGACACAAATCGTGATGTCTCATGGCCAAGGCATTAAACAGGCCGCTGCTAGTGTTGTACAAATATTTGCATCTATTAAAAGTAATTTGAGGCAGAGTTTCGCTCTTGACTTTTTTCAATTCTTTCAAAAAAGTATCACTCTGATCAGTGCTCTTGTTAACCTTGTAATATTCTCCGTTAAAGATAAAAGTGCCGTTTGATTCAATTTTTTTAAAATATGATTTGCACAACACGGCAATGTCTTGAGACGTATCAATGGTATGCTTGTTGTACTTCCACGCATTTGTTTTTGCAAATACGAGTATATGCATAGCATAATACAGTCCTAATTCATCACTTTCGCTTCTTGTAAAGGTGAAGCTGTCACACATGTCATCAAAGGCACGCTTTTTAACGTTCATATACACTTTACAGTAATCAAGCAAATTGCCGTCTTGATACTTGTCGAGCGCTTCACACAATACCTCAATACACAGTTTGATGTCCGATTCCGTGTAATTAAAATCTTCAATCCTAGATTTGACTTGACGCCATACGACAATCATTAAAAATTCAAAATTGACATAATTAGACTCTCTAAGATACCACTGCAGTACGCTATCGTCGACATCATGTTGAACCAACAATTCCATCATTGACATCTCCACTTCTTCTATCACATTGTCGATCACCTCCTTGATTTGAGCATCAAATATGCTACTAGGCGTAATATTCTGAAGGTACACTAGGCGAATGCTCTCATTGTCCATTGTAGGCGCGGTCTTCTCTGGGAACCATTTCAAATTGTCCGTGTTGATTTGAACCAAATGGTTGTACTCCGGTACCGTCTTGCAGCGCGACAACAACACGTCGTCTCGTAAGAATGCAAACCAATCCTTGTTAGTATTAACAAGCTGATTCAATAGATAACAAGAGATACGTTTGTTATCGTTCATCGTTTCAAATACCATAAATTTGATTCCTCGTTTCCTAATGTCGTCCTTGCATCTGGTGTTGACAAACATCTTGTTGTTTCCTCTTCCGACTTGCATACCAATGGTTATGCAAGGTTTGTGCGACTCTTGAAACACAAACAAATTGTGATTGCCAAGAGTCGCATGATGAGGCAAAGGTATCCATTCGTTTAGCGTTATGCCGTTCATGTGTAGATAGAGACGCCATCCAAAAAAAGAGCACACCAAGTTGGGCCAGTAGACATACTCGTTAGCCTCCACATAATAGGTGGGCAAAAAGGTTTTGTCTATTCTATTGTCAGAGTTCACGTCTTGTGATTTAAAGAAGCGATTAAAATCCACAAGAGCTTCAATCTTGCCCTTGTCTTCAATCCTCGCGAATGGATACACTTTAATGTGTATATAATTTCCCTGAATGGTCCAGTGATGCGATTGAATCTTCTTATTGTGCGAGTCGTCATTAAAACAACTAATCTTCCTTTTGGGTTGTGTCGACTGCGTCATCATGTTTTTCAACAGATTCATGAATATATCAATGTTGATGATTAGCTTCTTCGTGTTACTTGTGCTATGTTTTAAGATTAGCTCTTGTACTATAGCCAAACTACGTACATCATCGCGCTCGCACGTATTAAATCCGCGCGTAATAATGTTGTTGATATCTATTGTGGCCGTCATTGTAGCGGTAGCACTACTAATGCTCTACTACACACTATTATATTGTAATCCTTATCAGGCGTCGGTAGATAAGCTAATCAGTGATTTCAGAGACACTCTTCATTTCGGTGCGTACATCGACGTGTACGATCTGACCGTTCGCGACCGCGTAGAGAGACTATTTGTGATACGGCCCGAGAATATTGTGCTTTATAATAGTGCGGGCGAACTATTTTATTATCTGGAATCGAGCAGCTCGTTTTGCCCCAAAGAGTTTGCAGTGGTTAAATTTAACTACGACAACATCAAATCGATTAACGAAACGGGTCTTTTTTCGGTAGTCTGTACAAAAATTAACAGTCTAACTATACTCGAGCATTTTGTAACTGTAAAGCAGAACGTTAGTGATACTAAAATTTTATTACAAGTTAACCAGATACACTACAGCGTCCTAGATATAATAAACTTGTTAATACACCTGGGTTACGTACAAATTATTTAAAAATTCGCATCGTTAGTAAATACGGCGTCATGATCGTCTAAATTTGACATAATTTTGTTATGATAAATATGCCAGTCATCACGCGGCACCGGGCACGGTTTTAAATTGACAAAGTAGTCGTACGAATAATTATTTTTTTTTAAATCGTCAATCAACGTAATGCTCTTGATGTGATTGAATCCTTTGTTTTGTAAAAACCACAACACAACACGCGGTGATTTAGGTAAATGGTCGTCGGTCACGTCCGAGTAAAAAAAATTGTCTTTATATATTTTATTATTGTACTTGTCGTAACTGATGATCGTTTTGCGTTTGCTAGTATCTATCTTGTAACCGCCGCATATTATGATGTCAAAGTACGAGTTTAGTTTTACTTTGTCCATAGAATCGCTGACGTGGCGCTCGCTTCCGTACGACCACAATATCAGTATGCAGCCTCTTTTGCGCAAGTCGTTTAAACTGTCGTATATGCGCTCGTCACGTATATTAACCTCTTTTTGATCGGTGATTAAAGTGCTGTCCAAATCAAACACCAAGACGTGCGGCGGCTCATCTATACATATGTTGTTGTGTTTCATTTCATAAATATCGAACGCATCTTGAACATACCACTCTTTGAGCATTGCGTAAATAGGCGTGCAATTATTTTGTATCACATACGCATGTCCCAAATTATTTATATTGAATGATTTTTTTATATAAAACCGAATGACACTCATGTCGTCAGGACATTTGAAAGAGACCTTTATGTATTTTTGCAAGTCGAGCACGTTTCCTTTCTCTACGCGATTTTGAAATAAAATAAATTCAAAGCGATCCAAGTGGTCTTGCGTAATATATTTGACGTCTCGCAGTTCGGCCAATATGAGAATATGTCGCTTGAAAAAACAAAATTGACGCCTCAAACAGCACCATGTCAGAGCCATCACACTTGCTTCGATATCTTCTTGACGTTCTCGAGATTCAGACAATCGGAAGACTACAGTGGCTTGATTGATTTCTTGATTATTAATTTTCCGAAAAATGTTAAAAATAAAACATTTAATTTTATTAACACAGGACACCTGTTCCATTCGCTGTACGCGTACATACCACCGTTAACTGACGTTACGCGCGAAAGAAAACAGATTCGGTTGTCCGAAGAATGCATAAAAAAACTTTTTGTCAGCACAATCAACGACTTCAAATTATACAATGAACTGTATACGATGCTGAGAGCCAACAGGGACATGATCAAAATGTGCCCTTGTGAATTGTTAATGAAGCGACGTAACGACATTATCGATTATGTCGATACAATAAAAAATAAACAATTCGACACAAAGCCGCTGAAGCTAAAAAAGGAACCCATCGACAACATCATGTACAAATACTCGTTGAATTGGAAAAATATGTTGCTCAAGAAGAAGATACAGGGTATAAGTATTAAAGCAAAAAAAAAGCGTAAAATTAAAGTGCGAAAAATATTGAATGACGACGTTTTGAAACTAGAAGACGACAAGAGCGCTACAACCACACTGATCGGTATTGCCGGATTCACATTGAGAGCGTGCGATCACACATTTACGTTACTCGAAAAGCAATTGCGCTCTGGCGACGAGGCGGTTTCTTTCATCAAGATTTGCACGAAATGTAGCTACAACACAGTCAAATCCTAGTCGTACGATCTACGGCGACCGCCTTGGCTACGACGCCTGCGTCTTCCGCCAGTGGAACGAGATCGAGATCGCGGTCTACCCACACGTCGCCGATAACCGGACGTGCTGCGACGACCCCTTGGTCTGCCTACACGCCTCCTGCCGCCGCCGGAAGAACGACGACGACGACTTGAGCTACGCGAGCGGGATCTATTCATGCGACCGTCCATGTTTCAAAATATACTCTTATAAAATTAAACAATGCGTTTCTTTTTGACTACTTCGTCTACATCAGCGCAATTATATATATGATTGTAGTCCTCAATGTTGAACCTGCAATTGGACATGGCACAGTTTTCGATAGTACTATGTAATATAGCGTTCATAGCGTTTGTGAACACCCTATCGACATTGATGTGCTCGATTGATTTGAGCATTTGATCGGTCAAATCAATGTTTTCGTTCTCGACAATACGCCGACTCTTTTCGTCGATGACGAATTGTGGTTCTAGTCGTATCATGGTGTCCCACCGCTGGGTAATTATTTCCTCAATTTCATATAGTTTCTCATTACGCACCTTCTTGATGCCTTCCATCAGTATGATACGCGGATAACGTGCTATGGGATAATTAAACAGTCTGCCGAGTGTGACTCTCAATATTTTGAGTGCTTCATAGTCGACCTTGTTATCGAGACCGGTTATCTCGCGCAGCTGATTAACTATATAGCTTTTTTCCAGTTCATTTAGGGCAGGCGGGCAGTCGTAGTCTTTATACATGGACTCTTGCAAGAAATTGTAAAGAGATGCGTACGATGGTGTAATCTTTAAAAATATCATACATTTTGTGATGTCGCCTATAAAAAATTCTGTAGTAGAGCCAGCAGCCTCGGTGTAATACTTTAATAGCTGTCTACATTTGCGTTGCAGCGACGCCAGATCCGAATTGTCTGATGGTGTTGGTTTCATGACGCCTATAAACGATGTCGCCGGAGGTCTTGCGACTTGCTGAACCGTGCCCGTTGTAGGATTGGCAAATTGACTCGTGAGAGCAGCGCTGGTTTCTTGAGAACGAATCAACGACATGCGGGCCGTGTTAGTCAACAAATCGACAATTTCCGTTATCGTAAAGTCGACTCCCGCATTCTGGTTGACCAGTATAGGAAAGAATTTTGGCCATATCGGCATACGCATAGCGGGATCTATCTTGTTTTTGAGGGTTTCAATACCCAAAAATAGCGACACTGAACTCATTTTAACGACGGTCACTTACTTGTTGTCAAACGATGAATTTGTTGTCATATACATCTGAAAAAAAATACAACAGATCCAACATTTCGTTGCCGTTGTTCATTCGTATTTCATTGCCGACTTGTATGTTTTCAAATAATTTTGTGGCCACCGCCGATTGTTTAGATATTTGAAATAGCGACGAAACTTTATTCTCTGATAAATCGTCTATGATAGTTTTAGCAGTAGAATTTTGTTGCAAGACGTCTTGCAATGTAACTATCTCGGCATATACATTGCGAGCAGGAGGAGGAGAGACGTTTCTGCGTCTACGTCTGGTGTCAGTTTCGGTTTCACTGCTACTTGCACCGCTGCTGCTGCTATTGGGTGTGTCCAAAAACGAAGTGGACGGCATTATGACGCTTGATCAATCAACAAGGATATATCCTTATCCAAATTATGTTTAATGCACAAGTGCCGTATAAAATTTTCGGGCACGATGTACGATTTCATGAGGGCGACACTCAATTCCGTCTTGATATTATTTAATTTGTTAATAAAGCACTCAAATTGTTCGTCGTTATACTGTTTCATGATCAAACGACACACATTACGTATTTCGAGTTCGGACGCAAACTTAGTTTTGTTGGGTGCCGCCTCTAGATAATGACGTAAAAAGAAGCCTGTAAACAAGACGGACGCTATTTTGTTAACTTTTTTAACTTTTATGCCTTTGCTCAAGTTTTGCATGAATAATTTAAAGGGGCTATACAACTTGGAATTGAAAGTGTACGAGTTGAGACCCGTCAACAGCAATTCCAAATCTTTGTCTTGCACGCCCACTAATACTTTGCGACACTCTTTAACGAAAGGCGCGCAAGTTTGTTTGTTTGAATACAGCATGAACGCCTTGTCACACAATAAATTATAGAAAAATTGCGTAAACGAGTTGGTTATTATATCGTCAATTTTAAATATATCATCGCTACGCTCGAGACGTGTATGCAATAGTATATTTAGGAATATTGGCAAGCCGAACATGGGTCGTAAAAATATATCCCAGCCCTCTTGAACGGACACATCGAAAACGCTAATTGATACCGACACGTAACGCGACTTGCACATTAGGCATGCAATATGGCCCGCGGGACACTCGACACACAACGAAGCAATTTCATCAATGTTCGGTTTCGTGATGGGCTTGTAATAGGGACGCAAGTATTGAATGATTTGTTGAAAGTTGGTGACTTGATTCATGAATTCGTCTTTAAGAAAAATTGAAAAAATTCGTTTGATATCGCTATTGTCGTCACGCGACTCGAAATTTTTCTTTACATTTTGTACGACTTTGAAAAATTCAGTAAAAAATGTGAGTCCTTTAACTTTAACGCAGTCCTTTTGATCGTAGTACACTGAGTATAAGAAGCTGAGCGATTCAATTTGCTCTATGGTCAGATCTGCGCCAAAGCTTACGTTTTTGAAATCATCATACTGAAAGAACCTGAGACAATAGTCGATTGTATATTTGTTATCCATTTTTGCGCCTTAATATAGATGGAATCAGATGAAAGTTTTTTATCGTCGGTTCCAGATGAGCTGTCTAGATTTAATAATGACGCACGCAAAATGTTGTCTTATTTGAAAAAATTGGAAAAGTTACCTAATTATGTATACCTTAAAACTATCATCACGGATAAATTAACTGATCCGACGTCGGAGATGCTATTGCCGACTGTTCATCTGGATTTTGCTAAAGTGGATAGACTGAAACTGTTGTATCTTGAAAAATTTTCAAAAAAATACAAGCGTTACGGCATAACTGTCGAGCTTAATAAATCTGGAACCACGAGAGCGCAAACTAAAACGTCCGATGATGTATCGCCAAACGATTTATTCGATTACGCTAACACGGCGCATCGTGACGTTGTTAATTATATACAAAACACACCGAATTATAATGATTCTGAATTAACAAAAATATTAGGCGATTCTATGAATAGCATCTCTGAGTTTATTACAGAGAATAAACAGCTGCCTAATATAAATGTTAATGATATGGTTAATCAATTACTGATTGACAGCGTACAACTATTTTTCATAGCATACAGTCAATACGCAGACGTTAATTTCTCTCGATCAAAATTAATCAATTTTGCACTCAATAATTGTGATGAGCCTCTTTTGTGTGAAATCATAGAGAGAATTAAATCAAACGCTGACGATGACGAAAAGGTAGTAAACTATTATGATTACGAGAGAGCCAATTATTATGTACGTAAAGTGATTGATATGTACAATGACGAGCATGGGCTAATCAAATTTAAATGTAACGAATTGTCATCAATCAAAAACGTGAAAGATATACCAGAAGCCGAAATAGCCAGGGTAAAGAATAGTTTAGTTGAAATAGCCAGAGCTGAAAGGGCCAGGAGTAGTTTTGATGAAATAGCCGAGGTACAGAGTAATCTTGACGAGTTGAGTAAATTTTTGCCTAGTAGCGACACATCTCAGATGATGACCGCTAGTTCAATGGTGGAACAAAACAATAGATTCGACGCATCATCTCCAGATCTAGCAATAATTGAAGATATGGCTATACCGCAACAAATGATCGACTCGCCTCCTCCGCCACCCGTCATCGACGAAACCGTGTACAATATTGCTTATTTTGATTCGTTCATTAGACCGCAGACCAATATCGAGATGAACGTTGATAAACACGTGTTCAATATGCCTGCATATCTACGCGAAGAAGCTATAACAACAAATACAATGTTCAAGCTCAACAATAGACTAGACGAGCTATGCGCGACGATGCCTGCCGACGAAACTATGGCTCAAGATGAGATTTCGATACAATCATTCTATTTAAATTTAAACAATTTATGCGACGTTCCAAGACGTATCAATTTTTACAACATGCTAAAACCCATCACTCTTTACGTACGCGACCATAGCACACAAACGAATATTCACGAATTTATCATTCGTCAGTTTCATTATTTTGTAAGCGCGGCAAATAATTGGAATAAATTGAAACAAGATTACATTGCACAATACATGACGGATGTCGATCTTAAATTTTTAGTGTTGCTGCAATTGACATTTTTAAAAAACTATCGCGCTTTTATAGATAAGTATATAGACACTAAAATTGTAAACCACTACAACCCCATCCTTTTGAGAGCCTTAAAAACTTACGATTCAATCATCAATAAACAGTTTGATAGGCTAAATTTAGCATTCGAATATCGCCCTAACGAAATTAATACGCCGCCAAGTAGACTCATAATGTATATCATCAATTCCAAATGATTATTTATATCATATTAATGCTCACGCTGCTGGTCATTGCGGCTACAATGTTATTTGTACTGGTATTGAATCGAGCACAAGTAAAAAAATTGCTATACTATCAATACAACTATATACCGGAGCCTTTGATAAGATACGTTAAAGTTGACAACTTGAAATACGACTAATTACATTATGGCGTGCAATTCAAATATATTGGTTCGTGTATCGGAAAAATATGTACTGTTTCCTCATAGCGAAGTGAAGGCCATGACGGACGTCGGCGGTGCGGTTAACGAAAATTTAATCGTATACGTTCCCACCAATGAAGACATTGAATATGTCTATAAATCCAGTCTGACCAACTTTAGAAATGTGCTAATAATGAAGCATGAATTGTTTAATGATCGCCAAATCAAAAAAAATTCAGCGGCCACCGTCGTGTATTGGAATCCCGTCTTGCCTATACGTGAAATAGGACTCGGTAAGACGATGGTATTTAGTGTGCTCTTGACCAACAATCTTTTTGTTTGTGAAACAATAGTAATAGACACGAGCCAAGCGTTGTGTCCTATCGAAAAATTGAACGACTATCGTAACGACAAATATTTTCCTATCAATGCGGCATCACCGCTCTACTACAAACAAGACCTACTTAACAATGACATTAAGAAATTTTTGATTTGTTTCGACATTGAAACAGAAGACAGCATCAAGATACTCAATGTACGACGCATCTTGACCATACTACAGTACCGTGACACTGAAGCGACATACGCCATCAATCTACCAAACAAAGAGGTGGATAATATTTACAGAAAACTGTATTGGGAGCGTATACGACGACGCATCAAAGGCGGCAATAGAGAAAAATGCGTTCTCGTCAATCGTAGCACGCTACAATACATCATCATGGCGCAGCAATTGCTGAGCATTAAAGACAGCGCCAATACCACTCTACAATTCATTGCAATGTTTCAAGACCTCATTCCATCTCATCATCTTGTACCCGAAATTATAATTAAAATGAACAACATAGAGGGTCGCTCAAAAAGAAAAGTTCGCGTCTTTTGTAACGACGACAGTTACAGCGTAACGACACTCGGTCTAGTGCCCAACAATATGCCCGAAATAAACACGCAAAAATTTGACTACGCGGCAATGAACGCCAACTTAAACGATACCTATACTCTTCTTGTACGTCATGACGTACAAGATCCTACAGTAAAGGTGGCGCATTACAACTATTATTTCTAAGACCTAATGATGGAACGCGAATCAATTTTAGACCACGATCAAGTTAGCCAGATCGTGGTCAAGAATAGAGTCTTTCTACGTGATTTTTTACTCATCATAGCAGGCCTATTAATATTTATCATTATAGTAGTGTTCGTATTGCTGATTTTTAATTTAAATAAAAATATAGAACAAAGACAGCAATACGAACAAGACGTCTCATATACCTACAACAGGAGATAGGGAAAAATTAAACCAAAAAATTAAGTCATAAAATTTATTGTTCACATAATTGATTTACATGAGAGATATATTTATCCACTGCAAATTTACGCTTACACAACTTGTGCGTCATGTAGCGAATCTTACCAAAGACGCGCCTTTCGGGAAACCCTTTGTCGTGTAGGCCGCAAATGGCCTCCATACAACTTACGTAACCGCGGGGATCTCTGCCGTCTATGCTGTAGTGATTTTTGAAGAATATGGCTAGCCTCAAAGCCAATTGGGGCAACGACGTCCATTCTAGTATTTTTTTAGCCCAATACATATGCATGAATCCGTGCATTTTACCAGTGTGTACCAACTCGAGTTGAGCGGCATTCCATAACGGATCATGCGTTTCGGCCTCGCTCAACTCTCTCAAGTCATAAATGTAAGAACGCTTGTCTTCCTTGTGCTTGAGCAGCGTCTTTTGTGCCCACTGAGGAGCGCCATCCAACTTGTTGTATTTTCGATTGTAGAAGCAGAAATTGTCTGCTAATTCGCGACGAATAAAGAATTCTTCGATAAAAATGTCAATGTCGGCGCCGGTACTACGAGCGTACAACATGATGCGCTGTGCCGATATTTGGCCGAAATGAAGCCATGGCGACAAGTTGCCCAAGACGTCATCCCTGTCCTGCTTCTTCTTGAGTAAATCATATTTTTTATGATTGTAACGAAAAAATTCTTCGAGTGCCTTCACGGCATTATGATAGCCTGCAGTGGCCCATTCGATGGGCTTAACATGCTTGTTGACGTCGCGCGTTTCCAGCATCGACTGCCAATCTATCGAGCTGCTATGAAAGGACGTAAACGGATGCGCGACGACCGGCGGAAACTCGGTGAGATAGAGCGGCAATAAATTGTTGAGAGCACGACGAAAATGGAGTGCCTGCGAAGCCATCTTGCCGTAGGCCGCCCAACACGGCACAATATTGTGGGCATCAACCTGAACCAATACCGCGTTCTTTGGAATGGCGCTGCGTACATTATTCACGCATTGCATGGGCTCGTTGAGAGGATTAAAATCGCATACAACGATCCCAATCTCGTGCTCTTTGATCCAGTCGACTAGCACCTTGTCGCCGCTATCGTCGAGCATATGAAAAGAAATGTTGAGCTCCTTGCATTCTGCTTCGACCAGTTTCAGGCCTTCCGTCAAAAAATGAAACTGTCTCATCGACACGTCCAAAAAATTTTGAGTGAGACAGTAACAGACGTGCAGAGGCAATTGCAAGCTCAATGCGACATCTTGTGCAAACAGCATGGCCCAGTTGTCTTGGACGCGACAGTCACGCGACATCCAGTACACAACGCCTTTGCTCCATAAGGGCAGCACGGTTTGTTTGGACAGTACCTTGAGTCTTGAATCTTCGAATGATTTTGGTGTGTTGCTCCTCAACACAGAAAACTCCTCTTCCAGGTCGACGATGCGCGGTCGTTTAGAGGGACTAGCCATAATGATACTGATAATTGCAGCATGCAAGTCCTATTATTTATATGCATAGATTAGATTACAGCTGATTAAAATATCGCCAAATGTACACGTCCATGTACGTGATGTTATCGTTATCGCCATAATGCCAAGGTTTCTTATCGCCGTAATAATTGATTACAGACGGCTCATTGTACTTTTTTATCTTATCGTATGCGCCTGCATTCCAAACGTACATGACGGATAGTTGTGTTACCGACATGTTGGACGCTATCAATGCTTGCAAGAATACTTGCTCATCATAGCCATTGTGAAATCTATTTTTTTTCAATAGATCATTTTTCGTATTGAGTTGTGACAAAATGCTGTTGTACAACATCATGTCGGGTTTCAGCACGACGGTTCCGCTACGCCCTAAAATTTTGTTGTTGTATAAAAAGTGCCGCAACTCGTCGACCGATATCACATCGTTATGTCTATATTGCTCGTAATATTTGTGGTAATCGGCACAAAAGCACATCGACGGCGTGTTCATCTCGAACAGCTCGTCAATGTTTTTGATTACAAGATGATCGGCGTCCAAATAAATAATTTTTTCATATTCCAATAGCGTTAAACATTGCCATTTAGTGAAACTATAATTGATCCATTTGCCGTAAAGTGCGTCCTGTCGCTGTGTCAGCATAGGTGGACACACGTAATGTAAAACGTCTACAATTTTTACATGATCATAGTATAATTTAAGCCGTTGAACCGCGGCATGGCTCACATGAGACGTTACGAGACACACGAGATCGTGTTTAGTTTTACTCGTTTTTAAACTTTTAGCCAATACTATAGCGCCTTGTACGTAATCGTCGTTGAGCATCACGAGTGTCACATATGCGTACATTTTGAATTGTGTCTTATTACGGACGCGACGGCACTTGATATGTCGTGAGTACGGCATTTTCGATGACGGGAGTGGCCAAAGATTCCAAAACACAGAGATAATGTTCTTCGTTCGGTTCGACGTCTTGTGACCTGGACCGTGTCATGATGGGCGACTCGCGATCATCGATGTAACCCTCGTCATCTTCATCCTCATACTCCTCGTCTTCATACTCTTCATCTTCGTAATCGTCGTCGTACTCTTCCTCATTGTCATCGATAAAATCTTCTTCGTCTTCGTTTATTCCCATTAAATAATTATTAAATAACGAATGAGCCATTTTGACGAGCGCTTGCACAAAAAATAACAAAACGACTACACTAAATATCATAACGCGAAATCACTTATATTAAAATTGCATTCGAGAACGTGTCACAAATTGATAAAATGTGGTCGAATCCACACGAAGGACTGCACGTCTACGCATACAAACGTCCCGAGACGGCGACCAAAGTTGCCGTGTTTCATCTGCATGCATTGATAGACGACCAGGGACGTTTCAAGTACGCATCCACTATACGTCGATTGAAAAAGTTGCATAAAAAAAAATATACCATCGTCGTGATGAGCGTCGATTTGTCGAGTTTCAACAGAACAACGCGTGTTGCGCCAACTAAAATAGAAGACGTCTGCCAACAATTGGATGTGCCTCTAATATTTTGTATGGCTAAACGACCTAATAAATTTCAAATACCCAAGACGGGCATGTTTGAATACATCATGCAGCAGTATAATGAAATTGATCTCGATCAATCCTTCTATTGCGGTGACAACGCGAACGGAACATCGTCACGCGACTCTGTTTTCGCCAAGGCGTGCAACCTAAAATTTATTAACGACGAGCAATATTTTACTACAAACTGAATAAAGGTTGTAAAACATTTAATTTGGTCTTTTCTTCATGTTTTCTTTTCCTAACGATAGATTTAAAGACCTCACTGCTAGGCGCCTTAGTTGTAGTCACTGCTATATCTATACTACTTTTTTTTGTATAACTATATATATCGATAGTTTCAATAAAAATTTTGGTAGCAATCTCTTTACCAAATGTAACGAGATGATGCTCATCATTCGTCGGGTTGTCTAAATTGTTCAAACACTCATTGTAGTGTTGCAACATGGCTCGCGGAGAGCTTTTTAGATCGGGATTAATACCGTCTAGACGTTTTAATGCTACCTCAATAATGGTCCTATAATTTTTAAAGAATTCTTTGCCTTTGTTGAGGCCAAATTTGAAAGCTATTACCAGCATACGACGATTAAAATCTTTATAGTCGATGCTATCATCAACATATTTCGTCTGGCTAAACAATTTTTTAATATTCTCATAATTCTTGTTGCTCGGATTGGAAAAGTAATCGTCTCGAGCCCGTTTAACTATAGTTAGAATGTTGTCTGGCAACATTCGTTCATTTTCAATGAGAGCGCTACATTTGTCAGCTATGAGCTGTTTGGCAAAAAGGTCTATATCTATTGAAATGCCATCCATTATTTAAACTTACTAATAAATGAAAGGAAAAAAATTGGATATAATAATTTTATTAACCAGTAATACATGAATTGTTACCTATCACCAAGCTAACCTACCACCATATACAAATTGTTACCATCACCAAATTTAAGCTAGCCTACCACCATAAAAATTTGACTTAAAACTAGTATAATTTAAGCTAGCCTATATTTTTTTGATAAAGGCGACACAGATGGTGTTGTTGCCCATCTCGGACGTTTTGGAGTCCAAGTCGGAGACGGTGAGGGTGACGGAGACGTTGAGGGTGAGGGAGACGGAGACGGTGAGGGAGACGGAGACGCAGGCGGTGTTCTCAGCACTCGATGTAGAGCCGGAGACGGTGTTCTCAGCACCCGAGTCCGTAAAAGCTGACTTCTCATCACTTGAGTTCGCGGTGTTCTCGGCAGCCGAGGTGGAGACGGAGACGGTGACGCAGGCGTTGAAGTCGGAGACGCAGACCCAGATTCAGATGATGCTGACTTTAATGTAGGCCGAGTCTTCTCGTCAGACTCAGACTCAAACTCAGACTCAGGCTCAGGCTCAGACTCAGGCTCAGACTCAGGCTCAGACTCAGGTGATGATGATGAGTCAGAAGACATTGGTGATGACACCTCAGGCAGTGGAGACACCTCCGGCAGTGGAGACACCTCTGACTCATAACCTAACATTTCCACCTCTTCATCATACATCATGATCATATATTTGATTTTTAATTCATTAAAGTTCTTCATCAAAGATTCTACCATGAATTGTGTCTTTTCAAATATATCAAGGGACTTTTGGTTTTCGTACAAAGAATCTAGAGTTTTTATTATTGTCAATAGAGTATCGAAATAATATTTGTTAGATTTATACAAATATTTACAGAGAGTTTTAAATATTGTCAATTTTACACTTGAATTAGTTTGATCCATTAGAAATAAACTGCTAACAACATCGATCGCAGAAGGTTCTAATTTTAACATTTCAAAAATATCGAAAGTATCATTTTGATAGCATTGTTTAACTAAAGACGAATACATGTTTTTATTTTTAATTAAATGGTCAGATTTACGTTCCCTCAGTTTTTTGTGAACCAAAACAAACCTATCCAAAAGAACTTTAACGATTTTACCTACGGTAACAGGACGTAGCCTTGTTCTCAACTCTTTACACAATTCAACATGGTTACCGGTGGTTTCTCGAATTGTAGCAATGATCTCAAGAATAAACTCAAGATCTTCTCTTGTAGGGTTTTGCAGTTCCCTGATGTAGTGCTTCGTCATAACGGACAGCAATTCCGTGATGAAATACATGATGAATCTGTAACAATTAAAAATAATACAAAATTCTATCGAAAAAATTTAATAAAACAAATTAATTAAAACTTACCAAATGTAGGGAGAGAGGGTGTCTCGTCAAGATCACTGCTGTGTTGCGCTGTCAGTACAACTGTAAATACCCACTCCTCTGCAGCGTTATTTATACTAGCGCAACTGATAAGATTATGGAACGAGTACATGATGGAAGTCACGTACGCCAAAACGTTATCTCCAGATTAGAGTATCAAGAGATTAAATTTATCGTGCGTGACCCTGAGATACATGACTTTTTGCACACAGTAATTGATGACTTGCGTCGGTCGGACGTCATCATGTCATCTGACAAAATATATTTTAATGTGTCAAAATCTCAATATTATGTGTATGTCAAGATGACACGCGAGTGTGACAAAATATTAAAATCGCACGGCTTCATGTATATGGCAGACAACATACATGTCACCACTTATGACGGTAAGGCCATCATGTTAATTAGCGAAAATATCACCACATACAACTATCACAATCACGAGTGTCGTGACGACATATGGCGTTACAATTTGCACACTTTAAATGCCATCAAGCGATGTAATTGCAGACATCCTGCAATTCTCCATAAATTTATTTTTTGGAAAAATAAAAAACGAACAAAAACGTTGGCGCGTCATTGGCGCTATAAATACGGATCGTATCAATACAAACTTTTACTCAGTAAATATGGATCCCATAATGGAGTACTCTAAAAGCTATTTCGGTGACGATTTTAACGTGGGCCATAACCGCATTTTACTCGACGGCACCTACAAAATGTATCACAATTATCACATTTCGGGCGCACCTTCAACGGAATTGGACCATTTGAATGCGGTACAGCCGTTCGTGATTGGAAACATTTTATATAGAACGCAAAATGGGTTGTGGAGAATCATCATCACGGCCATTAGGATGACATATCGTGAGCTGCCACAAAAAGTACGTGTTATCGATTATGAAAAAGGCACATTTTCATACAAGGGTAAAATAATTAACATATGGGAACAGTTTCCTGAACCGTACAATTGTGTGAAGTATAGCAGAGAAGGTTATAGTCAAGATGACATGGACGATGAAGATTTTGAAAAATACGACGAATGCACGACGATTGCCAGCCAATTGACAGAAAACTGCATCATTTTAGCAACCCCCCACCATGATGACGCGCGTGGCTATACGTATGCCATCACAATAACGGATTCCAAGACGGGAGTACTGGACGCATTCATTCTGTATAATTAAATGGTTTAATTAGTACAAACGCCTATTATTCCGCAACCCAATCTACCTCCCGAATTGCCTGTAGTTTTACTTAGGGGATGATCGGTTAGTCCCAAGTCGTCTCGTTGTGTATGTATAACGAGACTGCGACCCAATATGCTATGAGGTCCAAACAGGGACATGACGTTGTCTATTTTGTTTACTTCGGTGAGAGCGTTTGAGACACGCGCTTCAATGTTACCTAAATCACCTACATGTCGCACTAAAGCATTCGGCGCTCCGTGATCTAGGTGAGTCGGGTTGAAATGTTCCCCCGCCGACGTGCAACCATTACTTAAGTCACCAAATTCGTGTATATGTATACCGTGCAATCCCTTGGGCAGGTTCATCACGTAGCCTGTAATTTTTACTAAGTGCGTAGGCGTTTCTTGGGTGAAATAAACTTTGCCGTCGATATCGCCCGTCAATACACAGAGGGCTTTCATGATGCTTAATTATTATGTCGTCTTGTTAATTCTTTTTTTGTTGTGCTATTTTTGTTATAGCGCTGTAGATAATTTAAATTTATTACAAAACCATATACAAGATGAAAAAAACGAAATTGTAATGAATCTTACCTTTGAACATGATGGCATAGTTAATTGTCTCGAGAATCGTATACCCTGTGTGATCGACTCTCAATGTCACGACAATTGCTTGGCCTCTAATCTAACAAATTCATTGAGTTGTCAAGATGGCTATTGTTCGATATCGGCCGCGTCGACACAAGATAACAACGAGCAATGCGACGCCACCAAGGGGCTTATCACAGTGTTTATCGCCAGCGAGTTTATCACTGGCCAATTATGTATAAGTACCTATAGAGACGTGATAGACGATAACGGCAGCGCTCGACCCTATATATGTGACAGTGGCGTGCTGGACGTCAACCTCCTCAGTCGTCCTTTCACATTTGAAGATTGCGCTTGTGCACCAGGCTACACTCGTTTACTCTACACTCAAGGAGCCTACTCGCGACCGGTTCCAGTTTGCATACCGCAAGATCAAGTGGCCATTTACGAAAAAGTTTATCAAACTATCGCATCATGATGAGGCTACGCGACAACAGGAAACCTAAAGATTTTTACTGGGAAGAAAAATGCGATGTCGCAAGAGGGACGGCGCTATCGAAAATTAAAATTTCAAAATTGTATGGCATCAAAGACGAGCGTTTTAATGTATTGCGAAAACGCAACTTTGCCAAACGTCAATGTTGTCATGACGACCTCTACAAGATGAAGCAACGAGTGAACACTATCATCGACTACGGTATGCGAACCAACATCGGTCTGCTCTACTCCGCTATGGAAGGAATGACACCCGTCATGAATCGGAGGACATGCGCATGTTGCAACTTTTATAGTTGTGCACTCAAGTGTTTCGGTAGCCCGACAGGGATTTATTTTTATTGTATCAATAGAGTCGTACAAAATATTCACATGTGTCGTCTTAAATACGTTAGGTTACTCAACTTGTTTAATGTTGATAGGTTTAAAAAATTTTCTCTCGATGAGCCTCAATTTGTGATAGAGAACATTAAAATTGTTAGTAAAAAAATGCTCGATATCAATGATGACGAAAAAATTGTCATCACGCCTAGCACTGCCATGTATTCTTTATATTTGACTAGAATTTTTATTAATATTTTGATTTGGAATTATTTGGATGAGGCGCACATGATGCAGCTATCACAATTTTTCATTGATACAAATTGTAAATATGGCATGTATGTGATGTCTAATTTCAATGAAAATATGCAAACTTACAAAAGAAATGATATTTATCGCAGAGAAAGAAGTAGATTTTTGTGTAGAGAAAAACATGTTTCTCAATATCAAGATGTTATGTATGCGACAGTAGTCAAAACATATAACGCTTTGATAATTACATCAAAGCGTCATTATGCGTGGAATCGTAGTCGTATTGTTAAACTACGTAAAAATGTTTACCAGACCATAGATATCAATAATTAATAAATATTAATTCTTAATACTTATTTTTATTTACACTCCTTGAACAAATTATTTCCGTAGCTACCCAAACAAGATATATAGAAATCTTTATAGGCGGTAGACGTGACGAGCATTGAATTGAATCGATGTCTCAAGATGTATTTAGTCCAATAGATTGCTTTCTGAAGCGGTTTCATAGGCTGATCATTTATTGCATCATGTAACTTTTTTAGATTAGATAGTATCGTGGCGTTGTTTACGACGCTCAATATGGCATTAGTCAATTTTTGACTTGTTACCGTGAGCGAATCGACCGCCGTTCCTATACCCAATTCTATGTAGCGATTCGTATTGAAAAATTGATCACCCATCATGGGTACTCCGATTAGCGGCACGAGCGCGTCAATCGATTCGTCGGTGGATTGCACTCCCCCCTGTGTCACAAAGCCGACGACGTTTCGATGGTGCAACAGTTCACGTTGAGGCAACCAATTGTACGTTAGCACGTTGTTTGGCAAATTTGATATATTAATGTTTGTATTCCACAAGATGTCGTAGGGCAACGCTCGAAATGTATCTACGAATACATTTAAAAACTCTACGCTTATGTCGGACGTCTTGATGGCCGAACCGAAACTAACGTAGACGACGCCACGTTTACATCTATCTAGATACGACTTGATAGGGTAGGACAGTTCATTTTTCATAGGCCTCGCGAGATGTAGACCGCCCAAATATTGTATGTTGGGTGGCACAGGACGATTGTTATCAAATATTGCAGGCACGTTTACGAATAGCATTTGCACGTTACGTTTTAGAGTGCTCATGTCGGGTAGATCTTTTCCGAATTGTTTTTGCATCATGTCATACTCGTCGTCGGCCAATCCTTTAAACTCATTATAGAGCCTAAACTCGGTAAACAACTCGTCGACCGATTCGCTCTGTGATAGATGACGATAATTAGAGCGCCACATGTTGGGAAAATATTTCGGATGTCTGCTGACGGCGCCCAACGTTTCAAAGTTTTCTGCAACGCCATACCCTGAACTGAACTGAATGACGGGCGCCTTGTAAACGTGCGAAAATGCCAAGGGATAATTAAAAAAGGCTTCTGTTATAATTAAATCGTACGTATCATTGTTCTCGTTGGCTAGTAATTTTTGCACTACAGGTAATTGAAATTGCTGCTGAAGCAAATATAACAATCCACGGTAATTGCTTCTTGTTACGCTAGTCACGTCTGATATAATGCCTCTTTTGTGAAACTTACGAGACCTATTTAATAAAATATCGAACATTGCGTGAGATTCTTTGACGTTATACTCTGTAATATTAGGTATGTTAGAGAAAGTAGGGCTAATTAGGCTCACGTCGTATCCTTCTTTGGCTAGTTCGCCAATAAATGTCTGAAACACCATTTGGTGGCTGTACGAGGGAGTAGGAAAAATGGCAAGAATGCGAATACCGCTACCTACGCTAACTGTACAGACCAAAACTAACAAGGCCAAATGATTAGTCATGATGTAGTTCCGCTAACCTCGAACGTGCTTATTTATATACCTGCTTACGTCAACTTCCCACTCGTTATCTTGACATAAACGTTGGGTATAAATGTTCTGTCAGTCGATAATTTGTTCAGTCGTGTGCCGCCAAGTCATGAATAACAGTGTCGCAACAAATTTAAGTCACATGCCGCCGGGTGACGCATGTAGATTAGTGAGGCTTGATTTTGATTTTGATAAACAAAAACATGAATTCTTTATCGTCACGCGCAACGATGAATTCTTTATCACGCTCAAGCCGTTCGTCAACATTGTGGGCAAGGAAAAATACGAAGCTATGATGAGCCTATTGACGCTCGATTATAAGTTTACTTATAATGCGCTGATACAAGACGAAAAAATTCACGCGCAAACAATATTCACCAACATGACCGGATTGCAGTGGCTAGCTGTATCTATGCAGTTGTCATCGCGTATCATTAATTGGATTAATTGTGTCGTCATACGAGACATCTATCGTTTGTGCATGCCTCATCCCTCTAAACAATACATCATGAAGATGAACGCGCAACACAAAGAACGTGAACGTGCTCTCTTGGAGGATATCGGCAAACTGAATAATAAAATTAAAAATCTCGAGGCGCAAGTTGTGCATCAGAACAAAACTTTGGAGTTTGAACGTGTCATCTCTACCAACGCGCTAAACGACAAGACGAAGATAATTGAAATGCTGCACGCGTCGTCATATCCAGCGGTCGTCAAGAAGGAACCGGTGCAGTATTCATCGTCGTCATCGGATGAAGAAAAAAACAACACGAAAAATAGTATTACTCCTTTAATCAAACAGTCTCGTGTACTTAATACTAATAGGTCACAACATGTCTACTTATTAGTTAAAGATAACAAATTTAAACTTTTAACAGGGCAAACTAGGCATTGTCGAAAAAATATCACTAGGCTAGTACTAAAGGGTTACAAGGAGTGTAAGCATGGTAACACCAAGGATCCTAAATATTATAAAAATAATTTGGTTAAATATCTTAAAACACTGGACGCCAATACTTACGAGTTTATTAATAATACTCTAGAAATAACAGACGAAACTCACATGTCTGACATAAAGGCAGCTCTTCTTAATTACTTTACTGATTGGCTAGTTTAATAATACATAATTGGCAATTTTTCAGTCTTTGATGCTTGTTCGTTTTGGCTTATTTTTTTAGCTTTAATGCGTCTCAGGCAATACATGACGATAATACTGATAATTAATACTGGTGCGCAAATAACTAAAGCTATAATATAATAGTTGTGTAGTGCAGGAGGTGGAGTAACGATGGTTGTAAAATTAGATTTAATTTTAGTAAAATTAGGTTGTGATGTGCTCGGCGCAAATACTAGATGAGGCTTTATATATATTTTGTGTTGTTGACAATAATTTTCGTAATGTATTCGATATAAATCTGTAGGCAAATTGTATATATTGTTACGTAGTATAGAATGGGTTGTGTAGTCTCTGTATACTGATTTTGCATATAACGCCAGAGCGTGTTCCAATGTATTGTTGTTTGTATCAATGACTTGAGTCATGTAACTACTAGATATAGGTGTTTTTAATGTATTAAACAAGCTAATGTTTCTTGCCAGCGTGTACACGTTGTTGTTAATATTTGTTATAGGAACTAAAGGCCTAATAAATCGCTTGCATAAATTATATTTTTCTTTTATTACTTTTAATTTTTTCCTCAGTGTCAGTATACTCGAGCATTGGGTCAATTTTTTGAACATGTCTGTGGTTTCAGCAAATTTCATAATGTAATGTTGTACATGTAGATGATTATTATTTAGGCATCGAATCACAGGACGAGGCTCAATCTCTAGGGTGTATTCAAAATATTTGTGTTTTTTGGTTTGAAAATTAGGTATATGCATCTGGTCCACGTAATGATACAAAGTGTAATTAGCTAATCTCGTTTTGAGCCATTCATAATCAGTATATGCTGTTACTTCAGTTTGTTTCACAAGATAGGCTACAATATCAGCATTCGACAAATTGCCGTCATATTTTATAATTCTGTACAATTTATTTCTGGTCAATACAAATAAACAATCGTTAAATTCTACGCTAATGCCCTGCCGGCACCGACCCAAATTGTTACTGTTTAAATCTCTCACGTACAGAGCCTGTACATCTTGCGGAGGCTGACCGTCGGTGGTGGTAGAGCATTGCTTTATCTGATTGCGTATATATTGGTCGAATTGACTCTGCATACGCGCATCTGGTCTAATTTTGTAGTTTTTGTTGGCATTAATTTCTTTTAGTATGGTAATGTTGTAGTGGTAAAAAAAATTGACAAGACCCGCACCCATACTATACAAGATGTTTTTGTACACGTTATAATTTGCAATCAAAATATTTTCAATTGGTATCATGTTATCATTTAAATTTCTATAATATTTGATAGTTTTGTAGTAGCATTGGGGCTGAGCTATCGAGTCTGCTAAACCCTCTACGTACCACATGGGATACGACTCTATGTGTGATGACGACGACGAAAACAATAGGGCATGATTTATTTCATGACTCAAACTGTATGGTATTGGATTATTGTCAAAGTAGGTGTAGATATTAATATAATCGACGCTGTATGAAGTGCTGCCTCCTGAATTGGGATCATAGTTAAATAAAGCTGAATAGTCAACATAAAGATCGCGCGTATTGAATACATGTAAATTGATACGAGGCTGAAAAAACGTTAATTTAGTGCTCAAGCGCGAGTAATAGTTTACATACTTTGTGTAGCCCTCTTGTATTGTTTTAATTATCAAAGAGGCATTATTGTCGACAATGTTATGATACACACGAAACGACAACACGGAGCTGCCTTGGCGTGTGATATTATAGACTGTTGTTTTTGGCAACAGGTTTGTTTCGTCAACTCGAAAATACAAACCGTTGAATCTGTTCCTATCCTTAAGCTTTAGATAGATGACATATTGCATATACATTGTTTGTTTCAAGTAGGTTACATCAAAATAATTTATCGGATAATGAAGAGACATGTGCATCAAACGCCATGCTGCATCGTCGATACGTGTTGCGGCGCGAGGCTTCATTTCTCTCAAATATCGATACGTCTGTAGCGCAATGGTGATGTATCTGTAGTTGGAGTTGGTCCATATGGGGTACGAATTGTAGAATAGTTCGGTCCATGTCAACAGTTCCATGAATTGCATGTTGTCCCTCGGCGCATGATTTATAATGATATTTGCAAAGGCACGAAATAAAGAAACGCCAACATTTTGCACTGCGCCAGTCACTTTGTCCAATTTGGAGTACCGCTGTAGCAATATTTTGGTTGTATTGATCACGTCGTCGTCATGACCATAACTTAATTGGGTCATGTATGCAACAATTGTTTTGATGTCGTCTTCTGTAGACATATTTTGTTTTGTTTGTAGCCAAACTCGTGCAGTTTCAAACACTGACTTAAAATCACATGACGGCCCTTTAAACTCGTGTATAACGCATTGTTCTGTGATTTGTTGTACATCATTGTGATTACAATTAATTTTAAAAATAATACCCGTTAGAATAATAAAAAAACTAGAGCGCATGTTGTGACTTCATAAACCCGATTAAACCAAAATAAATCTCTAATAATTGAAAATGTGTTGTTACAAGAAAAGCCTTTTACCTGTCCCGGGGCGTAATCAAATATTTACCTCAATTTGGACGCGCCTTAAAACTAAGCATTTTCCCTATATAAAGCGTTAACAAAATTTCGCCGCTTCCATTCGCACAAGATGAGCCATACTACGCGTAGCCTCCTCCCAAACGAGACGCCTCGTCTTAGTTCTATTTACCGACCCGTACCGTGGAAACATAATGTTACGGTAGCTAAATATCGCAACGATATACATCATTTTTCCCACTTGATCTGCAACGAACAAAAGCCGTGGACGCTGAGCGTGACCAGACTGACGAGCTGCCTGTTATGCTGTGCGCTTATTTCGTGGAGTGTCTGCGTGACATCGAACAAAGCTGAATGGCCGCTATACTACACGCATTGGATTCTCGTGTTGACGCTGGCAATGTTTTTGTTTGGGTTCATTGCCTCGCTACAAGGTCTTCGAAGACGACTCAAAATAATAGAATTTGAAGTGTTGCCCAGGTATGTGAGTGTGTTTTGGGTGTTGTACAGTGCAACAAGTACAATGTCAGTGTTGATTACTCTAATGCACTATTTCATGTATAAATATGAGCAAAAATCATTTAGTGAGCTACCTATAGATGTAATTATTAATTTATGTAATACTATACTAATTATGATAGAAGTATGTATATCGTCCGTGCCAGTGTTTGCAGTACATATTTATTTACCTCTAGGATTAGGGTTATTGTATATAATATTTGCGTTAGGATACTACAGCCTAACAGGCGTAATAATTTATGAGGTGTTGGATGTAAATATACAAATGCAAACATTCGCTTGGATCGTAATCCTATTTGTCTTGTCTGTTGTCATTTATATGTTACTTTGGCTCGGGTATACCATTAAAACAAAAACTGTCAGATCTCAAGACGTCTAGGGATAAGTACACTTAAGGATATTGTGGTTGTAATAAAACATGTTGTTGATTTGTGCCTTTTATTTATTAAATAATACTGGGTTTAGACAAAATACTAAAGTATTCACAATTAGGCTTATGGGTAGGTACTATATCTAGGTTTGGCAATTCAGTGCCACAACAAAACAATTTATAAATGCCCTCCTCATAAAAAATCCCTTGGGTGGCAAAAGTTTTATCTATATCACTAGGTAGACTATCCACACGTTTAGAAATGGGCAAATAATGACGATATACGACATCCATGCTCGCTTCATTTGCCCTCTTGTCGCATGTATTCTCGTTTCGATGTTGTGTTAATATAGAATGAGCAGAATTATCAAAACTATCGTAAGAAGTGTCGCAAAAAACACACACTATATCGCCGTAATTATAGTAGAAGCCCTCAAGCGCTAACCTTTCTTTGTCGGAATCACAATATGTAGACCTGTTAAATGATAGTAATCTCACTGATTGCATGCTGAAACCTTCTTTTAATTTGTTTCTATTTTGGTACGATCGATATTCCTTCTCTTCTTGTTGCTCCAATTGATCGGTGAATTGCCAATCACGAGGCACTATGCTGGCGACGTAATCATAATTAAATTTGACCAAATAGACGGCAAATGGGCTATCCATCACGTACATTTGACGCTGCATCTGACGATAATGAGGATCCGTCTTCACCACTTCGTAGATTGGTTCACCCGAACGATTCACTTTGAACGCCGTCTTGGGCAATCTGTAGATTGATTTGCGCGTATTTAAATTTTGTCGCACTTCGTCGGCTGTCATGTCACGATAGGTATACGGACATTTAATTTCGAGCGGGACAGTCAAACCGTCCTCAAGAACAAAATAGGCGTCGGGCGAAGCTGCATGTAGTCCGTGAGGCGTTATAAACATGCCGCTCTCCAAAACGGTGTGTATTATTTGTTTACCGCTCTCCTTTTCGATTGCATCTTTAATCAATCGTATCAACATCTTGTTTTCTGTTTTGGTAACGTGTTCTTGTCGTACGCCGTACGATAATGCCGCGCTTTCGTGTAACAATCCGACGTTGCTTGAACTTGAAGAAGCCGTCTGTCTGTACAGACGCAAAAGGCGCCACAGTGGATTGTTTGCTTGACCACGCGTCATGCGTTCCAAATCCATTATCTCGTCCACTGTTAAGAGCTTTGATCGTTTATCCAATCGTTTGATATAATTATCGTGAGCATATTTTTCAAAATATTTATATTGCTCAACAGATAAAAACTGCTTAGTTTCATATACGTCCGCCATTATCGCTGTCTAAACAAACAATGTAAAATTTTCATTACTTAACTTTCTGGCAAAGTATTCACGTTTACTTGATGCCCGTCGAACCGTAACCTCTTGTACCTCGTTTCGAGTCAGGCTCAGTGCACACGGCCTTGATCCTTCCTGTAGCTACGCATACGATTTGCGCAATACGGTCGCCTCGATTTACTTCAAACGCTCGTTCGGAATTGTTCATTAATATTACACCTAATTCGCCTTTGTAGTCACGATCGATGACGCCTCCTAGAACGGATATGCCGTAATGTAAAGCGAGACCCGATCGTCCTAGCACATGACCGAAATAATTTTTTTTAATAATCGTTTTAACGCCCGTTCGTACTAAACATTGTTCGCGAGGCGGAATCACTAAATTTTCTCTGCTAAACAAATCTGCTCCGGCGGCGTCTTTAGTTCCGAGCAGCGGTAATTTTCCGTCGACGTGGCACAACTTGAATCGCATACCGTACAAACGAGCCATATTATTCTCCTATAATCATGTTGTCCTTGAGCAAAATATACAAATTGACGTCTTCCGCTATTATATGAGGATACTGTAGCAGAATGTTATTAATTATATGATACGACAATTTAGTTAATAACGAAGTTGAGTAATTCGCGAGTCGGCTATAATGAGGTGCTAGCATTTTAATTAAATAATACAAAATGTTGCTCTTTTTATACGTCGTCCGTTCGAAATTTATCATTTTATTAAAAATATTATACGCCCGCGCGAAAGAAGTTTTATCGTTACCATCGTGAAGCCCACGCAAAATTCTATCAATCGCGTATTTACAAGCACTCAAATAGACATGATTGTTCCATTTGTCTGATACCATACATTTAAGCAAGTGCGGTAGGACGTGTTTATTTCGTAAACAACTAATAAGCGCGTTGTTGGTGACACATTGAGGCTTCATGATGCAAACACTGAAAAGTCAACTGCTCGAAGACAAATTAGTCTATGTTTCCAAGAAGGAAATTAACGATACTTTGAGTGATTATGTTCTTAAAAATATTAAATCTACATTTATTGAGGACGCTTTCACGACCACTGCTACAGTGTTACAAAACGACTATCCTGCAGTGAAAGGCGGCATAGCACTCAATACATTTTTAAAAGAGTCGCACGTCGACACGGCAATCACCGATATCGATCTCGAGCTCGGTCTTGTTGCAAATAAATTTAATGACGTCTGTCATGATCACGCACTATTGTATAATTATTTTCCGATGAAACAATTATTGGAACGCCTGGATCGCGTCATCATGCAATACATTGACAACATCAAGAGTGTCGTGAATGATATGACGATACAAAATGTATGGCCGTACAGTGAGCCGTTTGTCATGTTCAAGACGTATCGAGACGAAGCTATAGCGATAGAGCTGCATCATGCGAAAGAGTCTACATTTGTCGTGAACACTCGTCAAAATTATGATAAAATTGTAAAACTTACAGTGTCACTGGTGAACAATCAATTCCTACTAGTGCGATTTTCGATTAATGTTAAAATGCTGAATGATTACATGACGCTGTATCTACCCAACGACACCACAAAACGGCTATCCTATTTTCCGTTCGATGTTTTCTTTTTGGATATCAGCATAAAACCCTTTCATGATATTGACGCGCGAAACATGTCGTGGGTCTACGGCAAGAAATTGAACGTGCATAGTTTACGTTCAATCGTAAACGATCAACTCGACAGCCTATTCTACGTGATAGCACACAGGCGCCATCTAAAGAAGCAGCAGAAAATGAATAAATTGCAAAGCATTTTGCACGAACACGATTTGATTCACTACACATTGAATGAATCAAAACAATACGTACTGTATCAGCAGAACACGATTTATAAACCTACAGAGATGAAACGTATTTATAAATTATTAGGGCCCTACTTGGGAGCGGTATTAATTAAAGCATTGTATAAACGTAACAAATTTATTAATAATATTAAAGACCTTACATTTCACGTAAATTTTCCTTTTCATAAGCAAATGGGAGAATCAAATTATTTTAGCATGGTGTGGGAGGAATACATAGAGTGCTTGTACGTCTTGTTCGGTGAAAGCATAAACAACTATAAAGCTAAAAATTATTTATTGGATTTGAGCCCGAACAGCCAGACGTACTAGGACACATGTTCTCGCACTCCATTTTCTTACAATTATAGGGTAGATAATATTTTTCTTTTTTTAACAAGCCATGTAATTCGCCTATACATTTTTTATCATTATCATACAATAAAGATATTGCCCTAACAACACATCTTTTATTGCACTTTGTGCACGTTACCACATTAACCATATAACTATTGAATACAAAACGTTTTTTAAATCTATCGCTACGAGGACGCACCAAGATGTCGTTGATGAGATTTGTGATGCACGGCGGTAGAGTGATGGAGCTTCGCAATTTTTTCAAAAATGCTGTCTTGCTGCTCACATCTTCAAAGCAGACATTTTTCATGCTCTTCTTGTATTTGCTGTCCCCTTCAAAGTTAACGCCTACGGGTTTCAACTTCTTTTGCTGCAACAGATGATAGAGCCGTAGTCCTGACACGATCACGAATAGAGCGCCGTCCGAAAACGTCGTGTAGGGCGTGATGTCAATATCAAAATCGTCGATTCGTATCATATAGGTTGCCTTTTTATTAACGTCCGCGCTAGTAACCGAAGGGTTCCATCGCAGAGGCTTGGGTAGCTGGTCCGAGCACGACGCTGCCATCGCGACGAGTGGCTGCGTTACTGTACACCAGCGTCGAGTCTATGCTCTGTTTAACACGTTGGCAGAGGTCGGAGCCTCCGTTATTAGTGAGACTGCATAGATCGTACATGTTGGTTTTAAGATTGTGGATATCTCGTTTTATCTCTTCGTGCTGGCGATAAACGTTATCGAGTTTACGATCGATATCTCTATATTGTCTCGAGTCGCGATTTGTAGCATCGCGCAGTTGTTTCATAGAATTATTATACATTTTTATAAGTGTAGTAAAAAATCAACTCCGATAATTAGAAATGACTTATCAGGATTCGCGAAAAGAAGCCGACGAATTCAACTATGACGATTTTAAAATAGACGTGTTTATTTGCAAAAACGAAGAGTATCCGAATCTAGACGACGCCTACGCAGAGTTGCATGCGACAACTGAACTGCTCAAGACGACAATTAAAAATCATCGTATCACAGCCGAGTTTGTGTGGCAAAACTGTAAACCCATCTACAGATTGACCAAAGACAACAAGCGCTATATTCATGTTCTCGTCTTGAGCGGTTACATATCCGTCTACGAACCCGCCAGATTTAGCATCAACCAATATTTTAATCTACGTCAATTGATTCAAGACCTACATAGAGGCTCGCAAATGCCCCAAGATGACTTGAGCGAGATCAAGTCGCAAATATGTAACCTGCAAGATTGCCTAGTCAATTCGTCGGCCAACGGTCTATTCACTCACACACCCGTTCAAAATGTGGGTGATGACGTTAAAATTGTCATCACGGAAAACATCAAAGACATGTTGGGTGTATTGAGATTGGAAATTTCTAATCTACTACTGGATTTAATGAGCAATATAAAAAGTTTAACAGAATCTATGCGTGTCATCACGTCTAGTCAAAACGACATTACAACTAAATTGGCATTCAGTAACGACACTATGCTCGATAGGTTTAAATCGATAAAAGATTTGCTTGTAGCCAAACCGCTCAAAAAGTAAAACGATCCGTCGTACAAATTTAAATTTAAATTGCTGCGATAGATCGTTTGTATGAAACAATCCAATCGAAATGACGTCACAAAACGATCTATCGTACAAATTTAAAATTAAATTGGTGCGACAGATCGTTGCTTCGACGATCCAATCTAGCAATTTAAAATTAAATTTGTACGATAGATCGTTTTGTAGATAATAAAACAAAATTTACAATGAATCATTTATTACATGACGCACTCGTTGATAAACGACTTGGCAGTGGGTACCGTACACTCGACAATAACGGATCTTTTTGTCCGTTTTGCGATATTATAATTTTTGGACTGCAGCTCTTCGTTGATGCGATGTATCTCCATCTGAGGATTGGCGTGTATGCTATCATAGACCAGCTCGCCGTGCGACTCGTCTAATTTTCGCTTCTTTTGGATGTAATAATCTCCTTGACCGGTGATGAAAGATATTTGTGTGCGAGGCTTTCCGGCAACATGACCGTCGTTTAAGGCTTTTACGACGACTCCCAGGTGGGGATGTTTCGTGATGTCTCTTGTAAAACGCACATTTGCGTATTGGTCTTCGGAGTAGTCGCTCGTTGTTGTCACCTCGTTGCCGTCCATCAGCGATTCCGGCATCAAATTATGTTTTATTCGACGATGATGATCACGCAACTTGTCGTACAATGTATCGACCGTGTCGATGGAGCACAATTTGCTGTCCATTGTATTCAAGCGTTGCTCGATATCATTAAATCTCTGTTCGTAGGCTAATTTAAATTGTTCATTGCTCGTCTTGAAGTGTTCATTGTCCGATTTGAGCGATTCGACATGAATCAGTATTCTATTTAATAAATCCTTGTCTTGAGAACCGTTGTTTAATTGGTTGCAAATTGAAGGGAAAAAATCTTTAATCAACCAAGTAATAAGACCAATTTTGTTGTCCAGATGTAATTGATTGACTAATTGAATAGCGCCCGACTGATTGATACAGACACAGCTGCCGTGTTGATCGTCGTCGTCCTCTTGAATTCTGTCTCGAAATATCAATTCATGGATGCTCTGTTTGTAGTCTTCGGCGACGAAACGCTTCAATGCGTAAACGGGATCATGATAGCGAAGTCCTTGTGCAAAATCCGTGCCCACAATCCAGCATTTGTTGTGCTCATCGATGAGATAGCGAATCGTAAATGTAAATTTTTCAAAGTTGACTTCTTTCTTCTTCAATATATAGGAATAGTTGCATTTTTCAGGTAAATAATCGTTATTTTGATCCACGAGAAGCGCAAACGTCTTGTTAATAATGCTCTTGAACATGTTGATCGCGACTAAAAATCTTGTGAAAAATTTTTACCTTTATAGTTGTAGCTGTATGGTGCCCGTATTTGATTTAGATTACAGAATACGAGTTCGTCCACGGGAGGACACAACTCGTGCACCAGCTTCAACGTATCGTTCTGTATTGACGGATAGTAACGAGCTATACTCTGTTGGATTTCGGGGAGTTTTATTACATGTAAAACGGCACTTATGAATGAACCCTCTTTTACATCTGCTAATCTCACCACTTTCGGTAGCACAAACGCCTTGTAGTATTTGCGTCGCAGCTCTTGCGGTGCGCTCATCGCAAATTTTGCAATCTTTAGCCAGATGTGGAGCCCTCTGTTGCCACTGAATAGGACGCGGTGCACGCTTGCTCCAAAAAATTTTTGAAACACCAATTTGCCCACTTGCATCTTGAACTGTAGCCGGTCCGAGTCGTCTTCGTGGAAATCCAAGTCGATCACCCACTCTCTGCCGATGTTGTTGAGGCACGCCTTGACATGTATATCGGTGATATTGTTCATGTGCACATATTCACAAAATTTGTCTCGTGTCATTGTATATTTTGGATGATGCCATTGTGAGTCGCGATGACAATAAAAGGCCCATAATCGCGAGTCGTTATAGGCCACATTATGCCAAATTTTGTTTAGTTGGCCGTCCGTGTACACACTCATGGTTACGTTATTTTTTAAGAGCTAAAATGAAATACAGCGAATACACCGCAACGCACAAGCTTTATCGAGAGATAAAAAGCATAAAGCGAGCCCATTGGCTGTTCGTTTTTATTATCTCTATAGGCGGAACTGTGGCAATAGCGCTCGCTATCTTTGCCGGCTGCGCTATCAATGACCAATTCGACGTCCTGTCACGTAGTGTGGGCGCCTCGGCACTCAGTCAGCGTAACCTTGAAAACGAGATATGGCAATCGTTTGAGTCACAAACTGATGCCGAGTTTAAAATTACCTATGTCACAAAACATATGAATCATGTCGTGATGAAGATTAATTGTATCAACATGAACATTAGTTTTGTTCACGACTATTTATCGGTACCTTCATGTAGCGCGTACGAGACCCATATCAAAAATTTAATAAGCATGAAGGAACGACCCGTTATACACAACATCTACTTGTATACAGGTTCTCATGGATTAGGTAAAACTTACGCTGCCTACATCTTGGCTCAGGCATTGAGTCGTTTTGATAATGTGGTTCTCGTCACGATACCCATGTACACTTATATTGAAGCGGCGTCCGAACTAAATTTAGTGTGTGACATTTTACATGGTATTGACGTAAAAATGAAAGACGTCTCGTATACTATGGTGTGGTTGTTCGACGAGCTCGATACATACTTGATGAACGAGCGCAACGTATACAACACCAAAGATATTAGCGAGTTTGCCGAGATGTGCGACTTTACCGGTGACAAAAAACGCATCTTGGCGTTCGCCATGAACAATGGCGAAATTTTAAAACACAACTATTGGGAGGATCAAGATGTCATTACAAAGGACGTCACGTCTTACGTACATTATGACGATTTAATTAAAGCGATAAAATTAACACATTCAAGTTTGATTGATTTCATGACGGAGGGTCAATTGAGCCGTCTTGCGTCGTTTGTCGGCAACAAAGTGTATAACTACGAGCCGTTTGATAGAGATGCGGCTAAAAGGTTTATCATAAAATATCTGGCCAGTACACGTCTCGCCAATCGATTCAACGAGACGACCATTGACAATATCATATTGCAATCTTCGACTAATAAATATTCTACTCGTCAAATAATTATTAGAATTGACGATCTATTAAATGGGATACAATAGTGAAACAAAATAGTTCTATAGGAAAAAATTTATTGTTCCAACGCATTGTTGAATTGATTGATTACATTAAAACCGCTAAAGTTGTTATACTTATATTCACAAATTTGTTTCATAATGTCCTTGTTAGTGTAGACATCATGTGCATTGTCGTATGTTTTAATGTCGTCGGTCGGTATGGTTTCCGATTTAATGCTGTCTGTCGTCATCTGGATCTGATCTATAATATTTTGTTGGCGTACCGACGGTTCCACAAAACATCTTACAACTGCGTCGTCTTCATTTTTGAACGCAAGTTTCTGAAAATTTGCAATTTCCGTTTGCCGACTCAATAGATTCTTGTTTGTCATCATCATGTCGGCGCGATATTTTTGACGCAGCTCGTCTTCGTCGAGAAATTCGATTTCTGTCTTGGCATTGTTCGTGAAACGAAGACCGTACATTTTTTCTGGATACTCACGTATCTTTACCCACAAACTAATTGCGTTGGGACATTTGACTTGATGAAACTTTTCCGCCTTTACAGCCCAAGGATATTTGTTTAGGAGCTTGGGTATCTTAGAAGGGTTTTCATTATACATTCTCATGGCTCTGTCACGTATATCAATTTCGCCTAATTGATTTCTGGTAATCCTATAACGATCCTTGCCGTTGACATAGTAACGATAACAAGACGCGTATTGTTCCTTCTCGGGACGCGTTGACATTTCGGGAATGACACGGTCGCTCACACTAGTTAGACTAGATCGCAATTCTTTGTTTTGAGCGATATTGTCATTGGCCAATAGGGCGCTCACGCCGAATTGTGTCATCGTCACGTTAACTGCCATCGTAGCGATCTTGGCAGTTTCACGACTCTTTTGTATCTGCTGTTCATATTGAGCCAACTGACGCTCATAGTTGTGCATCAATTCTTCCACATGCAACTTGTGCTTCGTGTCGATTATTATCAACTCGCTGTTGTGCGCATTGGTCTTGTTAGCGATCTCGTGGTCTTTTTTTATCAATTCGAGTTTACATATCGTTGCTTCCTGTTTTGCGTTTGCAGCTTCTTGTTGCAACTCGAAACATTTTTTCATTAGGTCCATGGTCCATTGTGATTGTTCTCCATCATGGGTCACTTGATGTATCGCATCCATTTGTTGGACAATAGGCTTGGGAGCATTCAATGCCATATTGTATTCGCCCGTCTTGGCTAATTTAGGTAACAAGTCGGAGTTGACCCATTGTTTAAACTCTTTCGCTTTGGGCATCGAAGACGATTGAATCAATTCAAAGAGTCCGGCTTCGTTGATAAATTTTGATTGAGGATGAATCGATGACATGACGTCGAGCTCCTCGAATCGAGGAGCTTTCATCTCGTCGTCCGACGATTTTGTCTCGTCGTCCGACGATTTATTTGATGACATGATGAAGGTCTCCTCGCGTCGAGGAGACCTCATCTCGTCAAATGTTTTTCGATTGTTCTGAGTAACAAATTTATTAATTGCGTTAGGGGCGTTGCTATATCCCAAAATTTTAGCAAAAGGCTTGGCCAAAAACCATTTAAGGCCCGTCTCGTCAACTAGACTCTTCACTTCGAGCGCTTGATCCGCAAACTGAACCTTGGTTACTTCCATTTTAGATGATACTAATTAAAATTACAGTAACGCACGCATTTATACAACGCGACGCCGGAAGTTTACGGGATAAGCGACGACACGGGTTTCACAACTTTGAGGATAGCGTTAACTGTGGTCGTCAATGTGTCCAAGCTGGTCTGCGCTTGTTTCTGAAAAGTAGCAAGTTGTGTGGACATGTTCGAAACGTTCGTGTTGACAGTGGCTATGTTGGCCAACGTGTCTTTTTGTAACGACGTGATTTGAGACTGCATGCTAGTGCCTAATGAGTCGATTTTAGAGCTGGTAGTCGCTAGTTGGTTAGTTAGGTCGGTCGATTGTTTGCTTAATTGTTGCACATTAGTAGTCAGACTATTCACCAATGTGCTCGTCTTGTCACCCACCGACTGCAATGATGTCACTTCGGTCGATAGCGTAGAGAGTGTCTTGGTCGCGCTATCTAATTCTTTGGCTATCGCGTCTATCGGCAAGTTCGATATGAGCTTTAGCAATTGTTCCAGATTGGATGCCGACGAAGCGTTGCCGCTGATGACATTTTGCTGCAACTTTTTGATTTGATCGTAGAGTTCTACAAAAACGTTATTTTTCTCCATGATTGAATAATAACTTACAAATCATTAATAAGTATGAAAACATGAGCATAATCCTGGTTCTGGTATTTTTCGCTGTCATAATTATACTGTTTATATTGTGGACACTATCACATGATGACACATTATACGACAACAATGAGTCGAATTTTTTATTAAACGAGGAGTTGTCTCAATTCGTCAATTATTATAATAAAACTTTGCCATATTATTTATCTTTAAAAGCTGAAAAACAATTAAATCCTACAGTTTCATTTAATAATTTAACTATTTTTGATGGCATGCAACAAGTATGGACGAACCCATCTCAATTTGGATTAATGTGTCATACATTAATCGGGTATTGCGCACGTTATGTGAATCCCGACGATGAATTATACCAAAGCTCTACGCTGGCAATACAGCTCATGAAATCATTGGAACTAATATGCGCTCATATTCCTCTACCTGCGCCCGTGTTACAGGCGCCGTTCGGTCCTGTCGCCGACTGGTATCATTTTAGCATAACAATGCCTGAAGTTTTTCATGCAATTACAAGTGTGCTTGTTAACACTCGACATTTTAATACTGCCAGTTTTCTAACTAGATTTTGGCTAGGTACGTATCTACCGACTGCCACGCACTCATTAGGATGGGTGAGGACGGCAGGAAACGCGATGCGAATGTGCATACCCTATGTGTTTGCGCAAATGTTGCGCGGTGTTCCATTAAACCAAATTATTAAAGAATCCGAAGTGCAACATGTACTTGATATTCTACAATTTCAAACAGTAGTCGAAGGCAACGGCATTCATATTGATTATATATACACAGACCATATAGATGTGAGAGCGTACGGTTATTTGATTAACACATACTTTGCGTTTGGCTATTACATGTATTTGTTTGGTAACAATAGTGTTGGCAAAAATACACTCAAGAAGAGTATACTCAATGTGGCAAGTCCTGAAGGGTTGATAAATCCTGCTGTCAATTCAAGAAATGGCACATTATACTCTGATGTGATTGGTAAATTTGAAGTATATCCTGAAGGCGTTCATTCGGCAGACTACACTAAAGTTTTGACCGTTCTTAACCGTAATTATTTTGGATCCGTGGTTGGACAGACCGACAAAATTGCTTATTACGAGGCTGATCCAACAAACAATACACAAGGTCCGTTGTTTGCTATGAACAGACGTCTTTGGAATCGACGTAGTCCAATTATAAACTACAACATAAACACGGTTAGATTTGAATCAGGCATCATACTGCAAAGACTGGACGGTTTAATGCCCATACCATCTAATACTACTTCTACACAATCATTTAGACCAGCTATCGGTAAAACGGCTTTAGTCCAATCCAAAACAATAGGAGCCATGTTGTGTCACGCCAAATTTACAGAATTAAACAATATAGAGTTTAAATCATGCACGGTCTACTACGACACAGGCATGATCCATTTATATTACAACATGAAATTGCCTGAAGGCAGTGTTGGAACGACTAATTCTCGTGTTGTAATATTGCCTAGAAACACCACTGTCAATACAGATGACCCGCCGTGGAACACTCTTTCTACGTATAGCAACGTAACGTTCAACGGTGTTACATGTCGTCACATTAATATTAAAAATCTACCAAACATGTCAGCGTTTCAATATAGAGAAAATGTTAGCAGTATTCCTGGTATCCAAACAATCGAACAGATAGTAGCCGTAAACGACATGTATGCGGGCATTGGCCGATCTTGTTACAAATTAAACGTCGACGAAGTAGTCGACAATGCAACATTAACTAAAGTAGGCGATGGTGATGTGTATCGAGTCGACATAGATGAGAATAGATACGTATGTTTCAGTTATCCCTACGTTTATTTGGTTGATCATAATGTGTGTGTTGTAATGAACGTAAATGAGACTATAAGCGAAAGCCAAACAACAATTAACAATTTAGTTGGTCGTCCTCTAACACCTGATAATTGCGTACTGCGCAACAACACGTATGTTTTGATGGACGACATACACTCATTACAATTTAGATTTTTTTTATAAGCCTTTAAAAATGTACCATATCATTATAATTATTCTGTTGTTAATATTGTTTGCCATTCTCGTACGTTACATCTTGTACATGTATGATACGCAATATGTAGAAATTGAGGATTTGGAAAAATTTACTAATCGCGTTCCCTATATCACGCCACCGACTAATATAGTCATCGATGCAAACCAAACAGAATGCCACAAGACGCCTACTCCGTGTACGTCTCACGCTGATTGCGATCAATGTCGCGAGGGTCTAGCGAATTGTCAACAATTCGACGAACGCACAATACTACAGTTGACAAACGAACAAGGTGAACAGGTCGAAATGACAATAGAGCCCGGCGAATCGTATTGTTTGGCATTGGATAGAATGAGAGCGCGTTCGTGTAATCCCAACACGGGCGTGTGGCTTTTAGCTCAGACCGATGTCGGTTTTTCGCTACTATGCAACTGTATAACGCCTGGTTTGGTTACTCAATTAAATCTGTATGAAGACTGTAACGTCGCAATCGGCTGTCAGCCCAACGGTCAAATAGTCGACATCAACGAACGTCCGATGCGATGTTTGTGCGATGACGGCTATGTGGCCGATTTTGATGAAGCGACACAGCAACCTCTATGTCGTCCCATGCGCGTTCGAGACGTCATGTACGACGAGAATACTTTTAAACGTGCCCCGTGTGATGAAGGTTTCATACGTGTCGATCATCCGGCGCTACGTGACGAGTATAGACAGACTTTTATTTTGTCCGATATATGCGTTCCCGATCCGTGCTCCATCGACCCCGTGACCGGACTCAAAACGGACGGCTATCTAATGCAACAAGAAGACGATGGTAAAACTTACAACTATTGTGTGTGTCCGATAGAGCGTAACTTGTTTGGTGTGTACAGCAGTCCGTCTATGGTACGCGAAAGTTTCGAGTTGATGACCAATGCGTGCATAATGCCGTTCAATCAAATTATTGATAATATTCGAATAGACTATAAATTTTTTTGGGGACGCGATCTCAACTCGTCGTCAGACGAAGACGTCGTAGCGGCCACACCGTTAAACGCATTATATCCTCGCTATCGTTCCATAACGTACCCCTACCTCGAAAACCATCCCGACTATTCGTCCATGAGCAATCTAGTCATATTAAAGTTTTCGACAAGCTACACACCCCTAATAGCCAGACCTAATATACAATCGCCCGAGTTTCCATTATTTTTCAAGTATTTGATGCTGAGACAGCGAACTACAGCGCCATGTTTCTATCCCGGCGAAGGTAGATGTATCACTGCAAACGCTCACGACTGCATCCGTCGTCACAATAATACAGCAGTGAATCTAGCACAAAATAGTTATGGCGAGAGATGCGTATTCAGTCGCGAAGACTACATTATTAAAACGTATCATAACGCCACCTATAGCCGTTACGGCAACTATCCTGCTGTATTTCTTGTGCGTCTAAATTTTGCTCTAAACAACACGGATCGTGTCAACACGGTCATGTGGCCGATATACGGCGTTGATATAATAGGTCAATACAACAATCCTCAAGATTTTGGCAGGGCATTAAATACTTATCCCAACTATTCAGTGACATAATAAAACATAATGTATACAGTTTAATAAATTTATTTTCTTAAAGCTTTACATTGAGTATACTTGGTGGTTTTAGTAAAAGTAGAAGTGTGCGATATCAACGTTTCTTCCTTTGCAGAGTGTTCCTTATCTTCCTTGCTTTCCTCTTCCTCGTCGCTAGCGCTCTCTTCGCTACTCTTCTTGTCATCTAAAGTAAAAATTGTTGGCACATCATCGGCAAACTCGTAGAAATTTTTTCGCGAAATTTTTTTAATGTTACCACGGTGCATCTTCTCGCACGCTACAGGCTTAGGCACGTTCAAATGGCTCAAATTGTTCAATTCAATTTGTGGTGCACACTCGTCTCGTGTATCATCATTGGTCGACATGATAAGCATCTTGGCAGCGATTGCGGTTTTCAATTGTGTCAAAACGCGCGCTTTACCATGCTTGTCCAGTGCAACATAGTGAATTACACTTGAATTGCGATTTTTATGCATGTAACTGTATCCGCTGCCAGGTGTCATTGTTTCGCTCAGCAAACAGTCGTCATTAGGAAAATCGACACTATACATGAGGCCGCATGAACTGAGACACACATATTTACAAGTTTTCATGTTGCGAACGAGCACTTTGTCTTCGGTTGCTGCACGGGAATTAAATTTTATTGGAATGAACCTCTTGAACACGATGTTGTCGCTATTTGCGTTGTTGGTACCATTAATTGTACCATCATCTGTTATCTGCAAGTATCTATTGCGTATAAATAATTTAACAAGGTTGCCGGTAGAAGCGATAGGGCTATGAACGATATGACGAAAAGTTCTGTTAATCAGAGGCAATTCCGTAGAGTCGATGTTGTTAATGGTGCTCAAGCTTGGATAGGCAACAATTATTGCTACGCAGCAATACAATACGATTAAACCGTTCATGTTGAATGTTGCCTTTAAACTGTTAAATTTAATTGGTCGCCGACACTTATATAACGAGAAAAATTATTATTATATTTTCATTTACGCCTTACACAATGGAGTCTGTCAAACGTACAATTTGTGAATCAGATAATTCTCCCAATAAAAAAATGAAATTGACACAGAGCGTCATCACGGACTACTACCAATGCGATGATGTGAATAAAACATCATATGAAGCGGCGCTTCAGTCGCATAATGATGCGGGCGAATACTTGCTCGATCCGGCAAATGAACGTTTTGTGCTATTTCCGATACGTGAAGAAAAATTGTGGAAACGTTACAAGCAAGCGGAAAATTGTGTGTGGAAAGTGGAAGAAGTCGATCTGTCGGACGACATCAACGATTGGAACAATAAATTGAACGACCCACAACGAAAACTATTGAAGCACATCTTGGCATTCTTCGCTGTCGCTGACGGAATCGTTAATCACAATTTACTGGAACGTTTTTCTCGTGACGTAACCGTGCTTGAAGCCAAATACTTTTATGGGCAACAAGTGCAAATCGAAAACGTGCATGCCGAGATGTATAGTTTGTTGATCGATAGCTATATACCGGACGATGCGGAAAAAACTCATTTACTCAATTCCATGCACACGATACCGTCCATTAAACGCATGGCCGAATGGGCATTCAAGTGGATCAACAACAAGAATATAAGTTTTGCCGCTCGTGTTGTAGCCTTTGCTGCGGTCGAGGGCCTGTTGTTTCCGGGCTGTTTTGCTGTAATATATTATTTCAAGAAGAAGGGATTGCTGCCAGGACTGACGTTTAGTAACGAGCTGATAGCACGTGACGAATCACTACATTGCAGTTTTGCCTGTCTGCTGTATAGAGAATATATAAAAAATAAATTACCTGAAGCGACTGTCATACAACTGATCGATGAGGCGGCTCAATTGAGTAAAGACTTTTTTAGTGAGGCTCTACCCGAGCCAATCATAGGCATAAACTCGGGGGAAATGAACAAATATATAGAGTTTACTGCCGATTTTATATTGAAGCAGCTCGGATTGAAGAAACACTACAAGACGAAGAATCCCTTTTCCTTCATGGAACACATTTCGATGAATCAAAAAACTAATTTTTTTGAGAAAAAAAATGCTGAATACCAGAGGTTTAGTGCTAATTGAATAAATGTATCATAATTATACTTGTTGTTTAATTTCTTAGTGTAGCAGCGCCGGCAGGCAGAGGGGTTAGCGTATCTAAGATTGTTTGAACAATTGTTAATATTTGATTCAGTAAAGTTTCCAAGTTGCCAAAGTTTAGAGTTAAATTATTAATGGTGGCAGTCAAGTTTCCGATGGCGGCCGTCAAGTTGGCCAACACTGAATTAATGCCGTTGAGTTCGTTACGGATAGTGTCTTGAATTTGGGTCACGGCCAAAGTAAGTTGGGCCGATAATGCGTCAAAACGCGTATCAATATCCAATGTGAGCGCGGCTAATTGTGCCGACAGTCCGGGTAGGGTCGTTTCGAGCAAAGCCAATATCGCGGCCAGTTGCTGTAGAATGGTTGTGTTTTGCAGTCTAATCGCTGCAATGGCGGCGTTCAATTCGAGGAATTGAGCATTATTGGTGGTGATGAGTTGATTCAATGTAGCATTGGTGAGATCGCTTTGGCGCAATAGTCGTTCGAGCAACTGCTCAATACGTCCATGAGAGTGTCTGCGATGACTTGATCGTCTACGATGACTGGAACGCCTGCGTCCGCGACTCGAAGAACGCCTGCGTGGTGCTATATCGACCGATCTATCGCATTGAATCAACTGATCATACTCACTGTACACCTCACCTATGAATTGAGTCAGTAAATAGTCTACGAGAGGACTGACTACCTTTAGACAGACGCTCGACCAACCGTACAAATCGATGAACAGACGCGGTCCCGTACAGTGATGATTATGATTTCTAAAATCGGTCCAGCAACGTCTGTGACGCGGCGGCACGCTCTGTAACGCCGAAGCAGGCAGACGTAACAGCTGCACCAATTCATCGGCGCTCACCCACACTGTCCACGGCTGTTCGATGAACACAGTAAATGTGACATCTTGAACTTTTTTAGTGAATATTTTAGACATGATGCATATATTGTAGTAGTATCATTTGGTTTTAACAAAATACTTAGTCTTATGTTTTAGTTAAGAATAAGTGTAAATTATATCTCACAATGGAGGAGCGTATTGAAAACATTAAAACGAAATCTCTCGCAATTAGAACAGATTTTATGAAAAAGGCAAAATTATTAATCTCAGACGAAAACAAGGCGCTGGAAGTCGAGTATTTATCTATCCTCGAGAATAGTTTAGATACTCAAGTCGAATTCTTAGAAAAAACAAACTTGCCCGTAACGGCGGAATATATTTTAGCCTTTCAATTAAATGAAAATACCGAGAGTTTAATGTCTATGTCTCTAGATTATTTCAAGCTACCTTTTTATGCTAAATTATATGAAACCACACAAAAGCGATATCGCGCCCTGAATAAACAACTAACTCAACAAATTAATGTCCTAAAGAAACATATCGTAGAGGGAAAAGAAATCAAACAAACATTCTTGGATGAGGTATTTTATTTGCAGAGCAACCTTGTAAAATGTTTAGAACAGGCCAACTTTTACATTAGGCGCAACACTTAAACAAATCAAAAATTATTTTGGGCCCTTGAGGGACTCGAACCCGCGACCTTCGCGTTAAGACCGCGACGCTCTACCAACTGAGCTAATGGGCCGGTGATGCATGTATTGAATCACTATAACGTATTACGATAAATTTTTTTAGGTCGATCCCATTCCAAGTACATGTCGTCGTCTCGAAACGATTTAAACGTCGACATGCTGGGTTTGCGATACGTTTCGTCATAGTAATATATGTCGTTTAGCGACGCTGCTAGAGTAGAGAGCTCGGCGTCACTTTTTTTTTCGTCCGATTCCAACACGCCATTCAATATCACCATTGCGTACAGCAACACGTACATCTTCAATACGATTACGACGAATAATGTTGTTAATATACCGACGCTTGCAACTTGTATAACAGTGAGCTCGTCACAGTTGTATAGATTTCGGCATCTTGCACATTTTCCATAATTTCTATGATTTAGGTCCAAACAACACACGGGATTAATTATAGTGTCTCCTTGCTGCGATACGTTAAATCCCGTCCAGCACATGACATCCGTATCATAATCGCGCATTCTCACATCAAATGCTGGCACATGAGCGTCTTGTATCATATTCATTATCGGCATGACGCTAACCAATAAAAATATTACATCGAATGTGAATAAAAATAATGCGCCGCACAAGACGTACCGATTCTCTGTCGCCAATCCTATATACAACACCAATATATTGATGAGCACAATCACGGAGTACGCCGTGATGTAGTACGAAACATCGACGACGCCACCGTCATCTTGATCAATCAACACGGCAAATCGCGCGTCTTGTATTCCAATCAAACCAAATGCTAACAGACTCGCTGCTGCTATCATCTGTAAGATGATGATCACGTCATGTAATACTTTATTCATTTTAGCGACTAAAATTAATTAAAAATGTCTCGCTTTATATACAGTTGAATAAGTCATCATGCATTTTTTAATTTTATTCGTGTTGTTGATCTTGTTGCTGTTTTTGATCTATAGACCGATGTATGATGCATTCAATACAATTAGACACGAGCAAACGCTGTATAACGACGAACTTGACGACCGAATTGAATACATGCAAGATGTATTGCAGCGTCGCAACTATGTGCCGTTACACATTTTACCCAACATACATTTTGATACCAACCTAGAAACTATTGCCGATGGCGAGCGTAAATGTTTTTCGACGCCAATGTTTGTTAGTAATTTTGAGACCCCTTCGTTTGATTGCGCCGCATTATGCGACGATCCGTCCGCTTCATATTTTTTCGTAAACGAATACGACAAATTTGTAGTTAACGGACAACAGTTGCAAGTAGGCGGCTATTGTACAACAAACAGCATTCCGAGGAATTGTAATCGCGAAACGTCGGTCATCATACACAGTTTGAATCAATGGACGTGTATTGCCGAAGATCCTAGATATTTTTCCGGTCCACAGAACATGACGCAAATAGCGGGACGACAACACGTCGATCGCATAGCGCCCGGTCAGGCGGATCGTAATATTTTATTCGATCGCTTGCTCAACCGTGAAGTTGATGTGTCGCGTAATACATTTCGTCGCGATTGGGACGAATTAATGTTTGATGGCACAAGACGCTTCGAAATGCGCTGTAACGCGCTAGACACACGATTCAATAGAATGTTTGTGAATCCTCTAAATCCCATCGAATGCCTACCCAATGTGTGTACAAATGTAAATTATGTTCACGCGAGCGTAATGCCAAATTTTCAAGAGGGCGTGTGTGAATGCGGTGACGAAACATTAACTCGCGTTAGACACATCAATCCCGATGATCCGTCTTCTATTTGCGCGTCTATAGTCGACAGGTTGGACAAAAATGCGATGGCTCATGAATTCAGAGTGGAATGTGTTAACCTCGACATGCCTATCAGTCAATTTAGCCGTAATAAATTATTATGTCCGCCTGAAATATTTACTCAAAATACTGATAATGCGTACACATTTCGCTTGTTAGGAAGTTTTCCATTATCGGGAAACGGAATTAATGAACCAACATACAGACAATATATCGACTTGCGTAACAGAATAAACTTTCCTGTTTCCAGGGAATTTTAATTAAATGATTCGACGAAAACAAGTATGAAACGATCCGTCGTACAAATTTAAATTTAAATTGCTGCGATAGATCGTGCGCGCGAACCCATGTGACGTCATAATACGAACTATCGCACAAATTTAATTTTAAATTGCTGCGACGGTTCGTTACCTTATGCGATTGCGCACTGCTTGACCTTATTGTCATTCAACAGCGAGGGGACGACTAGTACTGCGGCAGCCGTGAGAGAGCGACCACGTGTTACATCATGCCGGTCTTCAGAAAAGCGCTGTATATCAAGGTCAGTAACCATTACTATATAAAGGCTTATCGCGCTTAAGAACACTCATTATAGTTTTTTCCGTCAACATGGCTAACCAATTACGACAATTGTTATTGAGCAATTGGGAGGACGAACCAAACGAACTACCGACTAAATACGAGTTTACAGAATATAAAGTATTCTATCATTACGGCGAGCCACACGTCGGCAGTCCTACCTATGACAACTTTTATATAGGTCTCGCAGAAAAATTATCGGAGCCTGCACGAGACGCAATGAACATATTTAACTCTCGTCGCGACATGACCCATGACGAAAAAATGGATTTGTTATCTGACAAAATATGCGAAGAAATTGAAAAAAAATACTGTCTTTGGGCATACAAAGACAAGCAGGGTCAAAACCAGTGCGATCGCGATATGAAGAAAATATTAGAATACATTAAAGGAAATTTAACTTTTGTTACAGACGATTGTATGAAATTAAATTATACAAAACTGTATGTGTAAACAAAATTTTTTATTTAATCCTTTACATGTCGATCATCTTGTTTGCAGGCGTAGGAGGTTTTAGGTAGACCATTTCTCGATCCAAGTAATTCTTCTTTATAATAGTCTTTGTTGTTCCTCTACAACAGCCACCTCCTCCTCCACTATAGAATATTGTATAAATTTTATAAAAGACTCCGACGACAATGAATGTTATCAGGATATACACTATGATTTTGATATCTTTCCATAAGCCAATATCTAGCGATGCCCACCAATCGGAGAGCCACGCCATGCCGTCGGGATCGTCTGTTATTTCTCGGCCTTTAAAAACTGTATTGTTGTTCATTTCGGCTCGTAGATCCCGTAGTCTGGAGCTGATTCCTTTGAGGTTGTCGATGTTTAAATTGTTGCTGATATGCTCTCTATGCATGTCGTAACTCGCAAGGTCTTGCATTAGAGTCGTGATGTCAAAATTTAAATTTGTTGTTAAATTTTGTTTAATAATTGATCGATACACGCTATTTAGCTCGTTTATAGTCAACGAAGAGGTGGACGATTTTAATGTGCACGACTTGAGTCCTGTTCCTTGTACGATTCCCACGCCCGCCTTTAACGTAAACGCATAGGTGACAGGGTTTTTGAATCCTGCATGACAAATTAATGTCATCTGAATCGGTTCTTTAATTACATAGAGATAGCTGTTTTTCGCTACATTATGAAATATTTCATTGTTGAAACGTCCCACTCGTATATCACAATCCGTTTCCAACGAGACCGGTCGATCTAATAATATATCAACATCGCAATGAGCTTTGTTGAGCACCGTGTATGATGTCTCACTTTCCATACAAATCATTGTTGAGTTATCGAGACCTTTACATCTACTCAAGTCATTCATCCTGATGTATTCGCGTCTGTCTTGTGTAAAGCCAATGTATTCGCTTTCGGGTAACACAAATATACACTTGTCGTCCTTGCATTTAGGCAAAGATACCATACTATATATATTATATATCTGATTCGACACAAATGGTATCTCTATAATAAACATAATGTTACTGTCTTCATTCAAGAAGACACGCACATTGAGGATATTATGATACAACTGTTCAATGTCGCCCGTATGTAAATTGATGGGCCATTTCGTGCCAGGAGGCAGATTACCGTTGACAGCTTCCATTTCCTGTTTCAATTGTTTCGCAGACAACAGGTCAAAATCCAGTTTTTGTTCTTTAGCCTGAACTATAGTAGCTTTTAGTTTTAGATACTTTATCTCTATCTCTTTAACCTGTTCGTACAATATGTCGTATTTGGATTTGAGATACTGACAGGTATCAGCTTTTGTGGTTTCTAAACACTGTTCCTCTGCCAAATAGTCAGTCAGTTTAATGAGTTCGGTACTTAGCGTTTTCACTTGTTCGTTGATGGCGTTTTGTCCTTTAGCGACGTCATGCAATTCCTTGGCATCGTTTGCGTCCATAACTCCATACAGCCATTTGTACGACGTTCCAATAAAATCTAAAAGGCCTCGTTTGCGTCGCCTAAATGTAGGCGCGATCGTCGTCAATGGTTTTATTTTGGGCGTGATGTTGGCGACCGTTTTTTCTAGATTTGCATTAATATTTATATGCAGAGCATCCAACTCGACAGTTTTACTTATCACATTCCTTTCCAGTCTATGCAACAACGTAGGCAGTTTACACGAATCTTTATTCATAGTTATGTCGTGTTTCAGCTTGTTTGCAGCATTATGTATATCACGAAGCTTCTTGTGTATAGTCGAATGATCCACTTCCACGATAAAATCCCAAAAATCTTGTAAAAAATACGCCGAATTAATATTAGTGTAATATAGACCTGTCACGTCTTGTATACTTTGCACTGTCATGTACTTGGACATGGTCGTGTCTTGCGCTGCTACAGCTAGCGCTAGCAATACTAATAACTTGCACGCTCGGCACGACATCTCGAATCGAATGACGAATCGTGTTGGAATCGCTTCCTTTTTATCCTTACTTCTCTCAATTAGCATGATGATTCATAGGTAGTGTTGCTTGATAGAATAAGTAGAAGAACAGTAGGTACAAGACGAACGCGAAACCTACTGCCATTATTATTAGCCGTAATGTTATGTTTGTTTGCACATCAGGGGTAGGTTCAGGCGTAATGTCAGGTTCGGGAGCAGTGTCAGGTTCGGGCGTAGTGTCTTCGATAATAGTATCGTCGATATTGTTGTCGATATCGACGATCATTGGCGGGGCGTCTACATCATGTATCAATTGTCTATTTTGTACCCTCAAGCAAACAAAGTTTGACCACGATATTGGCGTTTGAGCGTCCGAATCTTTAAATAGAGCATAACGTCGAGGATCATACAAATACATGTGTATCATTGCGCCTTCTTCTAAATTAAAATACCAAGTTACATTTTGTGTGTTGACGGTGTTCGCTTTCAACGCATGACGCAATCTAATACGGCCATGTGTGTCGGTCCATTGAAACGCGAGATATGGCTCGTCGAGGTTTGTGTTCGGTACGTATGCGAATAATTTAAAATATGTGTTGTGCGTCTTGAGACTGGTTGTGGTGAGATCCGTTTCAAAACCTGCTAAATTTCTAAACAGATGGCCCGTCATGTACAACCTATATTTTCTATTAAGCTTTACGTGGTTAGGAAAATAATCGTTGTATTGAATCCTGTAGTTGTTATGCGCTGCGCTATTGTTGTCGTAATAGAACATGGTACGATATATTGTGTCGCGTACATAATTTTCTCTGGTTAGCATTGCTCGATTTTTATTTAGCCACATGATGTCGCTTTTAAGTCGTTCGTCTATTCGCATCCATATAGGAGCAACACTGTAGTCATTTGCCGCAATATGTATATCGGACAGGGTGTAGTTGGTCTCGGATTGCGTGATGGTAGTGTCCAGAAAGCGCAAATGACCACTATCTGCGTTTGCATGGTACAATTTGAGGCGATAGCCTTCATTGATATCGGCCCCAAATGTTCCTAGCGTATTGCCGTAACCCTTTAAGGTATGTTGCATCACGACATCGCCTTCGCTATTATGTAGAACCATTGAAAAAAAATCTGTTTGACCCGACATGGGTGCCTCTAGATACACGTTTAGAGTGATGCGTAATGTAGTGAAATCTACATATAATTTTGCTGCATATCTAAAATTACGACCTAATATATCGCACGTTTCGTTGCCGATCGCCGACAAGACGTACGGTGTATACAACAATGTTATGGTGTCTGTCGATTCTTTAACAATAATATATAAATTATCGTAGGCATTATCGACAGCGAGACGATAACGTTTATCTTTACCGCGAGGCGCATCTAGCGTGTACACACCTAAACTCAGTACCACATCGACTGCGCCGTCTGCTATAATATTTGTTGATACAAGACGTGCGCCGTCGAAAACGCGTAAAGTTTCACCTTCGATCTGAGACATGTCGTCTATGTCACAAACTATGCGAATTGTGCGAGTAACGCCTAATTTTTCTAATTGCAACGGCGTCATGAGCGTGTAGTTGCTTTCTGTGTTCAAATCGTGCGCCGTTATGAGTTGAGCAATCGGATACACAACGCTATGTTGTTTGCTCAATATATTTTGATAGGTGCGCATGTCGATTATTTTGTCAAACGACATGACTTGACGTGAAATGATTTCAGCGTTGACAAGTCGAAAATAAGGAATAAAATCGTATTGATGCGCCAACAAAACAAACCAGTCAGTTAAAGGAGGATAATGGTGAGGATTTAAAGTTTTAATACGACGAAAACCTTTATTGACGTCTTGCAACATTGCCATGCCGTCACACGTATTCATAATCCATGTCATAACCGCTAGTTTCTGAAAAAAACTATACGATTCGAATGGGGTTCTGTTGGCAATTTGATTAGTGATATTTTGTTCGACACGATCACGATTACCGTTCTCGTAAACGCTGGCGTCGAGTTGTCGTTGTTCATCTGTCATCCAGTGGTATTGCATGCGATCGGCCAAAATATTGTTCCAAACTTCCATCATTGAAGGATAATTTGAGACAAACAAAAAATCGTACGAATGGCCAATCTCGTGCAACATCAACCAATTGGTGGGCGTGATGTCGAGCGCTCGAGCCATTGACGGTAAACTGATGCCGATATGAGACAAGCCGTAGTATGCTATACCTGGTCCGTTCGTGTCGCATTTGACAAAATATTGACGATGAAAATTTTTATTGTATGCTATATTTGCATTGTACGACAGACCCACATACTTGTCAAAGGTTGATATAATGTCATTAAAATATTTGTACGTCATGTCTATATCAAGACTCATCACCAAGTCAATATCTATAACTGGCACTAAAAAAGCGATTTGATTCAAGTCTAGATATGCAAACGGCAAACGACTCGTCGACCAACTCTGTTTAAATTGTTCAAAATCTGTAGTGCCATACACAAAAGTAGGCAAGATGTCATATTCGCTGTCTATTATAACATCAACTTGAGTCTCCCTATTATTTAATGGTCTATCAATAAACGGCACGGAAACATGATTAAATGTCAACGTATTATATGCATTGTTTGAAATTATAAACACGCGTTCTGTTAAGCTATTGTTATTTAAAAATCTAAATTGTACCACATTTGATGTCTGTACATTGTTTGAATTATCGAGACGCACTCTCAGTCGTGCTTCGTTTGTAAGAATTATACCCAACGGCATTTTGCCATGATGCAAACCTAGCGATGTTTCATTAGGATCAATAAAAATAGGCACAGAAGTAGGTTTGACAGTAATATTTATTTCCATGGTATTGTCATCTTATAACTAGCCGCTACAACTAATACACTGATCTAAACATTGCCGCTTAGCGGGAGACTCATCATCGCTATCGCTCTCGCACGTGTATTGCATGGTAAGCGCCGCGGGTTTTGTGCGCAAGTAGTACATGCCTGTCTTGAGTCCTCGTTTCCATGTGTCCATATGTATAGCGGCAAGACGCGTACGATCAGGAACTTGATCTAAAAATATTGACATTGATTGACTCTGGTCAATGTATGGCGCTCTGTCTGCTGCCATTTCGACAATATCCTTGTTGTCAATCTCCCATGCCGTCTTGTATAGTTGTTTGATCGAGTCCGGTAATCCTTTAACATTTTGAACGCTGCCCTCATCTAACAATATTTTGTTTGTAACTTTTTTGTTCCATAAATTTAGACGTTGCAAATCCTCAACAAGATGACGATTCACCACAGTAAACTCGCCCGATAGCACTTTGCGCGAATAGATGTTTGATGTAAACGGCTCAAACGACTCGTTGTTTCCCAAAATTTGAGCAGTGGATGCCGTCGGCATTGGTGCGACGAGCAACGAGTTGCGCACCCCATACGTCTTGATGCTCTCTCTCAATGTGTTCCAATCCCATAGATTGCTGGGTGTCACGTTCCACATGTCAAACTGCAATATTCCTTTGCTGACCGGACTGCCGTCATAACTTGCGTAGGTTCCATCACGTTGTGCCAACTCGACGCTCATCTCTAGAGCACCATAATAGATGGTTTCAAAAATTTGCTTGTTCAACATCTTGGCCTCGTTGCTGGTGTACGGATAACGCAACATGACAAATGCGTCTGCAAGACCCTGTATCCCGATACCGATGGGCCGATGGCGCATATTAGACGTTTTGGTGCATGGCGTGGGATAAAAATTAATGTCTATTATGTTGTTTAGGTTGCGCGTGACGACTCTCGTTACATGTTTTAATTCGTCAAAATTAAATTTGTCATCGTGAACAAAATTGTTCACCGCTATCGAGGCCAAGTTGCAGACGGCCGTTTCGTTTGCATCGCTGTATTGCACAATCTCCGTGCACAAGTTGCTAGATTTGATCACACCCAAATGTTTGTGGTTTGATTTTTCGTTGCATGCGTCTTTGTACAACACGAAGGGTGTTCCTGTTTCGATTTGTGCCATCAAAATGGCGTTAAACACATCTTTAGCTTTCATTTGCTTCACAAACATTTGTCGTTCTTCATAACTCGTATAGAGATTATTGAACGTTTCGCCGTAACAATCCGACAGACCGACACATATTGACGGATCCATCAATGACCAGACGCCGTCTTGATCCACTCGTTGCATAAACAAGTCGGGTATCCATAGCGCATAGAATAGATCTCGTGCTCTAAACTCTTCTTTACCAGTATTTTTACGTAAATCTATAAAATCGAGCATGTCGCAATGCCAAGGTTCAAGATAGGCAGCCAGCGCACCCTTACGTTTGTTGCCGCCTTGATCGACATATTTTGTCATGGCGTTAAACACCTTAAGCATCGGCACGATTCCATTGGATACACCTTGGGTGCCTTCGATCACGCTGCCGTTACCGCGCACATTATGTATATGCATGCCGAGACCGCCTCCATATTTTGATATCATGGCACACTTGTGTAGCGTTTTGAATATGCCATCGATGCTGTCCTCTGTCATAGCGACCAGGTAACAAGACGATAATTGTTGATGACACGTTCCTGCCGAAAATAGTGTAGGACTGGCGTGTGTAAACTTTTTCTGTGTCATCAACTCGTAGCTTTCGATGGCAGCATCGATGTCGTCTCCGTGAATGCATAGAGCGACACGCATCAACATGTGCTGTGGCCGTTCTACAATTTTGTTGTTGACTCTCAGCAAATAAGATTTTTCCATGGTGCGAAAACTGAAGTAGTCGTACTCGTAGTCGCGCTCATGTTGTATCGCCGCATTAATTCTGCTCGCGTGTCTAATGGCATTATTATAGAATTCGGTATTCAAGCACTTGGCCTCATTTAATTGTTTGACCACTGACGAGTAGTCTGCACTAGTTTCTGTATGCAGTATAGCCATTTTAATTCTTGCCGCTAATTTGGTGTATTGAGGATGATCGCGTGACATCTCAGCTGCGCATTCGGCCATCTCGTCGTCCAATTGCCTGGTCGTGATGCCTTCGATAATAGTATTTATAACTTGGTCAATAATTAAATCAACGTTTACGTGATGCAGTCCAAAACACAGTTTTGTTAGACGATTATGCATCTTTTGGCGCTGCAGCACCTCATGTTGTCCATTCTTTTTGATTACGTACATTGTGTGAGTTAAATGGTAGCGACGAATGGCCATCGACTCGCTTTATATACGTTTAACAAATAAGTATTTTTTACCTATCGTTCTTGATTGTGAAAAATCAAATATCCCAT